GCTGACATCACAGGTGAAATAGGCTTTGATGAAAATGCTCAGGTCGTCGACGATGTACTTCACGGCGATGATCCAGAATATTTCGATCCGCAAGAAGCAACAACAGAGGCTGATATGCAACGTGGTTTGGGAAGTTTAGATAAATTTAGAGAATTATATAGAAAAGGTATTGGTTCAGATGATGATGAAGTAGTTTTACGCGAATTAATAGAAGAAATTAATGATGATGCTTTACAAGATGATTTTCCAAAACTTAAATCTTTTATAAGTGCATCAGAGTATGACGACTCCGATATAGTGGTAGCAAAAGATGTACCTGGAAATAGTGCTGATGAAAAAATTATGTCACTTATAAAAGCAATTGGTGATGATTCATGGGTAGAAGGTTTTGCTCAAAGGTTAACAAAAGATTTTAGCATGAGTGATAACGAAGAACTTGATAGAATTAAAGAACTTGCTGGAGCAAGTATTGACGAAACCTACGACGGTAATGGCTTTGATGAAGCATATGGTGACATGTGGTATAACGAAGATGAAGACCTAGACGAAGCTGAGTATCAAGGACGTAAAGTTAAACTTGGTAAACCTATGCGAGGAGATGTCAAAAAATTTAAAGTTTATGTAAAAGACCCAAAAACAAAGAATGTTAAAAAAGTAAACTTTGGTGACCCTGATATGAAAATTAAAAAATCAAATCCAGCACGTAGAAGAAGTTTTCGTGCTAGACACAACTGTGACAATCCAGGACCTAGAACGAAGGCACGTTATTGGTCATGTAGGAAATGGTAAATGAGAATAGACGAAATACATAATCCGATAGAAGATAAATTGCCATTTGATGTTGTAGATGATGTACATTTCCATCTATTAAATGATGACATGTTTTATAGAAAATATTATCTTCCTTGTATGGAAAAAATAAGAGCGGAAAAAAATGAAAAAGTGATTCAAGGTCATATGGATCCAATGATCCATAAAGGAATCAATCATTACGTGATCAAATATAATATTAACAAAACACCTACAGATTTAATGACTCCCGAAGATGTGAAGTCATTGAAGGACAGAGTTTTAGATCACGAAAAAAATCCTCCAAGGGAGATATCAAGTGCACCTGAGACAATTATTCGAAGCTCAAATTAAGACAGCAGTAATTGGTTATGGTAGGATGAATCCTCCTACTATAGGACATGCGGTTTTAGTCAATGCTATAAATGCAAAAGCAAAACAATATGATGGTGATCCAATGTTGTTTTTAAGCATGACGCAATCTCCTTTTTTGACACCAAAAGGTAAAACAAACAAACATTTTAAAACAGCAAATATTAAAAATCCATTAGATTGGAAAACAAAACTTGGATATGTTAATAAGTTTTTTGATATTCCTGTTAGCACAGATCCAAGCCTTAACACCATTATGAGTGTTATGAAATACTTAGAAAACAAAGGCTATGAAAAAGTAGTGCTTGTTTGTGGATCTGATAGAGTCAAAGAATTTGAAACACAAATATTACCTTACAACAACACACCAGATAAATCAGGAAATATTGCTTACAATATAAAAGAAGTTACTGTTGAACAAGGTGGATTTAGAGACGAAGAAGCAACCGATGCTAGTGGTATGAGTGCAAGTAAAATGCGTGAAGCGGCCGCACAAGGCGACTTTGAAAGTTTTAAACAAGGTGTTCCAGATCAAAGTGTAGCACAAAGAATGTTTGATGATGTACGCCGTGGACTTGGCTTCGAACATCAAGACGAAAGTTTAGACGAATACGAAGTAAAGCAACAAAAACCAAAGATTGAAGTTTTAAATAATATTGCCGCAAGGAAAGATGGAACAGCTTTTCCTTTAAGTTGGAATGCTGGCAAAGGTGAAATTAAAGTAGGCGGAAAAATGTACGTTGACCCTATAACTGCTAACAAGTTTGTGAATTTCTTTGATACAAATAAAGACAAACAAGATGCTATGACACAGGCATTGCGAAGTGCAACTACTACAGCTAAACTATTTGATGTATTAGGGTTTGATTATACTCTACGAATGGACAAGTAATGGATATTAAAACTCTTCAGAAACTTGCGGGTATAAATGAATTCAAAGGATATGAACCAGTCAGTTTAGAAAACCTTAGTCATACAGCAAACGCCCTAAAACAAAAAGAAAAGAAACTTGGTGTAAAGCCTGGTGATCCAGATTGGTTTAAACTATGGTTTACATTACCATATATGACAGGGCCTGCTCAGTTTAGAGGTAGAAAAAAGTGAAATTTGGTCATATAAAAAGTATTGAAAATAAAGTTCCTAAGCAGGGTAGTTTTAAACACTATCTTAGAAACGAAGAAGCCGCAGGCGTTGGTATTGTAACAAAACAAAACGCAACAGCTGACGTTCCTGTTGGTGGCGAATACATGAATGTAAAGAAACTTGGCTTAGGTAAAGGCAAGCCAAAAAAGCATCCAAAAAAAGTCCGTGGTTCTAAAACCAATGTGCTATTCAACTTGGGTATGGCCGAATCAATTGATGAAGTTACAGCCAAAGAACTAGGTAGTGAATCAGAAATATACGTTGATATGGACGGTGTTTTAGCAGACTTCTTTGGTGCTTGGAAAACATTGGTTGGTACAGACTGGCGAGAAATAAAAGACTTAGATAGTGCTTTACAAAAAATTAGGGACAAGGATGATTTTTGGTTAAACATTCCTATAACAAAAAACGCTATGAACTTACTTGGTTTAATTAAAGAATTAAAAGGCAAGTATAATATTTTAAGTGCTCCTTTACCAAACGATCCTAATTCAGAACCACACAAACGAGAATGGATTAAAAAGAATCTATCTGCTTTTCCTCCTAGCAAAGTTATTATTACATCTAACAAAGCAGTACATGCCACACAACCAGACGGTACACCAAACATACTGATTGATGATTTTGGAAAAAATGTAGAAAAATGGGAAGCGGCAGGCGGTGTTGGATTTAAACACAAGGATCACAAGTTTGAAAGGACTGTAAAAAATTTAAAAGCACATATGAATAACCCTGTAGAAGAAGCAGAGATGAGTAAAAGCTCTATTAAAAGTATACACAAGACAGCTGACAAAATTAAAGATAAGCCCAAGGCTAAAAAGTCTATAGGAAACTGGGCAAAAGAAAGAGGAATGGATCCTGAAGGAGCAATTTACGCTATTGCTACAAATATGAAAAAGCGTAAACAAGGTAAGAAGATTACTGGCTTAGGTAAAGAATCATATAGTAGAGACGAGCTTCCGCAAATCGGAAAAAAACATTTAAAGAATATACCACACAACATGGAAACTATTGACGTAGAAAATTTAGTTCCAATACAAAAAGAAAGATTAAAAGAAAATCATACAGATCAGTTACTAAAAATATTGGAAGGAAGATTTAATCCTATAGTAGTAGACTGCTACAATAGAATAGTAAACGGTCATCACAGATATGACATAGTAAAAATGTTAAAAATGGAAAGCATTACAGTTGCTAAACTTCCATTCACATTAGAATTTTTACTAGAAATAACTAGAAGAGACTTCTTAACAAAAGCAGGAAAAGTTGGAGCAGGACTAGGAGCGGCCGCATTGTATTCTGCTTTACCTACGCCAGTAAAAGCAATGACTAAAGATTCAAAACCTAAAATTATTATGCACACGAGCATTGGTCGCGAGTTTGATTTATCTGACCGTGAAGATCCTGCAAAAGCAATTCTAGATCTGTATGCAAAAATAGAAAAAATATATGCTGATAGAGGAGAAACAATCCCTCAAGTTTGGGTTACACTAGACGGCAAACAAGTTTGGGCACCTGCTGGTAGTATTCCTAATGCTAATAAAACTCTTTGGACTAAGGACAAAGCTAAAAAGTCGAATGATAGAGAAGACAAAATTAACAAAGCGGCCCGAGACGCATGGGATAATGGAGAGAGATTAAGTACGGAATACAAAATGCATTTGATTAGATTTCGACATAGGTATAAGAAAAGCACACAAGAAAGCGTTGAAGAAGGCAATCTCATAGCAAATCCACAACGATCCGTTTTGGTTAGAAAAAAAGACGGATATGATCATTATAAAATATCAACCAACATGGCAAATATTAAAAACGTATCGCCAGAGGTTGCTAGAAGAAATAAGCCTGATATAATGATACAATTTTATGGTGGAGAAAAAGAAAAAAAATACATGATGAAGAATCTTAAAAGATTAGGTTATGATGTACAAGACGCTGACGGTTATCGAGATACACATTTTGACGAGAACATAGAAGGATCTTACATGCTTAGAGTACGTGAGAACTTTGCTGATGGTAAGAAAAAAGGTAAAAGCAGACCCGGTCGTGTAAAAAAATCTGGTGCTAGTTGTAAAGGATCAGTCACTAGTTTGAGAGCAAAAGCTAAAAAAGCATCAGGAGAACGTGCTAAGATGTATCACTGGTGTGCTAACATGAAGGGTGGTAAAAAGAAAACAGAATCTTTATATACTGAACAAGAATTTTTACAAATCTTAAATGAAAGTACTCCTCAACAATTACAAGAAGGTATAAAAGATACATTACAGAAACTTCCAAAAAATTTATTATCAAAAGTAACACCCATAATTAAAAAGATTCCAAAGACTGCAAAAAATTTAACATTAATGGCAGTACTGCTGGGCACTATGGTAAACGCTGTAGCGGCCGGAGACATGGCAAAGGTAAACACTCCGCTTGATAAACTTAATAACATGACTACAATGAGTACTACAATGGACACAGGTACTGACGTTGGGCCTGGACATACAATGCCCGACAATATCAAGGTATTGAAAATGCCAGCACCTCCACCAGCACCAGGCGCAGATACTCCAGATGGCACAGCAGACAATGGTACAAACACACAAACAGATAAAAACGGTAACCGTACTGTATCAAGTGGAGCAGGTACATATACATTTTCACCAGATGGCAAATTATTAAAGTATGAAACTCCTAAAATAAAAGGTTATCAACAAATACATGATCTAGTTAAAAAAACAGTTACAGTTGATGCTAATACATCTGTAACAATGGACAAAGATTATGGTAACTTATCCAAAGCAGATAGAGAAATACTAAAAAAGAATGATCCTAATTTTGATAAAAGTACATCCGTAATAGATACAAAAGCAACTTATGACATGAGCGGTAAACTTATAAGCAAAGATCATACTGGTATGAAGTCTGGAGGAATGTCTATAGGTATTGATGGAGATGGTAGTAAAAATATTAAATATAATGCTGGAGGAGGCAAAGTATATAAGGCAAGTACTGCTGATATGCCAGCCGCAAAGGATACTTTGAAGAAAATGCAGAAAGATTTTAACATAGCAAATAGCCAAACAGGCGCATCGGTTGCTAATAAGAAAGGGTAAATAGTATTATGCGTATAAGAGAACTAATAACTGAATATACTACTGCTACAACAACACAGGCAGGTAATATTGCATGTTTACCTAATCCAGTAATGGCGCACGGCCATAGACCTAAGGGAAAAAACGGATTACCGCAGGCTCCTCAAAAGAAAAATAAAGATGGCACAGCTAAAAACGCACTTGACATCAGTAACAATTTGATGGGTGGCAAAGCCATAAAGAGATAAATACTTAAAAGGACACGACAATGAGAGAAAAGGACTTAAAAGAAGATTTAGCAACATTAGCTTACAAAGCCGAAGCTGATCATGAAGTTCAGATGGCTAGAGCTGATCTATACAAACTTGCCAAATATTCTATTAAATTACACGAAATGATGAAGGGTGTAACTGAGCAAGAAGGCTTAGAAGGTTGGGTCCAATCTAAAATTACTAAAGCGGCAGACTACATAGGGTCTGTATATCATTATCTAGATTATGAAACAAAATTTGATGAAATGACCGAAGCTAAAAAGAAAATGGTCAAAGATCCTAAAACGGGTAAAATGGTTCCTAACTATGCTATAGACGGCAAAGGTAAAGACGACCTAACGAAGAAAAAAGTAAGTGAAAACAAAATTATGGATCCAGAAACTAAAAAAATGGTTCCAGAAAAAGATTACGTCATGAAATATGTAATGGCAAAACATCCGCAAGAAACAAAAAAATTATTACAAAGTCAGGATCTAATGGACATATATGATACTGATTTATATATGGCTTTATTTGATTACTTTTCAGAAGATATGCCATATGGTACACAAAAAGGCAGAGATGGTGATCCTGTACAATATATGCAAGACGAATTAGATATGATGGGTATGTTTGATGGACGTGAAGGACCATTTGACATTTACAACAAGACGCCTACTATGAAAGTATCACAGCCTGATAAGGATTTAAACACACCTGCTTTTCAAAGAATGAAAGCGGGAGATCCTCGTTACACAGACGATACAAACAAAGAACAATATATTGAATCACTAAAAACAAAACTTGAAGATAATTTAAAGTCAAAAAAAAAATCTGAAGGTTCATTAGTACTAGAAGACTTTGTAGGAAAGTCTATTACTGAGGAACAATTTGACGAAGCGGCAGGGAAAAAAGATGCTTGTTATCACAAAGTTAAATCCAGATACAAAGTTTGGCCAAGTGCTTATGCGTCTGGTGCTCTAGTTCAGTGCCGTAAGAAAGGCGCAAAAAACTGGGGTAGTAAAAGTGCATCTTAGAGAACTCATAAAAATAGTAGAACAGGCGGATACTCCTAGTTACGACAACTGGGATCATGACGAAGCTATATCATATTCACAGTATTTAGAAAAACATTTTGGTTCACCAGATGAATTTACTAATGAACAAGCTGTTTGGCATAACATAGACGGGTTCAAGAGAGTAGTTTGCCGAGATGAATATATTTTACATAGTTCACCTGCTCCACATTATGACTTTGTATATTCTTACATTGACTTAGAAGTTGACGAAGATCTTTCAGACGAGTTAGCAAAATGTTCAGGTAGCATATTAATCGATCATTTGAAAAATGAAGTTGGTGCTAGATGCGGATCTCTTACAGCAAACGCTGTCACACTTAATTTTTGTTTAGATGTAGTATCAGGTAGAGTAGATCCTGTAAAAGATCAATACGAAGCACGTATTCTTGCTATGAAAGACATGTTTAAAAAGGGTGAAACATACAATTTAGATTGGTGGCCAGACACAGCAGGCGATGCTGATCCAGAAAATGAATACTATAAGGAACATTACGATCTAACAACAGAAGGCACACGTTGTTGGAAAGGTTATAAGAAACATGGCATGAAGACAATGTTTGGTAAACGTGTACCTGACTGTAGAAAAAATGAACATGTTGATTATTGTGTGAACTGTGGAGATCTTGTTTTTTCAGAAGACATGGACTTACATGAAGATCTAAAAAAATGGTTCAAACAAAAATGGGTTCGCTTTGGTCCAGACGGAAAAGTTCGTGGATCTTGCGGAGGAAAAAGTGAAGGTGAAGGAAAGCCAAAGTGTTTACCAGCCAGCAAGGCTTATGCTATGGGAAAGAAGAAAAGAAAAACTTCAGCATCTCGTAAGCGAAGAAAAGATCCCAATGCAGATAGACGTGGTAAGGCAAAAAACGTAAAAACTTAGGAGAATACCATGGAAAACTGTAAATGCGAAAAATGTAATCATACATGTCATTGTGATACAGAGTGCAAAGAGTGTGTTAATGATATATGTACTGGTTGTGTATGCCATCACTGTAAATAGCTCATAAAATAATATCAGATAAATACATTTGATATGTCATTCTTAGTTCACAACACCCCTATTATACCAGTATTTGTAAAAAAAGAGTATCTATATGATCTAGAAAAAGGACATGGAGAACTAACTCCTGGGCTTTGGATCACTGTAAAAAGCACTATGGGTAAGGCTTTGTATTTTGAAACATTACTCACAGACTACGGTGCTTTATTTGATAAACTTCCTATATCAGCTTTTGTATGGAAAGAAGATTACGACAAAGATAATCAGCTTCCTTTAGATGTATTACAAATATGGGATTGTTTTGACTATGATATTACTGTAACAAAGAAATCTATGCTGAGTAATTGTGAATTCTTTGGCAAAGATAAAAAAATGCATAAAGGCGAATATATTTTTACAGTTGATAACGCACACAGAGACAAGAGCTTAATAGACACAAACTTTTCTGAACACGATCCTGAACATAAGTCTTTTAATATAATTAAATTAGACAACGGACAGTTTGCCGCACAACCTAATAACAGAGTTATTTTCACAGATCAAAGTTTAGTACCTTCAAACAGAAAGCAACCTGACTTTAAGGTTTGTACCCAAAACTATACTGTAGAAAACACACCTAAATGGTCAGTAGGACATACCGACGAATGGCAATACAAGACGGAAGACGAAACCTAGACAAGCAATATCCTGATCATCCTGAGGATATTTTATGGCGAACAATTGATCCAGACGAATTGTGGGTATTAGATAAGCTAATACTTTCAAGAAAGATGGGTTATATTTGTGGACCTACGGGAATGGATGTTCCAAAGCCTGATTGGTATATAGTTCGTCCATGTGTAAACGCAATGGGCTTGGGCTTAGGTGCTCAAAAAGTTTGGCTGGAAGAAGAAACCATGCATCTTCCGTTAGGATATTTTTGGTGTGAATGGTTTGACGGACGTCACTATTCTGTAGATTACAAATGGGGTAATCAAGTATTATGTGTTGAAGGATTTAAAGCAGAAGATACATTTACACATTGGGATAAATGGCTCAGAATTCACAAACATATTCCTGCTCCTGATGTTGTGTTAAATACTTTTATAAACAAAGAAAATTTAAACTGCGAATACATAGGTGACAAATTGATCGAAGTACATTTAAGACAAAATACTGATTTTGATAATAATATTAACGAGTTTATTCCAGTATGGGAAGGACAAGATACAAAGCCTCCGAAAGGATATAGGTATATTGATTACCCAGATATCCACGGAAGGATTGGCGCCTTTGTAAAATGAGTGGTCCCTCACATAAGGAGGCCTGCGAGATGTTTTGGATAGTAAAAGGACATTTAAATACCTCCGATGAAACCATTTATAGTTGTTATGATTCTTACTTTAAGAGAATGTGGTGTAATTTACAAGGAGCAAGTGTCCAAGACTTAGGATATTTGGATGGTTTTGAAGAAGCATACGCAAATAAATTGGCAAAATAACACTTGACAAATAAACAAAAATACATTATAATTAGGCAACACTAGGAGAATATTATGAGTGATAGAGTTTATGGACAAGATGAAAAGGCAAAACTAGAAAGACTAGTAAATGAAGGCGCACAGGTTCTACAAGAAGTAGCTGACCTACAAGAAGGTTTGAAGGAAACTGTAAAAGCAGTTGCTGAAGAACTTAATGTTAAGACAGCAACAATCAATAAGGCAATTAAGGTAGCACACAAAGGTGATTGGCATAAAGTTGCTGATGAATTTGAAGACCTTGAAACTCTTGTTGCTACTGTTGGAAAAGACAAGTAAGTAAATATAATTATACGCCCTATACCAATTGGTGGGCATGTAGCAAGGTTTGGTTGGCCACAAGCAACTAGGAGAACAAATGAGTTACGTAGACGCATATTTTGACAGGGACTCTGATATTATCAGGGTAGTTGAAAGAAAAGAAGGTAAGAGACTTTATACTGAATACCCGGTCAAATATACATTTTATTATGATGACCCTAGAGGTAAACATAAAAGCATATACGGTGATCCTATAAGCCGTATAGTAAGTAAAAGCACAAAAGACTTCCGCAAAGAATTAGCAATAAACAACAAACGTAAGTTATTTGAATCCGACATTAATCCTATATTCCAATGTCTAAGTGAAAACTATCTTAATCAAGATGCTCCTAAACCAAATGTAGCATTTTTTGATATTGAAACTGACTTTGATCCTGAACGTGGATTCGCAGACCCAAGCGATCCGTTTATGCCAATTACTGCTATTACTGTACACTTACAGTGGCTTGATGCTTTGATAACACTAGCAGTTCCGCCTAAAACACTTACAATGGAACAGGCTAAAGAAGAATGTAAAGAATGGGGACAAGACGTTATCCTTTTTGAAAAAGAAGGAGATATGTTACAATCGTTCTTAGATATAATTGAAGATAGTGATATTCTTACTGGTTGGAACAGTGAAGGTTATGATATTCCTTATACTGTAAACAGAGTAAAACGTGTATTAAGCAAAGATGATACAAGACGTTTTTGTTTATGGAAACAACTTCCTAAGAAACGTGAGTATGAGAAGTATGGTAAATCAGCGGAAACCTATGACCTAGTAGGTAGAGTACATTTAGATAGTTTAGAATTATATCGTAAATACACATATGAAGAAAGACATACTTACAGACTTGATGCCATTGGAGAACTTGAAGTTGGCGAAAAGAAGACTGTTTATGAAGGTACCCTCGATCAACTTTATAACAATGACTTCCGAACGTTCATTGAATACAACAGACAAGATGTTGCACTACTGGACAAGCTGGACAAAAAACTAAGGTTTATAGATCTTAGTAACGAACTTGCTCATGCGAATACTGTTTTGCTACAGACCACTATGGGTGCTGTCGCAGTTACAGAACAAGCTATAGTTAACGAAGCACATAGACGTGGTATGCGAGTGCCAAACAGGCCTAAACGTGATCCTGAATCTTCGACGGCGGCTGGTGCTTATGTTGCTTTTCCTAAAAAAGGATTACATAAATGGATTGGATCAATGGACTTGAATTCACTGTATCCGTCCGTCATTAGAGCACTTAACATGGATCCAGCAACCATTGTCGGACAACTCCGTCCAACACTTACTGAAGAATACTTAAATGAAGCAATGAATTTACAGAAAAAATCATTTGCTGGAGCATGGGAAGGAAAGTTTGGAACTTTAGAATATGAAGCAGTGATGGCAGAAAAACGTGATGTTGCTATTACATTAGACTGGGAAAATGGAAAAGAAGACATTCTTAGTGGTGCTGAAATATATAAGATGATCTTCGAAAGTAATAAGCCTTGGATGCTATCGTCTAATGGTACAATTTTTACTACAGAGCATGAAGGTATAATTCCTGGACTACTTAAACGTTGGTATAGTGAACGTAAAGAGCTACAAGGTCAGCTTAAGAAAGCAAAAGATGCCGATAACAAGATTGAAGTAGAATATTGGGACAAGCGACAACTTGTTAAAAAAATTAACCTAAATAGTTTGTATGGTGCTATACTTAATCCAGGCTGTAGATTCTTTGATAAACGTATCGGACAGTCTACTACACTATCAGGTAGAACTATTGTTAAACACATGTCAGCAGAAGTGAATAAAGTTATTACTGGTACTTATGATCACGTTGGTGATGCTGTCATATACGGAGATACTGACTCTGTATATTTTAGTGCTTATCCAATTCTTAAAAAAGATATTGACGCTGGTAAGATTCCTTGGTCAAAAGAAAACGTAATTACATTATATGATCAAGTAGCTGAAGCGGCAAATTCAACATTTGATAAGTTTATGGCTGAAGCATTTCATTGTCCTAAAAGTAGAGCAGAAGTTATTGCGGCAGGTAGAGAAATTGTTGCTGAAAGCGGATTGTATATTACTAAGAAACGTTATGCGGCATTGGTTTATGATTTGGAAGGTTTTAGAACAGACACAGAAGGTAAGCCTGGAAAAGTAAAAGCAATGGGCTTAGACTTGCGTAGATCAGATACTCCAGTGTTCATGCAAGACTTCTTAAGTGAACTTTTATTAATGGTGTTAACAGATAAAACTGAAAAAGAAATACTGAATAGAATTACAGAATTTAGAGCTGACTTTAAGCAACGTCCGGGATACGAGAAAGGATCTCCTAAGAGAGCAAATAAAGTTGGACACTATAGAAGGTTAGAAGAAAAACAAGGCAAGGCAAATATGCCCGGACATGTTAGAGCAAGTATCAATTGGAATACACTAAAACGTATGAACGGGGACAAGTATTGCCAAGAAATAGTTGACGGTATGAAGGTTATCGTTTGTAAACTGAAACAAAATCCACTAGGATATACAAGTGTTGCTTATCCAACTGATGAATTACGAATACCAGATTGGTTTAAAGCACTTCCTTTTGATAATGACGCAATGGAGGAAACAATTATAGATAATAAATTAGATAATCTTATTGGTGTTCTCAATTATCATTTAGAAGATACTAAACAACACAATACTTTCAACACACTTTTTGACTTTGGAGAATGATATGATACACACAATACAACAATTAATGGACAAAGTAAGTGCTATGCATGGCTTGGCTGTACAAGCACATAGGGAAAAATATAAAACACATACAAAAGAATATGATGTTGATCTTGTAACACATTTAGTTGAACAAATTCAAGCTATGGCTGGAGACATTTATAACGATAGAACTCCACACCCTAAGCTACAAGCAAAGAAGGAGAAGAAATAAATTGAATATATTTGCTAAAATTAGTGAACGATTGCCAGAGTTTTGTCTGAGCCATTGGTTACTGAGAATACCACTAGCAATAGTTTTTATTCAGCAGGGATTAGATAAAATTCCAGTTGATATAGACACAGCTGATTCATTTGGATTGCCTTATCTAGTATGGTGGGTAGTTGCTTATGGTGAATTAGGAGCGGGTATAGGATTACTTGCGGGCGGACTTATGGCAAACAAGTGGTTAGAAAATTGGCCATGGATGGGTGATACCGTTACTAGATTCAGTGGTATTACAATCAGTTGTATTATGACCGGAGTGATTTGGGTAGGAGAACCTGAAAGTTTTTGGGACGTAATTTTATACGACAATCTACATGTATTTTTATGGGTAGGTGGTGTATTTTTTGCTTTAAGGGGAAATAGAACATGAGTGATCCGAATCAACCATACCATAACAAAGGCTTTGGAATATCCTTCATGTGGATAATTTTAGTTGTCTTTATTTTTCCTTTAGTCGCTATGATGAGCATGGACGATACATGGAGTAGATTTTTAAAAAAGTACGGAGATCCTATTACAACAAATTGTTGGGAAAATAGCAAACATGAAAAAGTTTGTTCAGTACCTACTGAAGGTGCTAAATTGGCAGACTGTAAGTTTTTAAGGAACTTTTGTATAGAAGAAGTATATAGATGGAGAGCGAAATGATTATATCAGACGCAGAAACAATGTTATTAACATTAGTACTAGGTGGACTATTTTATGCTTACCTATGTTGGAGAAATTTATGAAACTTACTTTAATTGGATTCGGTTTTGTAGGTAAAGCAGTACATAATTTATTACAAGATCATTATGATGTAAAGGTAGTAGATCCACAATATAATAATAATGTTATTACAGAAGATTCAGATGGCTATATTGTTTGTGTTCCAACACCAAGCTCACCTAATCTTAATGCTTGTGACATGAGCATAGTTTGGGACGTCATAAAAAAATGTCCTGACGATAAACCTATATTAATTAAAAGTACTATAAGCCTTGAAGGTTATCAAGAAATTAAGTCTTGGAACAAACGAATTACATTTAGTCCTGAATTTTTGACAGCCGCGAATGCTAACGAAGACTTTAAGAATCAAACCAATATGTTATTTGGAGGCTATGATACAGACTTTTGGTATGATATATTCATTTTAGTCAAAGGATTTAAACCTGTATATGGAACCGTTGAAGAACTTATAATGGCAAAATATTTAAGAAATAGTTTTTTAGCTACCAAAGTTGCGTTCTTTAATGAAGTTTATGATTTCTGTAAATCAACAAATATTGAATATGAGAATGTTGCTGATTTAGTAGGCATTGATGATAGAATTACGAAAAGCCATATGATGATTCCTGGACCAGATGGTAGCAGAGGATTTGGCGGTGCTTGTTTCCCAAAAGATACAAAAGCCCTTTTACATACTTTTTCAAGTTATAATAAACCGTTTACTATATTAAAAGAGGTAGTAGACTCAAACGAAAGGACAATCAATGAACATTCTGATAACAGGTCATGAGGGATTTATAGGCACAGAATTATGGAAAAGATTATCTACTAAACATGATTTAATGGGATTAGATATAAAAAGTGGAGACGATATACTTACATGTGAGCTTCCACACCCTAGTGTAGTAGAAATGGTAATACATTTAGCAGGTATAGGTGGAGTCAGAGAAAGTCTTGCTGATCCTCAAAAGTATTGGAATAACAATGTTGAAGGCACAAAAAGACTTCTTAATTATTATCCTAATGCTAGAATTTGTGTGGCAGGATCTAGTTCACAGTACGAACCTCACCTAAATCCATATGCGGCAAGTAAAAATATTATAGAATATATACCTCACGATAATTGCTGTTTTATGAGATTCCATACAGTTTATGGACCTATTCCTAGAGCTAATATGTTTTTCGATAAACTATTAAACAACAAACTAGAGTATGTTACAAATCATAAAAGAGACTTTATACACATTGAAGATCTTTGTGAAGCAATTGAAATAATAATGAATAGTAAAACCGTAGGTTCGTTAGATGTTGGTACAGGAGTTTGTGTAAGTATTCACAACATTAGACCTGACTTACCTGTAAAACTAAATACTGTTGGTGAAAGAAAGATCACACAGGCAAATACAAAAAAACTTAGAGATTTAGGTTTTACACACAAGCATACCGTAGAAGGCTTTTTAAAAGAAAGAGGCATTAAATGAAAATAGGCTTTACTTGTTCTACATTTGACTTACTACATGCCGGCCATGTAGTTATGTTAAGAGAAGCAAAAGAACAATGCGACTATCTAATTTGCGGTCTTCAGGTTGATCCTAGCTTAGACAGAAAAGATAAGAATTCCCCAGTACAAACTTTAGTAGAAAGATACAGCCAATTACATGCTTGTAAGTATGTAAATGAAATTGTCCCATATCAAACCGAAACAGATTTAGAAGATATATTGGAAATGTTCAATATAAATGTAAGAATATTGGGTGAAGAATATCGAGAAAAGGATTTTACAGGTAAAGATATCTGTGAGAAAAGAGGTATACAACTATACTTCAATACAAGAGATCACCGTTTTAGCAGTAGTGATCTAAGAAAAAGAGTAAAAAACTGTTGACAAATAATGACAAATATCGTATACTATAAAATAGGAGAAGCAATATGAAAGATATTTTACAAGACGTAGTCGCAAAAACACATGCCCTTGGGTTTTTAAACTTGGTAAAGGTTACAGGTGATGAAACGTCTACAACAATCGAATCAATGGCTGAAGATAGAAGTGTAATTCTGACAGCCAATACAAAAGACAAAGTAGAAGAGTTTGGTGCTAATGTATTTGGCATGCCAAACATGGATAAGTTGGCATTACATTTAAAAAATCCAGAATATCAAAAGAATAGTAAATTAACAATTACTAAAGCACAAAGGAATGGAGTTGAAGTTCCTACAGGTATTCATTTTGAAAACGAAGCAGGAGACTTTCAAAACGATTTTAGATTTATGGTAGCAGAAATCATAAACGAAAAACTTAAAAGTGTTAAATTTAAAGGTGCGTCTTGGGACGTTAACTTTACTCCATCTCTAGCATCTATTACTAGAATGAAACTACAAAGTGCCGCACACACAGAAGAAACTGTTTTTACTGTCAAAGTTGAAGACAAGGACTTAATGTTTTACTTTGGTGATGCTAATACACACGCAGGTAAGTTTGTATTCCAAAATGCTATTGAAGGAGACCTAAAGCATACTTGGGCTTATCCAGTAGCACAGGTACAAGCTATACTTAACCTGGATGGAACAATAACAATGTCACTCAGTGATCAAGGAGCAATGCAGATCGCAGTTGACAGTGGAATGGCAACTTATAATTACATTTTGCCAGCACAAAGCAAATAGGAGTTTTATGACCGATGATAGATCAGAAGACGCAACATATGAAAATGAGAATAGCACAGTAACAATACCTCTTAAGGAGTACGACAAGTTGAGAGAAAAGCAAAAGTATATTACAGATAAAGATATGATTTCTGTAGTAGATAAAATTGAAGAACTTGTTAGAGCTTTAAGGAAACACATTGTAAGGACGGACTTAGATTGAACACAAACCTAACTAACGAACAAAAGGATTACGCAATATTTTTGCCAGCTTTAAGCGGCTTCTATGCTACCTTTGTTGGCAAACAACGTAGAGAGGAATATGTTGAGAAAACACGTATTCCTAAATGCTTTCCTAATGAAGTAGAAAGTTTGAACTGGCTAAATCCAAATAAGTCTATGTTTAACTATCATTGGAGTTTATATTCGGCAGGACATGCTGACTTAGATGTTAATAAAGATGCTCCTAAGGAAGATATGGTAAGAGATAGAGATCATAAAAATAGTTGGCTTTTAGGCGATAGTGGTGGTTTTCAAATAGGTAAAGGTGTTTGGGAAGGCGACTGGAAGGATCCTAATTGTCCTAAAGCAATGAAGAAACGTACACAAGTTCTTACGTGGATGGATGCTTATATGGACTATGGAATGATACTTGATATTCCTGCTTGGGTGTCAAGATCAGAAGCAGGACAAAAGGCAACAGGCATAACAACTTATCAAGAAGCAGTAAATGCCACACGTATTAATAACGATTACTTTATGAAAAATCGTAATGGTAACTGTAAGTTCTTAAATGTATTACAAGGTGAGAATCATGCTGACGCAGAAGATTGGTATCAGCAAATGAAAGATTACTGTGATCCTGTTAAGTATCCTGACACACACTTTAATGGATGGTCGATGGGTGGTCAGAACATGTGTGATATCCATCTAGTCTTAAAAAGATTGGTAGCATTACGTTTTGATGGATTACTTGAAAAAGGTGTACATGACTTTATGCACTTCTTAGGTACAAGTAAATTAGAATGGGCAACGTTACTAACTGATATACAAAGAGCAGTTCGAAAATATCACAATGAAAATTTTACAATTACATTTGATTGTGCTTCTCCTTTTCTTGCTACTGCTAATGGACAACTGTATATACAAACTGAAACTGAAGACAGAACTAAATGGGTATACAGAATGGTACCAAGCATTGATGATAAGAAGTATGCTACTGATACACGTAACTTTAGAGATGCTGTTTTACAAGATGGAATATTCAAAAACTTTACAGATAGTCCAATAACAAAGAATTTAGAAGTAAAAGATATTTGTATATATGCTCCAGGAGATTTAAATAAAATAGGCAAAGAAGGAAAAACTAGTTGGGATAGCTTTTCTTATGCTATACAGATGGCTCACAATGTTTGGAGCCACATTAATGCCGTACAAGAAGCAAACAGAAAATATGATTCAGGAACAACTCCCGCAATGCTTGTTGATGAATCATTTGACAGAATTCTATTTAGAGATGTTATTGAAGCAATCTTCGCAACATCAAATAGAGATGAAGCAGAAGCAGTTATAGAAGAATTTAATAAATTTTGGTTATCTATTATAGGTACACGTGGTGCCGTAGGTAAAAAGACAGTTAATGCTTCAACACAATTTGGAAACCTATTCGAGGAGGTATAATATGGGAACAGGTAGAGCAAGTAAAAAAAGTAAAAAACTTTTGAACTTACACAATTATCTACACAATAAGGTGGAAGAAGTTGAAGTTGAAAGAAACGGCGATAGAACATGGCAGACAAAAGAACATTTAATCAGACTTAAGAAACAAAAGTTGGCAATAAAGGACAGGTTAAAAAATGAATAGAGATTATAACAACGGTCGACAAGAGAATATAGATTACTTTGTTGGCAAAGAAGTAGAAAAGACTCCGGCATTTGATAAAGATACGTTATTTGTAGTAGGTATCAAACCTGTTAAGGACATAATAAAATTAGCAACAAGAAATAACTGTGATCATATTTACTTAGGAGCCAATCAAAGTTTTCATGTTACAGGAGACACTGGAACCGAAGAAGAAAGTCAAAGCTGGGATGAAATGGTTACAGAACTTTTAAAAGCAGGTCTTTGGGTTACATTAGACTATGATGTAAGATACCATGAATATGTTATTGAAAGTGGATATAACGAACACGATAATTTTATAAGTATGATTTCAGTAAAATTGCCTTATGTTAAACAATTAAACTATAACGCATGTATTAAGGTTGACGACAATACATTTAAAGGTACTAATCCTGGAGTTTGGGTATCCTATGTACAAGAACATTTGGATAGAAATAAGTTTACAGATTGGGAAAAATATACCCAAGATAAGCCAATTAAGGTTGACAGTGAGCATTAAAGGTAGTATACTATGTTTGGGAATGTTGAACAAGATGAAGAGCCAGTTAGATATTACGACTGGATGCTTTGGAAAATGAGGAAAGAGGCAAATATGAAAACAGAAGCAAAAAGAATGATTTGGGTAACTTTTACTAAAGAAGGTATCCATAAGTATCCTGCGGCACTGGATGATCCAAGTCTTGCTACAGGTGATGAATATGACGTAAGTTTTTTAGGTTACCCACACAGACACATATTCCATTTTAAGGTAGCAATATCTGTTACACATAATGATAGAGATATTGAATTTATACAATTTAAACGTTGGTTAATGAAACTATATGAAGGTGAATTAAATGTAGATTACAAGAGTTGTGAAATGATGTCCGATGATTTGTATGATAAGATTACAGAAAAATATCCTAACAGAGAAGTACATATTGATATTTCAGAGGACGGTGAGAACGGTGCTCACATTGAATACCCTAGCTACTAAGGAGAAATAAAGTGAAAAAGGGTCAATACTTTAACCAGAATCCAAAGATTGTACAAATCTTTGACGATTTAGAACAATACAAAAAGTTTTGCCAGACTGCGTTTGGTTATGGCCATGATGGTTATGTTTATAACGAAAAAGATCTTTATAATGACAAGAGTCGTGCTTGGCGTGCCTTTTGTAATTTTAAGAAAGGTAAAAAACGTCCATACTTTAAAAAGTTTGATAAGAAGTTTCAAGGACGTTACTATAGTAAAAGGAGACACTAATGGCGATTTATATCGTAGATATTGAAGCAGTAGATACACGTTACACAAAGCAATGGAAAGAGTTTCTTCCAAAGCAACTAAGACATGCTACAAATCACGATGTGAAAGTTATAAGTGGAGGAGATACTCCCCAGGCAACAACACCCGGGGCGTTTCTTAACTTTGGTGGTACTAACGTTTACAAAAGTAAGCAGTTAGAACAAATAGGCGAGATGTTCTGTAATGGAAAAGTTAAAAATGGCGATTATTTTCTCTATACCGATGCTTGGAATCCTACAGTTATTCAACTACGGTATATGGCAGAACTATTGGGTGTTGACATTCGCATTGGTGGGTTGTGGCATGCTGGTAGTTATGATCCACAAGATTTTTTAGGTAGACTAATAGGTGATAAACCGTGGGTAAGACATGCTGAAAGAAGTATGTATGCTTGTTATGATCATAACTTTTTTGCTACACAATTCCATATTGATATGTTTCTTGATACATTTAAACACAAAGGCAGTGATCTACAATGGATACAGGTTGATGAATCTAAAGTTAAAAGAGTAGGTTGGCCGATGGAATACTTAAAAGGCAGTTTGACATCCTATAAGAAGATGGAAAAAATTAATTCAATTGTTTTCCCTCACAGGCTTGCTCCAGAAAAACAATTAGACATATTTAAAGATTTAAGAGACAGCTTACCAGAGTATGAATTTGTAATCTGTCAGGAAAGACAACTTACAAAGAATGAATATCATAATATATTAGGTGAAGCTAAGATAGTGTTTAGTGCTAACTTACAAGAGACATTAGGTATAAGCTGGTACGAAGGAGCATTAGTTGGTGCTCTTCCTTTGGTTCCTGATAGATTAAGTTATAGTGAAATGGCAATTCCAGATTTTAAGTATCCTAGTATATGGACAAAGAACTTTGATCAATATCAAAGATACAAACCACAATTGATTGCTAAGATTAAAGATCTAATGGAATACTATGATGAATACTTACAACCATTAGAAAAACAAATATTTCAATTGAAACAATTCTTTCACGGAGAAAGATTGTATGAGAGTATAAAATAATGGATGATGAAAATAAAATTACTATAGATATTACAAAGCCAGATGATAATTATACTACTCATATAGGAGGAATGACAATTAGTCCTTGTCCTTCTATGTATACTACAGATTTAAATGATACCGGTACTGAGTTCGCTTATAATACTACGTATACAAGCACTGACGGTTATACAATTACTCTTCCAGGCCTAGATGACAGTTTACAAGATACTTGGCCCGCTGAATATAGGGTAAAAGAAATGATAGAAAAGTATCCTGCTTTAAAAATACAGTATGAAAAATTTATTGAGATTTATAATTTGATAAAAGATGATCATAAGGATGATTTGGATGTTATCTAAGTTGTTTGAAAAATTAGGAAGAAAAAGGGTTATCACAGATAGAAGTGGTACAATACCTTATCTCATACGTTATTATGTATTTTTAAAGGAAAGAAAGAATTTTCCGTTTAACATTACACTTCATAAGGTACTTGTAAGTGACGAACCTGTATTACATGATCATCCTTGGAACTGGGGAGCAGTAATTTTAAAAGGTGGTTATTGGGAACATATTCCAATCATTTCACAGGAAGGAGCAGTAGTAGGTAGCACAAAGGAGTGGCGTGGTCCTGGACACATTAGATTTAGAAAGGCGGAAGACTTACACTGGTTAGAATTAGAAAAAGACAAAAACGGAAAAGAGATTCCTTGTTGGAGTTTATTCTTAATGGGTAAGAAAAGAACCGAATGGGGATTTGTAGATTGGGTACCAGCAACAAAAGATAATTGGAGAGAAGCAGGATATAAATGGGTACACAACGAAACATATTTGAAGGAAAAACAAAATGGTTAAAAAGCATTATTATTCGTGGAAAGATGTTGAACGTAGTTGTGTAAGCATAGTAAACCAAATGTATACAGATCAGTGGAGACCTGATTATATTGTAGGTATCACCAGAGGTGGTAATATTCCTGCTACTATTATAAGCAACATGACTGGAATACCTTGCGAAGCCATAAAAGTAAGTTTAAGAGACGACAGTAAACTTGAAAGCAATACCTGGATGGCTGAAGATGCGTTTGGAAAATTCCAACAAGGACAACCAAGGAACGAGTCAAAAAATATATTAATAGTAGATGACATTAATGATACAGGAGCAACATTCAATTGGATTGTTGACGACTGGCAAAAAAGTTGTAACCCAGAGGATACTGGCTGGCGTGATGTGTGGTGTGAAAATGTACGTTTCGCAGTACTGACAGATAATTCAGCAAGTGATTTTAAATTTATGGTAAACTATTCAACCCACGAGGTTAACAAAGCAGAAGAAGATGTTTGGTTAGTATATCCTTGGGAAAGAGTAGGTACATATGATTGACGCACAATTAATTTTTCCTACGAAAGTATATAGATCCAAGTTTGAAGATTCACAAGAGTTACAAAAAGATATTGTCCCTTTGTTGCTAGATCAAGAAAAGAAGGATACATCTCCTGTAAGGTATTCTGCTAACGGTTATACTTCTTATGGTGCTAACACAAATATATTAAGTTTACCACAATTAAGCAAATTAAAAGATTTTATAAATGAAATAGTTTTAAAATGCCATGATGAAACTATGCTAGAAGGTACTCCTGTTCTTGAGTCCAGTTGGTATAGTATTATGAGAAAGCATACATACCACGAAGAACATCATCACTTACCTAGTGTATGGAGCGGTGTTTACTATGTACAAGCTGATCAGACTCACCCCGGACTGACATTTGTAAATCGTAATCAAAAAGGACATTGGCCAAGAACAGGTGTAAAAGGATTGACAGAATTTAATTCTCCTGAAGTAACTTGTTCAGCTGAAACAGGAAGTGTAATTATATTTCCTAGTCATGTACTACATAAAGTACACCAACAAACTATTGACAAAGATAGGATAATGATAAGTTTTAATTATGGAATATAAAGACATACCTTGGACAGACATATTGATTGATTCAAAAGAATTTACAGTTTTTAGAGACGGATATCCAGTAACAGAAGGACACATTCTTTTTGTACCTAAAGGTAATAGTTGGGAATCTCTCGTAAAGTGTTTCGAAGCCGCATACAAATGGGGCTACGATTGGGTTGAACGTGGATATTGTGATGCGTTCAACATAGGACAAAATGTGGGCAAAGAAGCAGGTCAAACTGTTATGTATCCACACGTTCATTTAATTCCCAGACGTGAAGGCGATATGGGAGATCCACGCGGCGGCGTTAGACACGTGATACCTAGTAAGGGAAACTACAGGAAGGAAAAGCAAGTATGAAGGTTGGTGAAGCTATAATTAATGCGGCTAAGAAACAAGCAGAAGGCGAAGTTGCTGTGCATTTGGCTAACATTGAAGTTTATAAAACAATGCCAGCAGGTATTGGTGAACATTCAGATGTTACTGAGGCAGTTATCGCAGAGCTTGATAAATTAGCGGCCGCACAAGACAGACTTGACATGATTGAAAAATATTTTAATGGCTAGAACATTATTCATTGGCGATAGTCATTCGCATGGTTATTTCGAAATGGGTGGTAAAATTCATTCATGGGAAAGTAATAATTATGCTGAGATTTATGCTAATGATAATAACAAACAAACTGTAATATACAGTATGCCAGGCGGGTGTAATAGAAAATATCCCGCCTGGCTAAAAACAATGCTTGATAGATATGATGATATTGATGAAGTCTTCATACAATCAACATATTGGAACAGATTTTTATTATCATGCTCCAAGAATCTAGGAGTAGGAGAAGAGACAGATTCTAGCCTATACTTAGACAACGACCAACCTAAAGATAGTTTAATTGATAGATATACTGATCATAGAATTACAGATGACTATATAGAAATGATCGAACAGACTAGAAAAGAAAATTACGAAGAATTTAAAGGTTTTGCCTTTAATGATATGAAAGTAGGATATGACTTTCAACCATTTCATGAAAAATATTCATATACAAAACTATGGCACGAACTTGTAAGTCCTTTACAATACAAAGATTATTGTATAGACCTGTTAGCTATAGATACTATGTGTAAAAATAAAAATATTAAATGGTACTTGTGGAGTATAAATGATAGAGTGTTTATACCACAAAATATAGACTATTACGGAAAACTATCTTGTGTAAGAGCTCCTATGAGTGCTGAAGCTTTCTTTAAAAGTAAAATGGATATAGATATTGAAACAGATCACTATCGATTAGATAGCGAACATTACATAAGAGAGATACACAATAAGATAGCAAGACAATATTTTGGCTATGTGAAGGATACCAATAATGAAAATAACACTTGACAAAAACCTAAATAACATATATAATAAACAGAAAAAGTGGCAATCCACTGCCTTAACATCGGAGAAGAAATTGAGTAAAAGTGATCAAATTGTAGAAAAACTAAAAAAATCAGGTATTAGATACTGGGCGGGTGATAACATCAGTCAAATATTAGAGCCCGGTGATAAAGAAGAACTTATTGAAGAACTAACACCAAAGTTTGAAGCAGTACTAGATAGTCTAGTTATTGATCGGTTTAATGATCCTAACAGTATGGACACTGGTAGACGACTAGCAAAAATGTATATAAATGAAATTATGAGTGGCAGGTATGAACCTATGCCTAATGCTACTGCTTTTCCTAATCATGTAGATGATGGTTATAAAGGTATGTTAGTTGTGCGTTCAGAAATTAAAAGTATGTGTTCGCATCATCATCAGCCAGTTTCAGGTGTAGCATACATAGGTATTATCGCCGCAGAAACACTTATAGGACTTTCTAAATATACACGTATCGCACAATGGTGTGCCAGAAGAGGTACATTACAAGAAGAACTTAATAATGTAATTGCTAATGAAATACAAAAAGCAACAGGTAGTGGGAACATAGGCGTTTACTTACAAGCAACACACGGTTGTTGTGAGAATAGAGGAATAGGTGCTCATAGTAGTTTAACACAAACCACTGTACTAAGAGGAGCATTTAACGAGGATCCAGGAACTAAAAAGGAGTTTATGGATAATATTAAATTACAACAGGAGTTCGCTCCTAGGTAGAAAGGTAGATATGAATTTAAATCATTTTTCAGTTAGTATAGTTAAAAGTATTTTTAGAATCGTAGCAGGTGGATTACTATCCTATGGAGGCTACGTTTTTTGGTCGGCAAATATGTACAGTGATATCTTTATAGCAGAGTCAGGTTTTGTTATAATGTTATCAGGTGGAGCATTTGTCATAGCAGAAGCATTAGGAATAATTGAGGAGATAGTCTAATGAAGTTAAGTGAATTTAGAAAAAAGTTTGGTGAAGGTACAGATTTCGACCTTGACTATGGTAAACTTTTTATTATTGCTATTTGTATCTATATAGCTTTTCAGGTTAGTTAGATATGGAAAAAGCAGAAAAGAAAGTATATTACAGTGAAATATTTCACTCTATACAAGGAGAAGGACATTATACAGGTGTGCCTACTGCTTGGATACGTTTCTTTCTGTGTAATTTACAATGTAGTGGCTTTGGACAAATAGATCCTACTAATCCAGAAACATATGATCTTCCGTTTTTAGATTACGATGTAAGTCAAGTAAAGAGAGTTGAAGACTTGCCTGTGTGGGAAAAAGGTTGTGATAGTTCATATACTTGGGCAAAAAAGTATAAACACTTAATGGGGCATGAAGTTCCTAGTACATTAGCAAATAGGATTGTAGATATACTAAGAACAGATTCTAATCCAGAAGGTTTGTTTTTACATCCTGTTAGTAAACAAAGACAACATCTATGTTTTACAGGCGGTGAGCCTTTAATGATAACAGGACAGACAGCAAGTATTGGTATATATGAAGAATTAGAAAAACAAGGTAACTTGCCTAGTTCGATGACTTTTGAAACTAACGGTACACAAAAGTTGAGAGATCCTTTTAAAGATTGGGTGAAAAGGATAGATGAAGAAGTGTTCTTTAGTTGTAGTCCTAAGTTATGGACAGTAGCAGGCGAGGAGGCTAAAAAAGCAATCATACCAGAGGTAGTAGGTGAGTATGCTGAACTATCTAAAGCAGGGCAACTAAAATTTGTCGTTGGTAGTGAACAACAACAATGGGATGAAATGGAATCTGTTGTAGAACAATTTAAAGCACAAGGTGTTGATTGGCCTATATGGGTAATGCCTGTAGGAGCAAGAGAAGAAGAACAGAGTGCGACAGCAGGTGATGTAGCAAAAATGGCATTTCAAAGAGGATATAATGTGGCGGCAAGAGTACATGTTTATCTATTTGGAAACGCAATAGGAACGTAAAGGAGGTGATATGAAAGATATCATTAATAAGATAAAAGGTCTTGGTAAAAAGAAAGAGGAAGTTAAAAAACCTCTCAGTGCTGAAGAAGAAAGAAGAGCAGTACTAGCCAAAGAAAAAGAAGCGGCATCTAAGGATGGTAAACCTTGGGTTGGTGTTTTAGATACAAAAGTAAATCCAGATAATATTAAGAATGGATTTTTTGAACTTGATTGGAACAATGAATTCATAGAACAGTTACTTGATGCTGGATATACTGGTGAATCAAATGAACAAATTGTTGATGCTTGGTTTAAAACTATAGCTAGACAAGTTCTTGAAGAAGGTGGAGAAGATCCCGAAAGAGGTTCAGGATTTATAGATACTACCAAAATTGATGAAGAAAAAACAAAAGTTTCTTGACAAATTAACTTTTAGAAAGTATAGTAATACTATGACTTATATACTTGTAGATACAGCGAATACATTTTTCCGTGCTAGACATGTGATCCGAGGAGACTTAGAAACAAAGATTGGCATGGCATTACATATCACATTAGGCGGCATAAGAAAGGCATATCAAGACTTTGATGGTGCTCATGTTGTCTTTTGTTTAGAAGGACGTAGTTGGCGTAAAGATTATTACGAGCCTTATAAAAGAAACAGAAGTGATGCTCGTGCGGCACAGACAGAAAGAGAACAAGAAGAAGATAAAGTATTCTGGGAAATATTTGATGAATTTAATAAATTTGTACATAACAAAACAAATTGTTCTGTTTTACACAATCCGCAATTAGAGGCAGATGATCTTATTGCTGGTTGGGTTCAAGCACACCCTAACGATAATCATGTTATTATTTCTACTGATGGGGACTTTGCTCAATTGATAGCTAGTAATGTAAGCCAATATAACGGAGTATCTAATACTATTATTACACACGAAGGATACTTTGATGACAAGAAAAGATTGCCTGTTATTGATAAGAAGACAGGCAAAGAAAAGCCTGCTCCTGATCCGGAATGGTTATTGTTTGAAAAGTGTATGAGAGGTGATACAAGTGATAACGTGTTCAGTGCTTACCCTGGCGTAAGAACAAAAGGTACTAAAAACAAAGTAGGACTTATGGAAGCCTACGCAGATAGGAAAAGCAAAGGCTTTAATTGGAATAACTTAATGTTACAACGTTGGATGGATCATAAAGGCGATGAACATAGAGTACTTGATGATTACAATAGAAACGTTGTGTTATGTGACTTATCAGCACAACCTGGTAATATTAGATCAATTATAAATGATGTTGTTGAAGATGCTATAGAAAAACCTAAGAGCATATCACAGGTAGGATTACATCTTATGAAGTTTTGTGCTAAACATGATTTACAAAAGATAGCAGATAACGTTCAACAATATGCTGAACCACTACAGGCAAAATATTCATAAGGAGGTATAAATGACAATAAAAGCAAAACCAATATTAAAAAATAAGTTTTGGATTATTGAAAACAACGGACAAAGAATAGGCACACTTTCTAAACAGGAAGATAAAAGATACATGTATAGTTGTGCTACAGGTACTGAATACTTTACTGACACAAAGAGCTTTAATAGTTATATAGGCGGAGTAAGTTGGGATAAAACAAGTATTTCAGATGCTGGAAGTATTTCAAAAGAAATACATGGATTTTCAACTTCGACTAAACCACATAATGTAGTTTACAATGTACAAAAGAAACTTCCACTTTTTACAAAGAGTAAAAAGTCAAAAAGTTTATATTGTGCTGGTTACTATGTAATTAAATTTGACAAAGGCTGGGTAAGAAGTTTTTGTCCTAAGTTAGTAACTCTTGAAACATATGACTATAAGGGTCCTTTCAAGACTGAATTTACTATGAGAGAGGAACTTAAAAATGCAAACAAAAGAAGCAATTAATACTATTCCTATACAAAAGTTTATTCAACAAGTAAAAATTGCTGATTCAGGTCAGCACAAAGAAATAAAAATGAATATTCAAGAAGCAAAAAATCTTATGTATTCATTAAGCATTCTAGTTGCTAATAATCAAGGTCGATTAGAACAGTTGATTGTAGATAACAAATCTACAGGAGAAGAGACTGTAACTATAGCAATGGATGGTGGTACTAATTGGAAGTAAACCGATAGTATAACCTAAAAAGAGATAAATATATACGTATATAATTTTAAGGATACGTATATGAGTAGACCAAAACCAACAGTAATATTAGAGAACATTGATAAGAATAATTATAAATGTGAACAAATATTAAAGGCTGATGCGATATGGGCCGTCTTTTTTAAAAAGGCACCATTCAACCTAAAAACCTCTAATGCTTTAACAAATTATCCTGGACCCAAATATAAAAAGGTGTCCTTCTCCAATCCAGGACATGCTCATAATCTAGCTAAAAAGCTGAATGAGATGTTCAAATGTGAAGATTTTTCCGTTTATAAATTAACTGACGGAGAAGTGGTTACGGATGAATGAACTGGAAAGAAACATACACTAAGATCTTCCTAAAACAGGCTGATATTGCTATTAGTGAAACTTCGCTAAAACAATACATGCCTACTTGGTGGCAAAATACTAGAGGAAAAGAGACTGGCGGATTACGACTTACCGACGACGGTTTTGATTTTTTGGTTGAAAAAATAGATCTACAAATGTATGAAATTCCTTTTCCAAAAGATTTCACAATGACAACACAAACTGTGATATTCTTGGATCAATTTATTAATTGTCCTTATTATCTTTCCCCAAGAAGTATATTTGTAACGGACGAAAAGAAGTCTATGGAACTACATCTTTTCTCCGGAGACCTCCGAAAATATGGATTAGTAAAAGCAATTCAACGCCAAAAAAAATAATATTTTGGTAAAAAAGAGGTTGACTTTTATTTGTTCTGTGCTATAATGTATACATAGTTAGAAATTAGGCACTGACAAATAAAGGAGTACAATATGGACAATATAGCATTAAGAACAGTATCACCCAACGGAGCAAAAAGAAGTATCCGTAGGGCATTCAAAAAGAAAAGACCACTTTTTATTTGGGGACCTCCAGGCATTGGTAAGTCTGAAGTAGTTCATCAAATAGGTGACGAATATAAAAAAGCATTAGTAATTGATATAAGACTTTCATTATGGGAACCTACAGACATCAAAGGTATTCCTTATTTTGATAGCAATGCCGGTACAATGGTATGGGCACCACCTTCAGAACTTCCTGATGCGGAAACCGCTAAGAAGTATGAAATAGTCATTTTATTTATGGACGAAATGAACTCTGCTCCTCCGGCTGTACAGGCGGCGGCTTATCAGCTTATTCTTAACAGACGTGTAGGCACTTATCATTTGCCAGAGAACGTTGTTATTGTAGCGGCTGGTAACAGAGATGCTGACAAAGGTGTTACTTATAGAATGCCTGCTCCGTTGGCAAACAGGTTCATTCACTTAGAAATGAAAGTAGACTTTGATGATTGGTTTCAGTGGGCGGCTGAGCATAAACTTCATCAAGACGTCGTAGGTTATTTAAATTTTAGCAAGAAGGACTTGTATGACTTTGATCCAAAAAGCCCAAGTCGTTCATTTGCTACACCGCGTTCTTGGTCATTTGTTTCCGAGCTTATCGAAGACGATGATGATGAGAATACCACTACCGATTTGGTAAGTGGTGCCGTAGGCGAAGGACTTGCCGTTAAGTTCATGGCGCATCGTAAGGTTGCTTCAAAACTTCCTAAACCCACTGACATCCTAGATGGCAAGGTTAAGGATTTAGAGACTAAAGAAATCAGTGCCATGTATTCCTTGACAGTCTCTTTATGCTATGAACTGAAAGAAGCCTGTGATAAAAAGGATAAAAAGTTTGATACGAAAGTTAATAACTTCCTTAGATTCGCAATGGACAACTTTGATACAGAATTGGTTGTTATGGGTATAAAGTTAGCCCTCACACAATACTCACTTCCAATAGACCCAGATGAGGTCGACTGTTTCGATGAATTCCATAACAGGTTTGGTAAGTACGTAACTGCGGCTCAAAGTGCTTAATAGCACTAGGAGTTTGGGCGTCTCCTTTAAAAAACGCCCATTTTTTCACTTGACAAATGATGAAAAATGTTGTATATTAAATATATAATAAGGCAATACGGAGAGGCACATGACTATAGATACTAAAGGATTTGAACCAAAAGAGCTTACAGTAGATGAGCTTAAAGCAATGAGAGAAGACGTTGCTGATAGAATAATTGTAGCAAGAGTAGGATTACTACTTAGACACCCATTCTTTGGTAACATGGCTACAAGACTTATTGTTAAAAACTGTGATGACTGGTGTCCTACTGCCGCAACAGACGGTAAACATTTATTTTATAATACACAATTCTTTAATGCTTTATCTAATAAAGAGATAGAGTTTGTTATAGCACATGAGATACTTCATTGTGTTTTTGACCATATTATTAGACGTGAAGAAAGAGATCCAGAAATTTATAATATCGCTTGTGACTATATTGTAAATAATACATTGGTAAGAGATAAAATTGGTGATCCAGTAAAAATGATTCCTATTTTTCAAGACTGGAAATATGATGGTTGGCAATCAGAAGCAGTATATGATGACATATACGAGAAGGCTAAAGAGAACGGTAAGCAATTCTTAAAACAATTAGGCGAACTTTTAGACGAGCATATTGACTGGGAGAAAAAACCAGGGCAAAGTAAAAAAGGTAATGGTTCTAAAAACGGACAACGTCCGCATTATACAAAAGATGAAATGAAAAAAATTAGAGATCAAATAAAAGAAAACATGATCTCTGCGGCACAATCCGCTGGTGCTGGTAATGTTCCTGCTGAAATAGAAAGAATGATAAAGGAACTTACTGAACCTAAAATGAATTGGAAAGAAATACTAAGACAACAAATTCAGGCAACTGTAAGAAATGATTATACATTTAGTAGACCTAGTAGAAAAGGTTGGCATAGTGGTGTTGTTTTACCAGGTATGAATTTTGATCAACAGATAGATTGTGCTATTGGCTTTGATATGTCAGGTTCTATTGGAGACGATCAAGCTAAATTATTCCTATCTGAAGTAAAAGGTATAATGGATGAATTTAAAGAATACAATTTAAAACTATGGTGTTTTGATACTAATGTATATGCTGAAAAAGATTATTCTAGTTCAGATGGAGAAGACTTTTCTAAGTATCAACCAGTAGGAGGTGGCGGTACTGACTTTATGGTTAATTGGGAATATATGAAAGAACACGATATACAACCTAAGAAGTTTATTATGTTTACAGACGGTTATCCATTTGGTAGTTGGGGTGATGAAGATTATTGTGATACTGTATTTGTTATACATGGACATCACGATAGAAACTTTGTAGCACCGTTTGGAATAACTGCTCATTACGAGGATGCCTAATAATATATGAAACTAAAGCATAAATTATCCCCTCAAGACTATTTTAGGTTTAGAAGATTAAAACATCAGCCTCCCCATTTGGCTATAATAGATTTACCTGTGAAATATAATATCCAAAATGCTATTGAAAATTGGATAGACAGCAACTTAAAGAACAGGTATTTTATTGGAAAATCTATAGGATTAACCAAGGATAATAATGTGGATCAAGTACTAAGAGTAGGATTTGAAGATCCAAAAGAGCTGTCATTTTTCGTTTTAGCTTGTCCACTTTTGAAGTACAAGTAAATACTGAGCAGATAATTACTATATAGAAGGAGTATAAAATATGTCTGAAAACACAACTGTACCAGGTACAAACCCCGCAGAAGCACCTGCTGGAGCACCAGCTCAAGGCACACCGCCAACTGGAGCCCCTGTAGAACTAACTGTACAAGATCTTGGAGTAATTAAATCCATTATCGATGTTGCTTCACAGAGGGGTGCTTTTAGAGCAAATGAAATGGAAGCCGTTGGCAAAACTTTTAACAAACTTGACTCATTCCTTTCAACTGTTCAAAAGGCAGAAGAAGAAGCAAAAAAAGCCAACGAAGGAAAAGAAGAGTCTAAAGGAGACAAATAATGGCTGATATAAAACACGTAGGTAGACTTAAAGCCAACCAGAGAAAGGTTGTTGTCGCTTACAAAGTCATCCCAAATGAAGATCCAGCAGTAAGTGCATTAGTGATTGATACGGCAACATTAGAAGATGCTGATCACGATGCTTTAATTAATACTGTCCAAGGTAACGCAGGCCAATCGGCATTTGAATTTGCTGAAGTAATGGCAAGAAGCACATTACCAGATGGTTCGAACATGTTAGCTAGATTCCATGCTACTGGAAAATTAGTTAAGGTTCCGCACACTTCAATTGAAATGATGCCTAATCCAAACGCAACTGTAGGATTAGATGAACTGGTTAAAATTATTGCTGAACAAAGAGGCACAACTGTAGCAGGTTTGGCTATGAAAAATCCAAACGAATTGCCAGAAGGCACAACTATTACAGAAGCTGGTTCAGTAAACGAGATGCCAAAGGCATCAAACGTACTAGCAGAATCACAGGCGGCAAATATTCAAGCCCCGAACAACGCGGCATTGACAGATGAGCAATTGGCGGCAAGCTATAGATCTCAAGCTGATAGACTTTATAAAGAAGCAAAAAGTCTAAGAGAACAAGCTGAAGAGCTAGTTCCTACTACTAAGAAAAGCAAAGCCAGTGTCAAAGCGGCTTCCTGATGATGTAATTAAGCATTGGCCAGACGTTTTCAAAGATATTGATATACATACTATCCCCATAAACTATCTTAGTTCTATAAAGGTAGAATTTAAAAAAGGTAGAGTGTGGGAGATAGATTGTAACGCAAAAAGAGAAACCGGTGCTGATCTAGACAAAAGCATATCAGATTTATTCAAAGAGTACGGAGAAGATATATTACACGTTGATTTTAGGCTTAACACGCCTAAACTTAAGAGAGATATAGAAAAACGTACTAGAGCATTCTTAAAAAACCCCAGAAAAAAGAGAACACGATAATTGATTAATGTGATAAATATATACAACAACGAATTAGGAGTATTAGATGGGTACTTTAAGACTTAAAAGAGGGACTAAAGAAGCACTGCAAACCAACCCCGGTTTTACACCCGCGGAAGGTGAACTTGTTTATACAACAGACAGTAAAGAAGTATTTGTAGGTGATGGAGCCACACAAGGTGGTGTAGCAGTTTCAGTATCCACACAAAACCTAGAAGACTTAGGTAACGTTCAAGCACTAGCGGCGCAAAAAGACCAAATTTTAGTATATACAGGGTCTCAATGGGCGGCAACAAACAATCCAGCAGTAGACATACGTGGTAACATATATGGTGATGATTCCACACTATTAGTTGATGCTATCAACGGAAAAATAGTAGGACCAGTAGAAACTTCAACAGTAGCGGCAACTACACTAACAGGAAACCTTACAGGTGATACTAACGGATCACATACAGGCGGAGTGGTTGGTGATGTTGTAGGTAATGTAGTAGGAACTATCACTGGCTCATTAACAGGTACTATGACAGGTTCAGTATTTGGTGATGACAGTTCAGGACTACTAGTTGACGGTATTAACAATCAAATTACTGGCTCCATTAATGCTATGAATGTTTCAACATTTGATAACACAATTAACATTGGTACTAAATCAGCCAATCCAGCTTTTAATTATAATACAACATCAACAAACGGTTCTTTTCCACAGTCAACTATACAGATTAGAAATGTACACAATGATGTAACAGCAGACGAATTAGGTATTTTCAGATCCAGAGGAGTTTTAGGAGCAAGAACAACTGTACAAGCAAATGATGTAATTGGTGGATTTGGTTGGTCAGCATATGACGGAGCATCAGTTTTAATTGGTGCGAACATGAATAGTGTTATTAATAGTGTTTCTACAAATAACCTATCAGCAGATTTAATTATTAGAACAAGAAACGGTGCTATATCAACATATGGCGAAGCAATGAGAATTAAAGCAGATAAAGGTGTGACAACAGCAAGTTACGTCCAGTTTGGTAGTTTGACAACTACACAAAGAGATGCTTTGACTCCTGCTAATGGGATGGTAATTTACAATTCAAGTGATAATAAATTCCAAGGCTATGAAAACGGTGCTTGGGTTAATTTAATTTAAATAACTTACCCTTATCATACAATTCAACAATTTCGTTAAAAGGTATATCTGTACTAAATTGACAGTGGAATCTATAGTCGTTTGTTTCATTTGTAGCATTATGATACTCTAACAAATTAAAGATTACAGCAGTATGATCTGTATAATTTATAGTTTCTTGTAATTTAAATTTAGCATTATCGTAATCACTGTATTCTCCTTCTTCTAAGGTCCAAAACTTTGTTGGGCCAAAGCTACTTATAGTCAATGGGTATACAGGAATGCTTATAACACTTACTCTTGGAACAAAAGGATTCTTTTGGTCAACATGTATCTTTCCTATAGTAAAAGGTGTTTGTCCTAGTATTTCATAATGTACATCAACTAAAAATTTCTTGCCTATCTCATCCATTAGTTCTGTAGGAATAAGATCTCTAGGACAATACCAATTCCAGTCAGTCTTTCCATACTTGTCTGGCTTTGTGCCAGTGTAAGCGAAACTGTCTTTATGATTAAGTATATGATCTGCTAACTTAGATCTTGTTTCTTTACTAAAAGTTAACTCTTTAATGTGCTGAAAATATGGTCTCATTTATTACTCCGTAGTGGATAATTATTTTTAATTTTTTCTTTTATTTCATCAAAAGTATTATGGGTAAACCGTAACTTAAATAATATCCTATCTTGATCTTTTTGAACTGGAACACTATGATTGATACTTACATTTAACAATGCAACATCATAGTATTCATCAGCATGTCCCTCAAAATTTATAGGAGTTTGTTCTCCTTCTAGGATAAAATTTATAGCACATAAAGTGCCTACATCAGTATGTACAGGCACTTCAGAACCTTGTGTCTGCGTTAAAAAGTTTGCTTTGATTGTATCAGTTTCACAAATCTTTTTGAATAAAGATGTTAATCGTCTACTCTCTGAGAGATCAAATTCTGTGACTTTAGGTTCTCTTGAAGCATTCCACGACCTTTGCTCTGTCCACCATTTGTTATTTTTTTCAATAAATGACATATCGTCATTGTAATCCAATCCTTCATTATATATCCATGTCAAGGTATCTTTATTAATTGGTTGGTACTGAAATACCTTAGACTCTTCTAACAGCTTTTTCTTATCATGATCTACTACAAATTTAAAAATACAATCTTCCATTTTAATTTTTCCTACCTAAGTAATACATCCTATTACCCATATCTAAAGCTACTATATCTCCAGTCGCAAACCAGTCATCATATATACTTGTTGATCCTTTCACATGTAACTCATGATCAATTATCTTCCAATCACAATAATATGTATCTCCTAAAATTGTATATCCTTCGAAACATCTTTCCTTTACATAGTTAACTTTATCTATACTATCAAATTCTATGTTAATTGTTATAGGACCTATTTCACTCATTCCCCAGTTAGGTTGTACAATAGCTCCTTTAGAAACAAAAGCTTCTATCATATCCCAAGATACAGGATCACTGCCGCCTAATATTCTTTTACCTGTCAAATCACAATCTTTAAATCCTTTAGTATTCATTACTGCTGTCATTTGTGCTGGTGCTAAAAATGTATGGGTATAATTTTTAAAAATGTCTAAAAACTTAAATGGATTAAATTTCATTGCTGTCACTTCTGCGTTTACACTAAAAGCCGGTAAACTTTGTGCTAATAATCCGCCAGCATGGGTCATACGTGTCACTGTAAGTATCTTACTTGTTACTGATATCTTTTGGGCATCAACTGCTATACGATTTGCTTCTTTAAGGTTTTCTGGTGTTCTAAAAATGTCCTTGGACGGGCCTGTTGTCCCACTACTAGAAATGGTTACACCATTTTCTAATACGTGCTGAAAATCAACCATTTTCGTATTTCTCCAAGCTATTATTAATTTGATTTTTGACTTTAATGAACGTACAAAGCTCATATAAGCGGTTTATATGCTCTGCGCCTACATACGTACAAGTACTCCGTAAACCCCCTTGTAACTGCTTTAAAATGCGTTTAATAGGCCCTTTACAGGGTATTAATAGGTCTCTGCCTTCGTTAGGTTTGTAATCCATTTCGTCTGGATTTGTTCTGTCATACATTTTGGTACTTCCTAGCCCATACAAGTTTACAAACCGTTTTCCGTCAATTTCAATTACATTATCACACTCGTCACTTCCACTAACCATGCCTGCTATCATAACTATTTTAGCTCCCGCTCCAATTGCTTTGGCTACGTCTCCTGGAGTTACACACCCTCCATCAGAAATAATATCTAACCCAAACTTTGTTGCTTCAGGATAACAATCCATAATAGCACTTAATTGTGGTACTCCTACTCCTACTTCAGATCTTGTCTTACAAGCGGCTCCACTACCTACACCTACTTTTATTAAATTTGCTCCTGCCATTGCTAATTTTTTAATTACTTCGGGCGTAGCTATGTTTCCCGCACAGATTTTAATGTGCGGAAATTTTTTTCTAAACTGTGTAATAGTTTCTAACATACCTTCTACATTAGCATACACATTAGCAATGTCAATATTGATTAGTCCAATGTCGGGAAACTGTGAAATAATTTCTATAGTCTTTTCCCTGTCTTTAAGACGAACACCACTTGTAATAGCAATGTATCTTCTATCACTTATTGATCGTAAGTGTTTTAGATGTTCTTCTAACTTATATTCTTTGTGTATGAAAGTAAAAAATCTCATCGGTGTAAGTATGTTTGCTATCTTATAGGTACCTGTGCTTGTCATATTAGCAACAGCTATAGGATGTACAGTGGTATCCAACCAATCTATTTCTATTTGTATATCTTTTCTCGTAAGAGATTTTGTTGCTTCTTTAGGCTCTATTAAAACATCTTTAAAATCTAATTTTATTTCTTCTTTAACTTTAGTATTCATTTTCGTTTAATTTCACATGTTCGTAAAAAGGAGCTAACTTCCAATCTTTTGTAATTCTGCCTCTACGAATACTTCCAGGGTCAGGAATACCTACTTCATTATCTGTATCCCAATCTGTTATTTTTACCCATTGCCCTTTATATCTTTCTTTGTTAGTTGGATCTAAAGGAAATTCTATTGTTCCAGGTTCTACTACATTACTATATCTATGGGGCTTGCCGTAATGACTCCAAATGTAATCTTCTGTATGACCTAGTTGGTCAGCACATAGTTTGACCATGTCAGCCATCTTTAAATTTTCATCTGCTTCTTTTTGATACCTTCCAAGTTGTCCTACATTCTTAAAACGCAAAGTTATATCAGGAACTTTTTCTCTAGTAATTAACTCAAGAGCCGCCGCTGGTGCTTGTTCATTTATACCTTTAACTAAAATTATTCCTGCGTTCATGTTAAATTTATCTTTACAATTTTTAAATGCTTTAATTTTTTTTGTAGCACATCTCATTTCGTCTATTTGCTCGTACCAGTCATCATTTTCTATTCCGTTTAGACTCATATAAACATGCTTTAATCCAGTAGCTTCTATCTTGTTAACAAAGGATTCACTTGACATTCTAAGTCCATTTGTAATTAAAATACAGTTATGTCCGTGTTTGAATCCAATGTTTATAAAATCTATTAGTTGTGGATGGAGTGTTGGTTCGGCTCCTACTATACGTATCATAATTGGGTTAGGAAGTTTGGCAATAAATTCTTCATATGGTTTAATTTCCATATCTGGTATGAATCTGTTTGGAACGTAGCAGTTTTTACATTCCATATTACAGCGATGAGTGATATCGGCCACAACATCAAAAAAAGAATTATTCTCCGGCTCGATCTCATAATAATTTAGGTTATCAAGATTTATCTGTTTTGTCATATAGGCACTCTTTTACAAAGTATTTATAGGATATAAATATACGTATGTATGATGTGAACAAATGGCAAGAATTATATACTCCGCACACCGACTATCAAAAAAGTCAGCATAGTGTAGTCAGTTTACCTGACAAGTATGATATAGACTTGAAAGAAATAGATAAAGGAATTGATACTGTATTAAGTAATTATGAAATGGTTGCTTATACTGTAGACACACCGGTAGGAAAAATACAAGTTCCAGGATACTACGGACTTTGCTTTAAAACTAAACCTAAATCAAATGACCCTTTAGGTGAAGGATTGACAAGTAATATCCATTCTCACTCTAATATGAATCATCCAGTAGATATCGAATATACTGAAAAAAGTCCAGCTTGGTTTCCCTATTTAGATGAAATAACAAAAAAGTTTAGAGGACAAGTTACGCAGATTAGACTTATAAAATTGGAAGCAGGACATGACTTGTTAAGTAGAGAAAAAACTTCCCACATTGACTATCCATGGTATAGAGGTATAAGGATTCATATTTGTCTAACACCTGATGTTGATTATGTATGGAGAGTTTTAGATAAAGATTATCATTTTCAAAGATCTAGCAAAATGAATTATTTAGATACAGGTAAACCTCACGGTGCCGTAAATAATCATAATGACAAAGATAGATATGTTTTAAATATAAATTTAGCACCAAAATTAGATTTACATATTGACGAGCAAATAGAAAAACAAATTATTTAAAAATATTTAATTTTCTTTGTTTATATTCTTCTATTCTATCTCTGTTTGTTTGACTATACTTCCTTTTTATATACATCTCGTCTAAACTTAAACTTAAAAGTTCATCAGTATCTTCAAATTTTCCTATATATTCCGTGATATCAAAGTTAGAAATTTTTTGCTTGAAAAAATAATCTTTGTGATACATTTCTCCAAACTCTGAAGCCTCTTTAAAGTTGGTTATATCACTTTCCCAAATTAACGCCCTATTATCAAGTTTGTTATTAAGCCTACCCATAGGATCTGCTTTAAACGGAACGTTGTATCCTTTTTTTATTGACCAATCAATTATCTCTTTATTTTTAGTCGGAAAGTATCCAAATTTTTGTGCGTCTACACTAAAGTCACTGTGTGTCTTTGTATCTGGGTCGTCACTAATATGTAAGCCCCAATAAAAGAAACTATCCCAATTTTTATCTAACCAGTCTAAGCTATCATACCAAGACTTAACAGGCTCATTAGGCAATCCAGCTATCATTCCAATTGTGCCTCTATATAAACCTAACCTAGCATTAAACTCATCTCTTATCCATAGTAAACCTTCTTTTATCTTATCGGGATGCATTCCTTTTCCTATAGCTTTTGCCGCTTCTGGATGAAATGTTTCTATTCCATAAAAATGCCCCCAACATCTTGCTCTCACTAATAATGCGATTTGTTGTGGTCTTGAAATCACTAAATCTAATCTAATAAAACAAGTAAAGTTAGGCTCAAAGGGTAAACGTTCTACAGCTAAAGCTAGTTTTTCTATCTTACTATCTCTATCATTAAACGTATCGTCACTAATAATATAGTTGGTTGTTCCCCATTTCTCATAATTGTGCATCATTTCATTATACAAATCATCCTGTGTCCTACTATAGTCTTCTTTCACCCCTAAGAAGGCGTAATTACAATACTTACATTTGAATCTACATCCTCTACTTGTTTCTAATGTAAGAGCTTCATGGGGTTCTATGAAATCATTTGGATGGTACACACAATCATATTTGTCTATGTCTAATCCTTTATAATGATGATTAGCATCTATCAATAGACTATTAGGTGCCCAATCAGGATATTTTCCTATAGGTTTAGGTCCATTGTTAAACATCCATTCTAACACAGGAGTAATACTATGTTCGCTATAACCAAATACCATACAGTCTGCTCCATAATCCATTTGGTAAGGTTTAGGACCTCCCATTAAGATTTTGGCCTTAGGGTATTCTTTTTTTAAAAAAGTAATTTTATCGTTGACCATTTCGTCCATCATCCATAAATTACCAAAGGCAAGTAAATCAACTTCGTAAGGCAACGAGTCAATAAATTGTTTCACTTCTTTGTTTGACCATCTAGACAGCCAATCTATTACTTCGACAGTCCATCCTTGAGAACGCATCATATCGGCAATTTTATACGCACCCATGGTACGTCTAATTATATCGTCACCACTTTCATTAAAAATTACTGCGTAATTCATTTTACCTTTGCTACCATATTCCAACATGGGTAAGCCCAATAATCGCTGAAAGATGGTAATGTTTCCTTTTCTAATAATACAATATTAAAATTTTTAAAAGTATTTAATAAATCTTGTTCTTCTAATTGCGGAGGAGTATATTCAACACTTCCTAATTTATTTTCTAATCTACCTGATTGATTACAGTAAACTCCGTTTTTCATTAAAACCTTTTGTACTATATTTGCGTACTGTTCTCTATATTCGTGTGGTACAAAATGATATAATCCAAAATCTATTATTACATCATATTTGTTCTCTGTGTTTAATTCAAATAAATCAATACATTGAAATACACAATCACTTTGTTTTTTCTTAGCATTATCTATTGCTTTGTCAGAAATATCAATTCCATGTACTTCATATCCCATTTTGCTTAAAGGTATGCTATTACGACCTTCTCCGCAACCTAAATCTAAAATTTTACTTTCCTTAGGAAAATAACTTATGAACTTTTCCAACACACTTGCTGGTGCTTTCCCCCATGCTGGATTTCCTGCTTCATAAATAGTGTTCCAAAAATTAGGTAACTTAATCTCATAGTCTTCGAGATGCTTGTTAACAGGATATTGTGTTGACATCAGGTAAGGTCCGCAACTGCCTCTGCGTATGGCGCTTCATATGCCCAACTAAAGATTACCCTCATTGAATCAGTAGTGTTTATTATTTGATGTGGCATTTTAGTATTAATTAGAGTGGGCATTACAGTGACATGTTCACAGGCAAGTTCCGCATTTTCAACATAAGTTAACCATTCGTTAGATTGCCATATACCTTTTTTATCGCCAAATTGATCATAAATTGATTCTGCTATATCTCCGTTTTTAAAAAACTTTGTAATCTTTGAGCTGTCGCAGTTGTGAACAGGTATACTTATTGCTGAACTCCTGTGTGCGTCAATGTGTATAGGCCAAGAACCTTTACTACACTTCATTAGCTTTATAAAACTTTTTAATTTAGGATATTTTGCTCGTATTCCGCTCAGATATTCGTCTGCTTCAACATCAACAACTTTTACATCTGTGTATAATGCTAATGCTTCAACATCTGATAAGCTCTTCCATTCATCGGTAAGCATGTCATCTGCTATACCTTTCATGTAATCTAAATCTACAAATCCGGGTAGCTCTGTTAAATATGGTTCTTTCATAATGTTTTACCTTTCAATTTTTTTTCAAATATTTGGCAAACATCTTCGTACGTTTCTTCAAAGCACAACTGAAACACTATTCTTGTATCGTTGTTCTCTGTGAAGTAAACATTATGATAATGTCCCCCAGTATTTAATATTGCTCCGTACCCTTCATAATTGATACTGGCTACTTTATTTAGTGACTCGTCATAGAACCAAGTTTCACCACAATTTTCTGTTAAAGGAAAACTAATTACTGTCTGTCGGGGGATATATGTTCCTTCAAATTCATTATGTCTATTTTTATCTTTATGGATTTTACTTCCTGATTCATTTACTTTTAGTAGCTGACAAACACAATTTAATCCTGTTTTGTTGAACTTTTGTATTGTACTAGGAAATTTGAAGAAACTTATTTTGTAACTTATATCTACAAAAGCATCAGGCTTTAAAGCTATAGCTAATAATTCGTTTTTAGTCTGTTCACTAATAATGTTAGGAATAACTCTATAATACGGATCATAACTTTGTAGCATATTCATCTTTTTTAATTTCGTATTTGCTTATAAGTAAGTCAGTGACAGATCCTGTAATCGTTGTAGGAGTCACACCGCCACTTGAACTAGTAATAAAAACCTCATCTGCTGACAAAAATAGTTCTGTAGTTATAGGCATTCTTTGAAAATTTATATCTTGTTCATTTGCTATATCCTCAACTACACTCATTGTAATACCTTTTAGAACATTTTTGTTAGAAGTCATTATGACTTTATCTTTTACAATACCTACATTGAACCCAGGGCCTTCAGTAACTAGTCCGTCAGTATCTACTAACACAGTCGTATCAAATCCGGTTGGACAATTCATTTGACTCATTGTTAATTCTATCCAAGCCATGTTCTTATATTGTTGTCCGTAGTAATCGTCGTTTACTCTGTGTGTTTTTTTATCCAAGTATAATTTAACCATCGGTGTTGATGCTATAGGATAACTAGGTTTAATATACATGGCAAAATTTATAGGACAATTTTCTAAATCTCTTGGATTTCCACTAGAAGGATATCCACGCCAAATTATAAACCATACAAATGCATTCTCAATAGGATTACGTTTAGCAAGTTCTTTAATTACTTCTAAAGTATCTACATTTGGAATAGTTAGTCCGTAACGTTTAGCACTATTCTGAAATCTTTTTAAGTGCCTTTCATAACAAAATGCTTTTCCTTTATACACAGGCATTACATCATAAGTAGCATCACAATGGATAAAACCAAAATCTAATATGCTAGGTCCTATATCTTTTAACGGCAGGAATTCACCGTTTTTATATGCTATTAAGTCTAATACATTATTCATCAAAATTTACCTTTTTAAGTTGCGGATCGTCAGGCAATTTTTTCTTAAGTTCCTTTAATCTATTAATTCGCCATTCTAATAATTTAAAATCAAGAACCCAAGGAAAAATAGCGTGAATAAGACTACCGATTGTTACTCCAAGTAGAAAAAAGAATTCAGCTATGGCTAATTTAAAGTGCCACCAATACCCTGCATCTTCTCTACCTGCTTTTGCTTTTGCTTCTTGTAAGTGTTTAGGATTGTACCACATAATTTCCTTTCAACAAACTTCTACGTCTATTATACTCATTTATATTTAAATGCCAAATTGTTTGCTCACAGTTATATAATTCCATATCGCAATGTTTATCAAGTATTCCTTGCCTTGCTAATAGACCCATTAATCTATGATTGCGGGCCGCTTTACCGTTTGAATGTTCTCGGTAAATGTTTGTAGTAATATATAGCTTGTCTGTAGGACAATAATCTATAAAGCGAGGAATAAATTCTCTTTGAGTAACGCTGTTCCAATCACCCTTTCCTAATCCTTTGAAGTTACTATCATGAGGTAGTTCACAACCTCTAAATAAAATTCTCCAAGCATCTTCGCCTACTTCCGGCAACGGATGACATCCGGCTACTGCTATTATATTTCCATTTTTTAAAGCACAAAAATATTCTCCCCATTCTTTTGTTTTTTCAAATCTCATTTCTTTCAGACTACTGTTATTAACATAGCCTAATTCTTTTGCTTTTTCACAAAAGGTTTCTAACTTAGAGATGAGATCATCAGTGATTATTTTTACTTCAATCATAGTGGCATTAAATTTGTTACTATTTCTTCTGCTGTTTTTTTATTAAGTTCAAGATTAACAACTAACCAATAACTATCTTCATTTGTACTATTAAATAATTGATGTACCTTTGCTGTATTTAAAAAGTACAAATGACCTAAACGCCAATTTAAAATTTTATCTTCTAGTATAAATGTACAAGGATTTTTCATTGGACATATTAATCTACAACTATCTAAATTAAGATGCCTAAAATCTCTATGGGTAGGAAAATATCCGCCAGGGGCTAATTTTAAAATATGTGTCCTAAAAAAATTACCTTCAAATGGTTTTAAAAAATCTTTTATACTGTTACTTTTCGTATACGCATCTGTATACACATTAAAATCTTGCTCTTCATAATTTGTATTATTTTCTTGATTGTATTCGTGTAAACTATCTAGATCTGGTATTCCAGATAACCCGCCGTCTAAACTGGTTAGGCTTAATCCGTATCTAGCAATAGGTTTTCTAGGATTGTATTTGACATAGTCAAAGTTTTCTTCTGTCCATTTTATGTATGCTCTGCTATCAAAATTGAAACCTAGCCTAATAAAATCACCATATTGTGTTATTGTTTGATACAAGCCAGACAAGATATCCTCCAAATTCTATTCATATAAATATTTATTGAACGTATGTAAAGGTTTTAGTCAATATGAATAGACAAACTCAGCTAGAAAATCAAATAAAATTTATGAATTATGACCGTAGTAAAAACATGGACGTAATTCGTAACATGCAAAAATGTCAAAGGAATTGGGACTACTCTAAAAAAATATGGGACGAAATAGTCGAATATTTACTATGGATTGCAGAAAATAGTCCTTCCAAACAATGGGAAGCCTATTACGATGTGTATTGGAGTGCTGACAGGAAAGTAGTACAAGAAATATCCAGGTATACCTGGGGGTGTACACATAGCAGAAATCCTCCTAGCACATGGAGAAATGCTCAAGCTAATGCTAATATGTATATGTTATTTGTTGCCAAAGAGCCTGAAACGCAAGAGAATTGTAACCCCGACGGAACTTTAAAATCTAACACTAAAAATTCTAGATGGGAAAATGCTTATGTCAGTATAGGTATAGCAATGGGGCTTGTTATGCATGCCGCTCATAAATTAGATATGGTTACAGGTTGTAATAAGAGTCACGGTGATATAAATGGCGACATGTTCTGGGAAAAAAGGCTTGGAATCTTGGATGATGTAAAAGCAGGCAGGAAAAAGATTGCTTATGGCATAGGCATAGGATATCCACAAGCAGACAAAGAAAGATGGCAAACAGATGAGACAGAATTAGCAATAGGTGCTGGCAACGGAGATACATTAACAACTTTAAATGAAAAAGATCCTAATTGGGTAGATAAACATATTGATACAGGAAAAACCGTCAGGAAAATTAAGATAGTAAACATAAAAGAAAACTCAGAAGCAGTTGACCCTTATGGCAATTTACATCCACTACCTCTTACAAGTGATATTAAAATTAACACACAAAAAATACGCAAAATTAATGTGACGGAGATTAAATGATAAACATAGTTGTTACAAGCAAACCTTGTGATGGTTTGTTTTACTATAGTTACGAATACAAATCAGCTTTAAAAAGTATAGGTATGCCTGTACAAGTTATAGTAATTACACATAGAAAATTTAAGGAACAAGATTATTTAGACAGCATAAATGAAAAATATATTCATTGTGAAGATTTATTTTTCAACGATTTTAATCCTGAAGAAAATGACACAACTTTAATCATGGGTAGAAGCATGATGACATTAGGTTATCAGGATTTCAAAGAATATACGGAATCTCAACAGGAAACTTTGAAAAAAGTTTTTAGTAAAAATCTAATAGCTGTATATTCCGAAAATCATCCTACTAGATATCATCAAGCTATCGGATTTTTTAATCCTGCGAAAATAATAGATTTATGCGACACTGATGTGTATCCAGAAGGGCCTACAGAATTACATTTTGAGAAACATATTAATTTTACAATTCACAAAGATATAATAGATGATATTAAGTTTGATCATTTGTTTTTAGGAACTAACGACAAATACTATGCTACTATAAATTCAATAATTAAAGACTATCCTGATCATGGAATTATTACATACGATGAAGATTATATAAATGAAAACAATAATAATGTTTTTGCTCCAGTCAAAAATATTATGGGAATGTTTAAAACTTATGTATATACTAAGGATACTTTTGATCCAGCACCAAGAATATTTCAAGAATGTAGATATTTTGGTAAGGAAGTAATTTATCAAAGAGATAAAAGTATAAAAGATGGAGGTAGTGTGTATTGGGATAGAGGCTTGAAAGATCCTGATATATCTAATATAGCAACAGCAATACAGCAATTTGCGGGTCAACGAAATGTGCCTGTAAAGAAGGGATAGTAATGATATCATACGACGGATGGGATAGAGAGTACCAAAAAAATAGATCAGCGTACCTAGACATATTTGAAAGTTTTATGTCGCAACTTAATTATGAGAACGCAGAAGATTTCGAAAAACAAATAGCAGAATACGTAGGTAGGAAACATGTCGTATCCGTAGCTTGTGCTACTGATGCCTTAGGCTTTTCTTTAATGAGTCACGGTATAGGTCCAGGTGACGAAGTTTTGGTAACAGACTTCAGCTGGATTTCGACATCTTCATGTATAAGTATGACCGGTGCCACTCCTGTTTTCTGTGATATAGATTTAGATTCGTATCATATGAGTTTTGAAAGTATAAAACGCATGGTAAGTCCTAAGACAAAAGCAATAGTATATACACATCTATTTGGAAACATGGTTGATGTCACTGAAATAATAGAATTTTGTACGGAGAAAAAAATATTCTTTATTGAAGATGCCGCACAATCGTTAGGTTCTAGTTACAATAAAGTAAAAGCAGGTAGCATAGGACATTGTAGTTCCTTTAGTTTTAACACAAATAAAGTGATCGCAGGCATAAACGGTGGTGGTGTGTTTATGACTGATAATGAAGATATAGCTAATATTGTTAGAAAACTAAGAAGACACGGAAAAGACAAGGATTTTGAAATGATTGGTTACAATTCTAGATTGTATGTTTTCAATTCTATGATTATAAAACAAAGAATGAAAAATATTGTTGAAACGCAAAAAACGAGACAAGAAATAGCCCAAAGATATAATGATGCTTTTAAAGACTTACCTGTAATTACACAAAAGCCTAGTGGCATATTAGATCATAATTTTCACAAATATACTGTAAGATTTGAAAATAAAGAAATTAGAAAAAAAGTTAAAAAGGAACTGAGTTTATCCATACACTACGAACGTCCTTTATCAGAAAACTCTATGTATGAACATTTAAAATATAGAAAAGACGATTGTAAAAATGCTAAATTAGTAGCAGATACTATTGTATCACTTCCAATACATGCTTGGTTAAAAGAAGAAGAAATAAATCAAATTATAGATAAAGTAAAATCAAGTTTCTAGTTTAATAAATGATAAGATATCTCTTGCGGCTACCATGTGAGATCCACGTCCTGGATGTAGGTTGTCTAACGCTATGTCAATAAAAAAAGATTTGTTTTTCAGCCTCATTAAATTTACATTATTCCAAGAATAATCTAAATCTTTGTAATTGTTTTCGCACGTCACATGATAATTTTTTATTCCGATTCTATCTAAATGATATTTTGCCATATTCATTCTTACAATAGAATCATAAGCAGTATCTACATCTGTATGAAATTTTTCATAGTATAATAATGTATCTTCTAGGTTGGTTCCATTTGGCGCTCTTCTGCTTGTTCCTATTTTTTCAACGTCCATTGGCATAAATCTTTGAATTGCTCCGCCTCTCCAATCCTGTCTTTCTTTTTCTAAAAATACACAGTACCGATCAAAGTAACTCCACATTACTACAACTATATCACCTTTTACATATTTTGTATGTAGAATGATGTCTAATATATGTTTATTAGATGCTCCTGGCACAGCAAAATTTACACATTTTCGTCCTAAATCATCTGACACTAGTCTAGGCCAAGCGTATTTACTAGGTTTTTGTCCGTGTGATCCTTTTTGCTTCATGGTAGGTTGTCCATTTTTGTCTACCCAACAATCAGTAAGTCCTTCACCATACGTGTTACTACAACCAAATGCTACTAATCTGTTCATGCTTATATTTACCTGCCAGGCTTTAATGTATTTTATTTTGCGAATAATAAATATTCAAGTAAGAGTGTAAATGAGAAAACCTATATCATTAAAAGAACTTAAAGGTTCACAATACAGAACAGTGGATTTTTATCTTTCAAAATCCTGTAATAAATCGTGCCACTACTGTACTGCTTGGACTCTTGAAATGAGATACCTACACACAAATATGGATTTGGTGCGTACTATCCTAAAAGGATTATCTCCTTACAAAACAAGAATATGTTTACTTGGAGGAGAACCAGGGCTTATAAAAAATCTTGACGAAATAATAGCAGAGATAAAGAAACATGACAATTTGATACCACAGGTATTATCAAATAGTCTAGTTAGAAAATTTTATCCACACATACTTGAAGACCCTGAAATCATTTATATAGAACATTTAGTATTAGACTTTTATGAAGATAAAATAGAAAAACTAGGCAACTGGCCGTTTTTGCCAAGAAATGATAAAAACAATTATAATTTAATAATAGAAACTCCTGGTTATTTCAAATACAGAGATAGATTTGATCTTACAGAAATAGATCACGAAAATACAGAATTTAAAGAATATAATTCTAGATCACCTGACTTCCATAGTGATCACGATATAATACAAGCACCAGAGATAGAACGGAGAATATGTGCTAAATTTCCGCAGGTTCCTGTTTTTGATTTTGAAATACAAAAGATCAGGCACTGCAGTAGGAAAGCAATTGACGGTTCTAGAGAATTTGATATAACTGTAGAAAATATACAAAAAATGATGGAATATAAATTATTTGACTTTGAAAAATATTGTACTACTTGTATGGATATTATTCCTCCTAGACCAGAGGCTAGGAGATTAGAAATACTAGAAAAATTAGCATTGGAAAAAACACCAGCATGAACATATATTCAGTAGCTTTAAATATTCATGACCATAATACATACGACGGAACATTTCACAACCAAGTTGAGAGACATAACAGGATTAAACATAATCTAAATTATGAATGGTCACATGACCCTAGTCCTAGTAAAAAATTTTTTAATGAACATGTATTAGACAAATTTAAAAGTAGAGACGAAAATAATATATTTGCATTCACAGTATCTAACTTAGGCCAAGAATTTGTAACAGATTTAATTGATGAAAACTTTCCAAATAAAGACTTTTTAAAATTTAAACCCAAAAGTTTATGGGAACCATTTCATAACGAGTTTGTTTACTACATTGACCATCATCAATCACATGCTACCTATGCCTTTCTTACTTCGGGATATCCAGAATCTGATATACTTGCTATAGATGGAAGAGGTTGGCAATTTAATTGTATTTTTATAGGAAAAGATGGTATTATAAAAGACCTATCAAAAAAGATTCCTATTGGAGGACTATGGAATAGATTAGCTCAAGACATAGGGTTTAAGTATCTTGACGCAGGCAAAGTAATGGGATTAGCAGGATACGGAAAGTATAATTATCAGACAGATGCTATGATTGAAACTTATTTAATGAATCCTAATCATACACTACCTAGTTTTGCTACTGAAGTAATTAAAAATAATAAAAGAGAAGATATAGCTTATACATTACAGTTTAAAACTATAGAACTTATAAAAAAGTACGTGTATCCACTTAAGACTTGTGATAATATTTGTGTAGCGGGCGGAGTAGCATACAATGGTTACATGAACGAAGAACTGACAAAGCACTATAAAAATGTACACATTCCTCCAGCTATAGGAGATGAAGGTCAGGCCTTAGGCACTTATATGCATGCCGACTATTATCTAAATGATAATATACATAAGCCTAGTGTGTTTTCTGGCAAGGAACATGTTATAGATACAAATCTGTTTACAGGAATGAGCTTTGAAAAATGGCCATTTGAAAAATTAGTAAGTATGGTAGCAGAAGAAATTGCTAACGGTAAAATAGTAGGATGGTATCAAGGAAAATCTGAAAGTGGAAATAGAGCTTTAGGTAATAGAAGCATACTAGCCGATCCACGCAATCCTAATATAAAAGATATCATAAACAGTAAAATTAAGAAACGCGAAGACTTTAGACCATTTGCTCCTAGTGTTTTAGAAGAACATTATCAAGAATATTTTGACACCAGTCAACCTAGTCCATACATGTCTAGAATTATGCCAGTCAAAGTAGATACAGTACCTGGAATTACACATGTAGATGGTACTGCTAGAATACAAACAGTGAATAGATCATTCAATAAACGATATTATGACTTAATTACTGCTTTTTATAAACATACAGGAATACCTATGCTTTTGAACACCAGTTTTAATTGCCAGGAACCTATAGTAGAAACACCAGCAGATGCTTTACGTACTTTTAAAAATTGTGGTTTAGACTTATTAGTATTAGGAGATTATTTAATATGGAAGTTATAAATGAAAACTATTGGAAAGTATGGTGGGAAGCTATACAACACAGTCATGAGATAAAAGATATACTTTACAGCGTTGGTCCTGATCAAATGGATTCAAAAGTTCATCTTGTTGATAGTATTCCGTTAGATGAAATGAAAAAGTTTAACGATTTAAAAATACACTTATATGGTGGTTGGTATGGATATCCTCTAATTAATCTTTTACTTAATAAATTTTTAAATATAGAACATATAACAAATATAGACTTAGACGAAAAAGCATTAGATCTATCAAGAAAATACACCCACGCTATGAGCTTAGAGAACAAAGTCTTTTTTAAACACAGAGATGTTAAAGATAAAATAGAAACATCTTACTATAAAGACAAAGATGTAAGATTAGTTATTAATACATCAAGCGAACACATGGCAGATCTGCCTGATTTAATAGCAAATAAAGATTACACTCCTAATTGTGTATTTGCTTTACAAAGTAATAATATGTTTCATGTAAAAGATCAACATATAAACTGTTCAAATAATTTAGATGAATTCGTAAGTAAAACTGGGCTTACTAAGATATGGTTTGCTGACACTTACAAAATGTCAAACGGATATGAAAGATATACTGTTATTGGCAATCATCGAACTTAGATTTTAACCAATCAAAATCATTTATTAACCGAAGATCAGACCCCCTAGAAAAGCCAAACTCCATACCAGCATTAGCACCTCGAATCGCATCTTCACGAAATCTTCCATTACCTGTTGTGGTCCATACTTTAAGTCTTTCATTAGTTTCTCCTTCTTGTTGTCTATCTATCACTTTACTACTTAATTTAGCACATTCTCTAAAAGCACTTTTCCATGTATTAAATGAATCAGTATCGAAAGCTGTTATGTTACTTACTTGATCAAATACAATGAAGTTGTCTGAAATGCTTGTTGTCATATCATAACTGTTTACATCCATATTCTTTGTTAAGTTTGTTGGAAGTAACTTGACTCCACCGTAACCATAAGTAAGATTGTTTACAGGATTCATACTTTTGTATACATGAACAATATTTTCAATTTTTGAAGTTACAAAATAATTAAACATAAAGTCTTCTGTAATTACTGCGTCACCATCTACTACAAAAAAATATCTTGTATTAGCTTTTTTAGCCGCTTCTATATGAGCTTTGTGTATTCCTTTAACCCCGTCTATCCTTTTAACTCTATCTCCAAAAACTCCTGACGTATTAAATCTATTATACAAATCATTATAATTTTTATCTGCGTGAGGCTCGTTATAACTTATAAAAACTATATCATGCATTTTTTATTTCCTTGTAAAATTCTTTGTATTCTGGAAATGTTTTTACAAAATTTAGATCTCTTCTTTTGTCATATTCATTAACAAATTTGTAAAACAACTTTTGTGATTGTCTTTGCTCTTCTTTAAATTCTTTGTTTTTAAATCTATACAAAACGTCAGCTATAATTCTTTTTAGCTTGGCTGTTTCTATATCTCCAAAGCCACCAAGATTAGTATTTTCAATCATAAAATCTACTGCTGGAATTAAATGTGTTTTAACCAATTCTTCACTTGCTACTTTTACATCTAAAAATCCAGGATTACGCACATACGGAATATCAACCTTTATTCTATGATCTTCTCGGTGTTTCCTATAATATGTAGTTTTAAGATGTAATATCCAGATTAAAAAATTTTTAAATGTTGGTAAACTTAAAATATTAAAGGCACTCATAAAGCTGATTCTACTGTTTGTATTCCTAGCAAAATATTCAATATTATCCTTAAACAAATACCAATCCATACCATAACGACTATATTCTGCTTGAGCTCCACTGCTTTCCGCACTTGTAAATAACGTAAACTGTTTAATACTTTTTTTATTTTCTAATTCATTAATACTTTTAGTAAATTTTTTCCATAAATCTTTTGGAGGACATCCATTAGAATTAATAGCAAAATCCAAATGCGGTTGTGGATTTTCAATCAAATAATTAATAACCTTTTGTGTATGCTTACTCAACAATGGTTCACCACCTGTGATCCTAAAAACTTTCATATGTTTTACTGCTTCAGGAAACCATTTCCAAAATGCTTCTATATAAGGATTGTGTTCTCTTTCGAGTATTTGTACTTCTTCAGGATCTATAGCATTATATTTCCATATTCCTAAATCGTAATGTCCTTCTTGTTTTACTTCTTCTGCCCATTTACTGCTAAAGGCAGGCCCACAGTAAGAACATTTAAAATTACATACATTGCTAAAACTTATTTCAACATATCTAGGATAAAAGTCTTCATGACCTGTTGAGTTAGAGATACTATCAAAATCATCCCAACTAAAGTGATCAGCACTTTTGTATATTCTATCACTAAATTTATCGGTGTTATCTTCAATTCTCCAACAGTAATCACATTCCTCAGGACGTTCATTATTGAGCATTCTACGTCTTGTATTTTTTTTAAACTCTGTATTATGTAAAACGTTTGGATTATTTTTTAAATCATCTAAAGGAATCTTGTGAGCTTTGACATGATGACAACTATGGTTTATTCCTGACCCTAAGTGTATGGTTACCTGTGTCCATTTTGCTAAACAAAATCCACAACCTACTTCATTAAGTTTATCTTTTACTTCAGCCGGATTAGCTCTTATCATGATATAAATGATCTACCATAATTTTGATTGACAGTTTTAAAAAATGTGCTTTGTTCTTCGTTTAACTGTAATACAGAAATAGGTAGCTGTAGTTGATTTATCAATTCAGTTCCTAAATTCCATATTTCGTTGTGTAGAATATCACCAGGTAACTCATCTCGGTTACCCCAAATTTCTTCTAAATGGTCGAAGTCTCTTACATTTATATAATCCCAGTCTGTGAGTAATGTCATTTGTAAGCCTTCTCTTGCTCCGTATATTGCCCAATCTCCGTTTTCAACATCACTACCAACCATAGTCCAGATGTAAAGCATGTTTAAGTTCTTTGGATGACCTTGTAAAAATTGTTCATGTGTAGGTCTTACTCCTCTATCTGTAGCTAATTTTACTCCTTCTCTAAATCCTGCTCTCCATGCTTGTTTAGGAGTAGTGTTGTTATGTGTCAAACTAAAACAGCTATTCTGTTGGATATATCGTGCGTCCCAACAAAAATCTACCTTAGCATGGATATTATCAGGATCAGCATTTTCATGTGTTTTCATGTTTAGAACATATTCTTTAGGCCAGCACTTTAGACCTCCGTTTCCATACATCAGTCCATTAATAACATTTTTGCCACACCAGCTTATAACACTATTAGACAAGTTTTCATTCTCTTCAAGGTCTATTACTTGATCTAAAAATTCTTGCTTTATAGTATTATCGCCATCTACAGTTATAAATCTATCAGTTTCACTTAATTTAGCACAGGCTTTATGTGCCGCATCGGACCCTTTTATCCCATGTACACGTTTGGCCCAAGGAACCTTGGTCAATAAGTCTGCGTAATTTTTTTCAGCATTTGGTTCATCATAACTTAAAAAAATTATATCTAGTTCTGCTATTTTAATTTTCATAAATCACCTCTTATCACACTATCTCCAAACATTAAATATATTAACGTTTCGTATTTTTCGTCTATTTCAACCCATAATTCTCCTACGAATTCATTTGTAAAAGCTCTACAAGGAAATGCTTTTTGAATTCCGTAATATGGTCCAAGATGTTTACAAATAATTTTCATTAGTTTCTCTGGTTACACAATCAGCGAATACATTTTTTGTATATACGCTGTAAGTTTCAATGTTATTGAAAGGAAACATTTCTTTTGATCCTATCTTAAAAGTAAAAGTATTTAACAAGTAATGTGGGTCTCCTTTTTTTGTAACATAAAAAGTTATTTCATTTAAGTTCTTTGGTGTGTCTAATGTTTTAACATAACACTTGTTCCTACTTCTATCAACAACAAATTCTATGTCATGGAATTCATCTTTGGGTTTATATAATTCATTAAGCAAAAAAGTCTGTTGTTCTTGATCAACATTTTTCTTTAATTCAAAGGATTTATTTCTTTTATTATACTGGACTGCCCAATTTATAAAATTCTCTTTAAGCGTTTGAAATGGTTTAGCTTGATCATCAGTAATTTCAATATGTTCATAATTAGAATTAATATTAGGACCTATACTAAAAATTTCTCCGCTTTCCTTATTGAAGCAAACGTATTGTTGTGTTTTCACTTTGATATCAGCCATATGCTTTTTCTAACCTTTCACAAAAGCTATTTTCAGTATAATGTAATATTCCATGTTGTAAATAGTTACCTATCTTAAGTTGCTTATCATTGTTAAAATAATAGGGTATAGATTCAGTCCAATCTTGTTGTGCTACTTGCCAATCCTGTACTTGCGACTTCATATGAACAAAACTTGCGGGAGCAAATATATAATTTTCTATATTCTCGTCTAATAAAGTAATGGCATGATTAAGATCCATACTGCTAACCTTAGGAGTTAGTTTCGGAGTATATATTTTGTAATAATCTTTATAATTTCTACAAACATGTTCTAGTTTTAAGTAATATTTCAAAGCTACATCATTTTGTTGGAAGTAATGAAAAGCACAGTATACATTAGGAATATTATTTTCAACAAATGTTTTCCTATAATAGTTGTTTGTTACTAATTTGTTTTTATATGTTCTAACATTACTTGTAAAACATACGTCATAATTACTCAAATAATTCCACCAATGGCTAATATCGCTTAAGAATAGCATGTCCGTATCTAGTAATACTGTTTCTTTGTAAGGTGTACTGTGAAAAGCCTTCCATCTAATATCTGTTCTATAAAAATCAACTTTATTTCTATCCGAAATTGGAATATCTATAATTTTATCAAATACATCCGTATATTCATCTGGAACCTTATCTCCAGTTAGTAGAGAAACATTGTTAATTGTTTGGGTATGTTTAATACTTTTAGCACAAAGGTAAGCCTGTTTTATATATTCAGTACCTGTCGCTATAATTATATAACCTTTAGACATTCAAATGTCTTTCCAAACTAAACTTATTCATCACATGAATATTCATATCTTTGACAGTAGATAGTATGTACTCATTTGTTATATTTTGTTTTTGCGTCAAAAATGTTAAAGTGTCATCTTTAATCTTATGTAATACATCTCTATCTAATGTGTAATACATTTTTCCAGGTAGTGACTTTGTCCAGGAACCTTCTTCAAATCCATTCATAATGTGTATACCTATACTAAAAAGATGATCATTTCTAAAATTGCGACTTCCTAAATCGTACACATCACTATAGTATTTCCAATTATCGTAAAGATGTTTTAACAGATCAAAAAATATCTTGTTTTCTTTACTCTTAGTAAAATAAAAACAAGTAGCCCAATAGAAAGGAATTCCTTTATCGTTTATATAATCAAATTCACTGTAGTTTCTCCATTGGCATAAGTCTACTCCGTGTTTGTAAATCTGAAAATCATAATCTAAGTCAAAAGCATGTTTAAAATTATCATTACAAATTATATAATCTGTATCTAATACTAATGTTTTGTCATATGGGCTTAGATAATACGCATTATGTCTTTCGTTATTTTTAAAATGTAGGCTTTGAGAATAACCAAACCCGTCATTATATCGTTTTTGATTATCCTGTGCGTCATTTATTGTTATAATTTTATCAAAGACATCGTGATACTGTAAATCTATTTTATCAAATGTAGATGTTACTAAAGACACAGGTAAATTTAAATGCCTTTTTGAACGATAGGCAAGTTCTATTGCTTGTTTTATATAATCAATAGAACCATTATTGTTAGCAAAACAGATAATTCCATTAGACATCTACTAAACCTTTTACACTACGTCTAGTACTAAGAATCTTATAATCTTCGTTATACTGATTTGTTGCTTCAGTGTATTTCTGAATCAATGCCTCAGTAAAATCATTAAGGTCATTAATCTCAATAGGAGTTTGGTTATCATCAACTATAATAGTTTTAGTAGTTTTATTTAAAAGCATAGAACAGAAGTTTAACATCTCTCTGTTTGCTGTAAACGTTCCACCAAGATAGTAAATAATTAGGTTTTCTTGATACTTTTCGGACAGAATTCTCTTTTGATTATTCAGTGTTACAGAATAATTCGAAAACTCTAACGCTTTTTCAAGAGATTCTTCCATAATTATACTCCTAGTTAATGTATAACTATTTAATCTTACAGAGCGTTGGTGGTATTGAAAGTTGGCGCCGGTATATTGACGCTGTTAATGTTATTTGGTCTGTTTTGTTGTGCTGTGCTTGACGTTGTTGCTGTTACTGCCTCATCAAAATTTGGATTTGGACCTTTATCTTCATTAAATGTAACTTTGAAATATAAAACAGCCGAACTTTTGTATGCCTCTATTAAATAATCATTGGCACTATACGCACTTGCTGTTTTATTAAAAATGGTTACATAAGATCCTGGCAAATTGTTATAACCATAACTAGTTCCAACCGAACCGTTACTTGTAGAACTCCTACCAAAAACCACTGTACCAACTGATGACATCAAACTTCGCCAGTCATTGTTAATTGGAGTATTTCCCGATCCAATTACACCACTTAAATTAATAGTTCCGCCAGCATTAAAAAATATTCGCATATGATCAATACCACTAATCGTAGTTTGACTTCCATCTCCGTTAGTAACAGAGTATCCACCGAATGTAACAGTAAAATAATGATCAATATCAGTTGACCAAGATGCTGATCTTGAACTTGTTACTCCTGATTCTAATCCTAATTGGCTTGCCGCAACACTTAATCTAGATGCCTGTGCTGTAATACTTAATGATTCGTACTGAGCATATCCTTCTTTTGATGTTGCGTTAGAATCTTCAACTGTATCGCCTACTGAAGGAGGAGCAACCTCGCTTGGTAAACTTCCTGTTTGGTGAATTCTAATTTTTGTCAGGTCTGTGTCTAGGTTGACCATATCTTGAGCTGTAACTGTGTTACCTACTACAACAGTTTGACTGGTTACTGCTTGTCCGTATCCTTCGTCTCCTGCTCCTAATCCTAAAACTGCCGCTACTCTTGCTCTAATATTGTTATATCGTGCCGCGGTAATTGTATCGCCTACTGCCATTTTACTTCCTTATATTTTATAACTTCAAAATACATTCTACTAAAGTTTCTTCGTGTCTGTCATTGCTTTCTAAAGCAATACCTATCATGTCGCCGTTTCCGTCAACACTAGCTGTACCGTTATTAGCAATATATACAGACTCCCCTTTATTTACCGGACCTGTTATTCTTACAGGTACTCTTCCGACTAAGGCTACTGCTTGTCCTTCAGCTTCTGAATTCATTAAATATGCTGGTTTCATACTGATCACTCCAATACAAATTGCGTCATCACCTTCACATGCTGTAGCTTCTTTTTCTCCGCCAATCGTAATAAGCGTTCCTACAGGGTAATTTTGATCAGTTTCGTATTTTTCAGCCAAGTCAGCATATCTAGCTTGTGTTGAAATACCATTGAAAACGTTTGCGGCTATATTACCACTTGAATCTCTTACTGCTACAGTATTATTAGTAGCACTTGTATCACCTGTTCTAAAATTACTACCTACCTGTAAGTTTGTTGCGTTTGTTGCCAATCCAATAAATGAAGTAGCATACATTGATCTAAATTTGTAATTGGTATCACCTATGTCATAAGTGGTTGTTGCTGTAGGAATAAGTCCTGCCGCTTGTACATGGAATGGTTCAGTAGTAACACCACCACTTGATTTGACTTTAAATCTAATTTTTTGTCCAACTGTGTTATCAATTACTGCTTCGTCACCACTTCCTGATGTATCAATCTTAATTGCTAAATCGTTAGCATCACCAACTGTTAAACCTGCGTCTGTAAATCTTACAATACTGTTAAAATTTGCCGCACCTGATAAAGCATAATCACTAGCTGGTAAACCGTTTAACTTATCTGCGTTAGTTGCTGTGCCGTAAAATCTAAATGTTCCACTTGTTACTCCATCAGTTCCTGATGTAGTATTTCTAAGTGTTAATCCCTGTCTTACAACATCAAATCCTGTAATAACATTTTGCGGATCTGTAGCATCTATTGTAAATTCTGAATTACTAATAATAAAGACAACTCCGTCTTCTACAGTACCTTTAATAATTGTTCTATTGTTTTGACTAGAGTCTCTAACTTGCCCTGTAACCATAGCAGAAACTGTAGCACCAATACTTTGAGGACCAATTAAAACAAATCCTCCAGCGGCATTTTGTGCGTATAATTGATTATTTCCACTATCCCACCAAAAATCACCAGTGGTTAATCCTACAGGTTGTGTTCCACTTACTTCTGCTCCACCTGTAGATCTAAATTTTGTACCATCGTAAAACTTCAGTTTGCTTCCTGAACTATCAAACCAAATCTGTCCTGTTAAGGGTGATGCTGGTTGATTAGCACTTGAAAAGTTTTCAAGTAAGTGTACAAAGTTTTCGTTTTGTATTTCCCCGTAGCCAGCATAGTTTTTACCAACTAGCTTTAGAGATGTGCTTTGATCAATAGTACCATCTTCAACAGTTGCTAACTGCGATCCGTTTGTTAAGTTTATTACGTATGCCATCTATAACCCCTAATCATGTTATATGTATTTATATTAAATTGCCCGGAGTTAGGTCTTGTACATAACCCCAGCTACCCCCATTTATCCTAAATAATTTTAAAGATCTTTGTACTGTAGATGTAATAGCACCTGTCACATCGTTAAATGTAGCATCTCCTATTACAGATACACTACCGCTATCACTTCCACCACCATCTAATTGTTGTACAACCACTAAACTTTTGTTGAAACTTGCGTTTAAGTTTGCCGCTGAAAGCGTTGCTGTAGCGCCAGTAGTGGCTGTACAGTGAACTCTAGCTTCACAACCTTCTACTTTTCCTCCTGCTGGAGCAATATCCTGTATAATAGTTGCTATATTAGTATTTAGATTAGCGCCTGAACCTAATCCTGTTATATCTAAAGCCAAAGCAATCACTTCTGTGCCTATAGCTGTATCAACATAATTTTTCGTTGTAACGTCAGTTGTTCCTGTAGGGTCTGATACTCCAGTAATTTTTCTTGGAGTAACAAAATTCATATTACCTGCTAGTGTTAAATTTAAACCATTTCCACTACCGTCTACAACACCTGTGCTAACTCCTATACCGCCTGTAAAGCTGATGTTTCCAATGTTAGCTGTAGTTAAGTTACCAATAGATGTAATACCTGGAGCCTGTGTTCCGTCTATAACATCTACACCGTTATATTTTAATTTACCTGTACCAGTAAAGTTTATACTATTACCTGTAGTCCAAGCGTTTGTAGATTGTCTCCACAACCATTCTTTATCTCCACCAGATGATTTAACAATAATACCTGCTGAATCTATCTGTGTATCGTTTAACAATGTACTGTCTGAACCTAATCCTAATTCTATGTTCTTATCTTCAACTCTTAATGTAGCTGAATCTATAGTTGTAGTTGATCCTGCCACTGTTAAATTACCAGAAACTTTTACATCTCCTGTGACATCTAATGTAGCACTAGGACTTGAATTGTAAATACCAACTTTACTATCTGTAGAATTAATTGTTATAGCATCTCGCTTACCTAAACTAGTAGTCATTCTAATAATGTAGTTTTCACCACTAACATTATTCTCTGATACAACACCAAGATTAGTTACTTTTAAAACATTGTTATCAGTCAATCCAACTGTAAGTCCGTTATTGTTTCTTATACTTAAAGCGCCACTTGTAGAATCGTCTGAGTCACTAGCTAAAAACTGTGCCGCTGTTCTAACAACACCCTGTGAATCAACAAGTGATGATGTTCTAGATGCCGTTCCAGCATACACAAAGTCTGAGTCTACAACGTTAAAACCTTTAACAACGTTTCCTGTGAAACTAGGAATTGTATCAATGTTCTGAGGTGTAAAAGCAATTTTACTCCATAGTCCAACAAGTGTTCCTCCAACCCAATACTTTACAATAGTTCTACTTGTACCTGTGTTATCAAGAACAGTTACAACTTGTGGACCTGATCGTCCTTGGAACGCATTATATATAGGTCCTGCTAGTTCTAAGTCTGTACCATCAAAAAAGTAAAGTTGGTTAGCTTCGTTGTTTATCCATAAATCTCCAGCAACCATACTAGGCTGTGTTGATTGTACAAGAGGTCCGCCGCCTGTTGTCCAAGCAGTTCCGGTATATACTTTTAATCTAGATGTAGATGTATCCCACCAAATCTGTCCTGCTAAAGGTGTGCTAGGAGCAGATGAATTAGCAAAGTTTTCTAACAAGTGAACAAAGTTTTCATTTATAGATTCGCCAAACCCTGCGTAATTTTTTCCAATAAGTGAAATATCAGTTGTTGTAGTATCTATCTGTCCGTCTGCTAGATTAACAAGTAACGTTCCACTAGTTTTATTAATTTGATATGCCATTAGCCGCCAACTCCTGAGTAAATTATATATTTGACTGTCAAGAAAGGATTCAGTACATTAAACGGTGTACCTAATTCTGTAATATCAAATGTTTCAAATTGTTCCAATCCAGTATTTTGATTGTATGTTATATTTCTTCTATTCAACAATCCTCCTGAAGAAGTTCTAGCTTGACCTGCCTGGTTACCAGTTGGCGCATCATATATAATTGTATCCGCATCCTGTGGTGTACCACTGTCATCTAGTATGACATAAAATTGTGCGCCTTTAGGCGATCTTAAATCGTGTTCGTGTTCAGGTAAGTTTTTAACATCAATGGATCTACTTTCAACTCCAGATGCTAATCCAACTGTATCAGCATTTACGTCTGTAACTCTATTAGCACTTGTTCCTCCAAGGTTGTCAGCACCTAATGGAAATCTACCTCTAAAGTCTGGTAATCCAAAAAATCCAGAAGCAACTTGGCTTTGATCTTTAAATTGAAATTGTACAGCGTTGTATAATGATAGATAATCTGCTATTCTTTTTTCACTTCCATCACATAGTAACCAACCTGCTGGAAGATTAACTCCTCCAAACGGCACTATTGTTCCTACAGGAATAACTGGAACACTACTTACTAAAGCACTTTGTGATATCTTAAATACTCCTGTGCTATCCCCAGACACTCTGTTTATTATTACTTCATCATCTTGTCTAGGTGCTGTAGCTAAAGTTTTGTTTGCTATAAATGTATTACTAATAGCTGTTGTAAATACTTTAGTTGTTCCGCCAGTACTACCGTCAAATGTAATTTGATTTGAACTAACATCTCCAGATAATTGGAAAGTTGATGCTGTAGTTAATTTATTAGCGTTTGCTGATCCACCTGTAACTGTACCTGTTACGTTACCAACAATATCTCCTCTAAATTGAACAGCATGTACTGTTTGCCATCTTTTGTCTGATGCTCCTAAATTATATGTTTGCGTAGCACTAGGTTCTATTGTTCCTGCTGTAGTTGTTCCTGCTATATTAACATTATTTCCTACCCAAAGTTTTTTAGCAATTCCTACGCCACCTGAAATTTTTACTGACCCTGTTCCAATACTTGTACTATCAGTAGTACCCTGAATGATTAAATTATTACTAGCTTGTATAGAACCACTAACATCTAATGCTTCTGCTGGAGTAATTGTGTTAATACCTACTTTTTCAGTTGAGTCTATTCTTAATACGTTTTTCTGTAGACCGTCATCGTTTTTAATTTTAAAATCTAATGGAGCACCCTGTGTTTGGTTTACCATCTGTCCTGTACCGTTACTTACAGCTATATCGATAGTATTAGTTACTCCGATTCTTAAACCTTTATCATTACTAATTATTAATTGTTCATTAGTAGTACTTGTTACATCACTTCTTAAAAATTTACTTGCCGCAACAGGTAGTTCATTAGCAGATACAACTAAATTTTCTGCTTTTTCACTTGTACCGTAAAACTTGCCTATTCCTGCTCCTGATATATTAGCAGTTGATAAATTTAATCCAGGTTGAATAATTGAAAATCCTACAATAGTACTTTTAGGAGAAAATGATCTAGTTGAATAAATTGCTATAGGATTACCTTGAACTTCAATTTGTAGAACAGTATAATTAACTTCGTCTTTACCAGTAACAGTCGTAGGCTTTGCTCCTGTTAGCAAACCGTCACTATACTCTGGTCCTACTAGTGTCCAAGCACTTCCTGTAAAAATATATAATTGATTGTTATCTGTGTCAGCCCATAAGTCTCCTGTAAGTGATGTAGATACAGATGGAGAATTATTACCTTTTTTAAGTCCGCCGGCGTTCACCCATGATGTTCCGTCATAAAGTTTTAACGAATTGACGCCTGTTGTCGTATCGTACCAAAGTTGACCTTGTATAGGATTTCTTGGTGCTGTTGTATTAGAAAAGTTTTCAAGTATCTTTAAAAAACTTTCGGCGATGACTGAACCGTAACTTGTTGTATTTCTACCGGGAATGTCCAAACTAGTCGTTTGGTTGATTGTACTATCCTCGATAGATATAGTACCTTTGTTAGTGTCCGAATAATTAATTGAGTATGCCATTATTCATTAAATCCTGTCAAGCTCTGTACTCTGACTGTGTAGTCAATTTGTACTAATCTATTTAAACTTTTTTGTACTGGGTGGAAGACCACATGCGTAAGTAATCTACCTGTTCCTGATGCGTTGTAACTGACCAGTCCTAGTTCGTCAAATACATACAAACTATTACTATTCGTAGCATTATCAACAGCATCTTGTCCTGTTGGTTCACCATAGTCAAGTAAACATGTAACTAATATGTCTGTGTAGTTTGTTCCGCTAACATGTCTTGATTCTATCTTGTTTCTAGCAGGATCAGTGTTATTAACACTTCTATCATCTACTACTTTAACAAAAGTTTGATTATAAAGACTAGCATTTGTACCTGTGGAATTTGGTGTAAGGTATGTAATTATACCTGTTGGGTCAATGCTTGTACCACCATTTCCAAATGCCATCTGATATATGAACCCTTCGCCTGCGTTTCCTAAACTTTCAGCTAATGAAATACTCATATTCTCATAATGGATAGCATTACGCTTATCAACAATAATCTCACCATTTGTTGGGTCAAATATCTTGATATGCCCTTGTAAAAGCACCCCGTTATTTTCTTTAAAATTGTCTATCATATCACTTTCCTACAACTGTATTTATTTTGGTAGCTCCACCTTTTCCGCCTTAAAGAAACGTGCTACCAAACTTTCCGCATCATTTAAGGATTGTCCGCTTTCTGTCCATAGTGTACCTGTACGCCTAATGACTTGTATTTTAGCTAAATTTGCCGGTGTAGTGGTCAAAGTAAGCTGATTTGTAGTGCCATCAACACTAAATTGAGCAGGTGATGTTATATCTGCTTCAGGTGAATCCTGATTTAGTGTAACATCGAACATCTGTATACTATTTTTTCTTAATCTTTTTCCAGCAACAAAAACTTCAAACTCATTTACTGAGCTAGGAATAAAGGATAATTCAAAAATACTTGTAGAACCGTCACCTACATAGTCTTCAGTCAATGTAGTATCTGCATATGGTGCTGTTTGCTGTAATCCTTGATTATATACGTCACTACCTGTAAGGTGTACCTCTGGCGCACCTGTTCCAAGTGTTGCTCTTTGAATTTGTTTCAATACATTACCTTGTTTAATTAAGAATGTTATTCTTTCTCCGTTAATGAATAAGATACCTGGTATTCCGCTATTTTTATCCGGAGCACTAATTGTAGTAGCATCAACTAGCAAGATTTGTTTATCTGTGACTTTTAAATCTTCAGCAAGTTTCAACGGAGCAACATCACCTAATCTTTTATAGATATTTCTATTTAATATATCCTTAAATTGACTAAAGCCAAATTTAGGTGCTATAGGTCCATCTGAACTGTATTGTATTACTTCTACTACATCGTTGTCTGATAAAATACCTTCATACTTAACAAAGTTTTTATCATCTGTCAAGTAGTAGTCAACACTAGGAGTTTGTAGTTCTCCGTTAACAATAAACCAAATATATTGAGCATCAATAGCAGGCTTACGTAATTGTACTAATCCTGCCTTTAAGTGATTGTATTGTATATGGTCTTCGCTTCCAACACTTAAGGTTGATCTTGCTATGACATCAAAGTTTTGTCTTTCAAAATCCTGAATATCGTGTTTGCTATATGTAGTGATTTTTACTGTTTCTCCAATAGTAGGCGCAACATCTAGTTTCAGCACACCTGGTGTTTCTACCCAAGTATTTTGATTGTTAATTACTTCAACTGCTCCAAAAGCATATTCACCATCTGTTCTAATATACACTTCTAAAATATCGCCTGGTTGTCCTATTCCAGGTTCAAGTATAATACTACTATTAGCTGGACGTATATTAAATTCTGTAGCAATTTTTAATTCAGTTCCGTTTAATGTTGCTAATACATTTGAGTTATCAAAACTTCCAATTGGTGTCTGCCAAATTTCTAAGAAATATTCTGACACACCAGTTTGTACTGTGTATTGCTGATTGTATCCAGCGTTAAGTATTTTATTACCTACTTGAACTACAACATTATGCGTATGAGGAATAGAAGAGTAAGGTGTTTTTTCTAATGTAAAGTTAACCGTACTTCCGTCTCCTGTAAATTCTTGTGTTTCTATTTTACTGTAGCTTTGTACCTTATCATATACAGCAAAATTAATAACGCTTCCGTCTCTAGGCGCTTGACCAAATACTATCACTGCTTTTGTATCTTGTACTGAACTATCTTCACTTGCTACTAATACAGAATCTACTTCTTTTCCATTCACAGTAGCAATGTAATCTAATTTCGTAGTCCAATGAGCTTTTGTTCTAAACTGTGTTGTACATCCATCACCTATAAATTCATCGAACTCAACTACGCTTTCACCATTACCGCTTACACTAATTAAATTTACAGCAGTACCGTTACTAGGAGCAGTGGTAAATCTTACTTTCTTATTTTTATAATCTACAGTATATGAAGTAGGAGATTGAATTACTTTATTCAATCTAATATATAATCCATTTTCACTTTGTGGCTGTATTCCAAATCCAAATTCTGTCTGTATACCATCTGCGTTGTAACAATTACTACTTAATAAACTACCACCTTTATCTGGTCTATGAAATACTTTGATGTCCACAGTATCAAGTACCTGTCCAGGAACTTGTTCTTCAGGTCCTTTTGAAGTTGTAGGAGTAACAAAACCGTCACCATCAATTATTATTTCTTCCGGATTTATTCCTTTAGCTGTACTAAACTGTAAATCACCACCACTTAAAATTGTATCATAAGATCTAGGATCAGGTAAGAAAGATCCATCTGATGTTGTTTTTCTAAATACTACAACATCGTTAGCAACAAATTTTTGTATATCATTTGTAATTGTAATTGTTGTTTGTGTTCCGTCACCTGTGATACTCTGTAAAACAGCATTTACATTATTTTGTGACGCTGTGCCAAAATTAGGATCATCTATTCTTTTTCCATTTAGGTAAACATTATATACTGCTCCGTTTTCTAAAGGTTTACTTAAAGTAAATACCTCAGTGCTACCATCCATTTGAAATATCTCGTCATCAAATGTAGTATCAAATGTGTCATAGGTTGTTGTAAACCATCCATCTGAATCCCAACCTGTACCTGTTCCAAAACTATAACTGCTTACTTCTACTCCACCGTAGTCTACACCGTCTAAGATTTGCCCTAAATCATTTCCATACATACCTGTTACAGGATTATAGTAAAAATTAATTCTATCTTGTGCTTGTAATAATTCTGCTGACTTGTTATATTTTATTACAACACTTTTACTTGCTGTTTGAGGTTCAGTAAAGAATATTCTTCCATACTTTCTCAAATAACCTTTTGTACTATCTGATTTATTTTCAAATGTATATTCGCTTCTCAAAGCTTCTAGCCCATCAACTGTAACAATTATTTGTGTGTTTTTAAGTTGCATTGGCCATTTCAAATCAAATATCTGCTGATTAGATCCAGTTGTAAATGTTTCAGTAGTAGATAGTTGTGTAAACAAATATGTTCCTGTAACTCTATCAAATTTACATCTTAAATGAGTAGATCTAGCTTTACCTCCACCTAGTACAGGACTTAATCTAGCTACAGTCCCGCCATCTTGTAAAGATCCTTCTAAAGTAATTGTTGGTTGTGAAAGATACCCTGATCCAGTATTTGTTACTTTTACAGCATTAATTTTTCCATCACCGCCTAAAAATGCTACAGCTTTAGCTCCACTTCCTCCGCCGCCGGTAATTTTGATTATAGGAGCATCTAAGTATCCTGATCCTGTATCTGCTATGTTAAGACTTTGTAATTCAAATCCTACATTTTCTGCCCAATGCTTACTAGGATACTTTGTAATTTCTGAAAATCCAGAAACAATCTCATCATTTACTACCTGTACGGATTGAGGAGTAATCTTTCCATCAGCTTCGTTATAAACAGTTGGTAGATCAAAGTCTGTGACCACAGTTGAAGTCGGATCTGTTTTTTCATATGAACTTAAATATTCTCTTACTTTGGTTCTATAAGGCTTCACTTCATTTATATAAGATTCGTAACTTGGAAGACTATCATTTTTAAAAGTAATACGTTGCTCTAATTCTCCAACGTTGTGTTTTGCTTTTATAAAGCTAGTTTTAAAAGCCCAGTCTACTGCTGGTTGTTCAGCAAATACATAACGTAAAGAAGCAAAGAAACATTCATTCCAATTTTTTAATAAATCTGCTACGAATATTTTATTTTCTAGTATGCCAATTATTAATCGCATCTCAGCAACAGGTTCTGTGTCGTAAAATATTTTGTCAAAACCGCTTCCGTCATAAGCAATATTTTCATTTGACACATCGTACAATGAATTTTTAAATTCTATGGTTCCGTTTTGCCTACCTATAGTTTTGTAGTTTACTGTATAATCTTCTGTATCTTGATCATCTTCTTTTTCTAGTAATAACCATCCACCGGTTCCTACATTGTTAATTTTTACAACATCACCTATTTTATCTTCAAGTCCATATAATTGGTAACTACTTGAAATAGTATAATTTATAGGTGTAAAAATATTGTAATTAGTTTCGTACCAATCTATATACTGCCAATAAGCATTTACATCATATGCTTGTGTAAGTGTTCTTAACCATTCTGTTCCGTCCCAAGCAAATACAGCCCATTTACCGCCTACAGTTTCATCTGTCTTAACTAATACGCTAAACTTTCTTACTTCGATAGTAGGTGCTACGTAGTTTGTTCCTCCGTTAATAATGTTTACAGAAGCAATACTACCATCAGCTCCTAGAACAAAACGTAACTCTGCTCCTGTTCCTGTAGTATCTGTTACTTTATATGTTGGAGGATTTATGTACCCTTTTCCAGCATCATTTATAAGAACATTTATAATAGTTCCGTTTTCAATTTCTAATGTAAGATTAGCTTGTTTGACGTTAGCAACACTAATAAAACCTAATTCCGCAAAAGTATCAGATGTAGTGTCGTAAGTTCCTGAAACATTAGATGGTCTTGGATCAATTTGTGTAAGTCCTGATAGATCTTTGTTATCAACGATAAGTTGTGATTTGAGTATTTTGTTTACTCTTTCAATGAACTGTTTTCTAGCTTCTGTTCTGTTTACAAACCAACTTTGTCTTGGATCGTTTAAGTTTCCATATCTCTGTCTAATAGGCAAATCAACATCTGGAACTGGTCTATCGTTAACGTCAAATCCGACCAAACTGTCAATCCATTTTTGTTTAATAGTGTTGTTAGGAATACTAGTTTCTAATCCATCGGAAATAATTTGATATTCATTATGAACGTTTTGTTCTTGGTTATCAATTGTCCACCAATTAAATGTTATTCCTACATCTTTATCTTTTATAAGACTAGCACAATTATATAAAGAAAATCTATTATTTCCTAAAGGTGCTACAAATCTCACACCCTGTTGTGCCGGACTAGATATTAATCTAGCAACATCGAATGCCGAAGCTTTTCTTGTTGTATCAGTTGGCAATGTTGCTTTGTCTTTTACCCAATAATAATATTTGTTAGAAAATGTTTGTGAAGCACTATCATATAACCTTCTAGAACTATATGCTGTATCTCCGTATTTTGTAGTGCCACTTATTCCATCTGTGAGTCCTGCTTCTGTACCTGTCTGTGCGTCCCATTCGCTTGGTAATAATGTGCTTTCTACCCATTCATATACGTCTACAGTAGTACCTGAGAATAGTGTGTTGAAATTAGCAGTAGATTCTAATATGTCTCCTTGATGATGATTGATAAATCTAGCACTTCCGATATCCCACCAAATTTTTCCAACCCATTTTTCTGCTGTATAATCCAACGTATCAAGCGAAGTTCCTGTTGCTGTGCTAACACTATATTTCGCAGGATCATAAGAAACTTTGAAAGTAATTTCCTGTTCAGCTGTTCCGGCTATTTTTCCTTGTAATGGATCTATGTAATCTAAATAAGTTACTAAACTATTAGTTGTTTTGTCAAAAAGATTAATACCTTTGAGTTTGCTTACATCAATTGGAATAATTGGTTGTCTACCAACTGACCAAGAAGTAGCATTGACCGGTTTTCTATATTCAGCAACAAGTCCTTTATCAATAGTATTATTAGAAAGTATTTGTTGTTTAGGTAAACCTAAATATACATGATTATCCTTGACCACCATAATACTTCCAAAGTCTTGTGTATCTTTATCGTAAGCAAAATCCTGTCCATATAATAATGTATCGTTTACTGTTTCATAAATGCTTACTAATCCGCTGTCGTTATCAATAACTTTAAATGGTGTGTTGCCATTATCAAAAATTGTTGTGTCTTTATCTAACGTAGTAACTCTTTCAAGGTCCCCACCTCTTGAAGCTATAGCTAGTGTATTACCATCAAAGTCAAGTTTGCTTCCAAATCTTGTGTTAGAAGTTCTATCAATAGGTCTTAGTGTTTGATTTAAAGCAAAGTTACCGTCTGTACCTTGAATGTAAATATAAACTGCTCCGCCTCTAATATCTCTTGTGCTATTTTCAGGAGCACCTACAGCAATCTTCTTTCCATCATTTGAAATTGCTATTGATTGTCCCCAATTTTCAGTTATATCTTGTGTTTCTATAATTTGTGAATATTGATAATGGTCGCCGCTCTTTCTATACACAACAATTTTTCTGTTAGGAACACTACTATCATCTGCGTTTAAATATCTTGCTGTTGATATTAATACATTTCCGTCGGTACTAACATCAAAGTCACGTCCAAATTCTTCTAAGAATTTTTGTTCTAGCGTACTTTCAGTTATACTAAAGTTTGTATCATTTGGAACGTATCCTAGTAAATCAACTCCACTATTAATTGTTTCCCATAAATTAAGATTAAATGCTCCAGGAACAGTATTAGTTTTAGCTTTGTAAATTGTTTCGCCTACTCTTACTAAATCGTTTGTAAAGTATGTAGAAGCTGTACTAAAAGTTCCTCTATAATCATTATCATTGGATAAGACAAAATCATCTGTGGCGGACTTATCAAATATATAAATTCTACCTTCATTCAGTTCTGTTTTATCACCTGCGGCTGAAACAAATAATTTGTATGTATCAGTGCCTGTTTTTGTAAATCTTATTTTGCTTCCAAGCCTTCTGTTTGGTGCTGAATTTGGAACAGTATAGTAACCCTTTAAAGAAAACGTTAATTCTTTTCTTTCATATATAGCAAACGTTCCTTCGTTATCAAACGTTGAACTATATCCAGAAGTGCTTAATGGTATATTATAAACTCTATTCCAATCTAAGTTTAATGGTCCTGGAGGATTAGCAGAATCCTCAACTCCGTTCACTACTTTTGTATTATAGATCCAATATTCTCTATCCTGTAAAAATATAGCAGTTCCTACTTGTATGTTTTCTGACTTGTCTACAACTAACATTACTCCAGCTGTAGTATTTTCTAAATGCGAACTACTAATAGGACCTATTGTTCTAACAGTACTATCATTCTCAACAAAAGTCATGTTAGAAGATTCATTAAAATCTACACCTTTACTGAAAGTTCCGTTTCTATTTTTTAAATATATTCTTATTGTCGCAAATTCTCTTTGAATATATGCAACCTCAGCTGTACTTCCTGTTGTTGAGCAAGTTACAGTATCGCCTATTTGTGGTAAGAAAGGATCACCATTAAGATCAAAGTTAGTAAGTCTTACGATACAGAAACCATTCCATATATCAGACACAGTATGTTCAGTATTATTTAGGTAACTAAAACTTAAATTTAAAACTGGTTCAGGATCTTGCCTAGTTCCACTATTATATAAAGTGTTAGCCCACATTCTAAATTTGTCCCCAACTTGGTAAGTGGATCCATGTTGTAATTCTGTTCTCACAAACCATCTTGTGTCAATTACATTTGATGATGTTGCGCCATTATAATAACTCAAAATACCATAAAAAGAATTCCTAGCAGGCTCTGTAGTTAATTGCTGTGTGCTAATATCAAGTATATTTGTAAAAGGACTAGGTGTACTTGGAGCACCTTCTTCTGCTAAAGTTAAATCTTGTATTACTAAATTAGGATTGGTTTCTATAAGATTCGTTGTGCTAAAATTACTACCAACTGCTATTTGCCACCAACCTGTATGATAATCATCTCCGATATGATTTACAGTTGTAAATGAACCAACAGTTACATTGTTTCTAGTGACTGTTCCTGAAGTTTGTAATTCTCCGTTTACATTATTTAAATACAGAATCATCTTATTATCAGAATCTATAAATCTATATGCTACTGTTGCTCTAGCTGTTTCTGTTGTAATTTCATCTCCTACATCAGGCACATCAAGGGCACTAATAACTTCTATAACCATCTTAACCTTGTTTACAATGACATGATTTCCATTTATAAATGTTTCGTTTATTACATTGTCATTGTTAAATGGACCTATACCAGCTAATGCTCCAGTTTTGTATCTATTCCATTTTAAAGTTAATATATCTCCAGGTTTCGAAGCTTCCCATTGTTGTGTTTCTGCTCTTACTAAAATATGGTCTGTACTAGCATCAGGCATACTATGGTTACCACGCATCATGTAAACCACTGTTGGATATCCTTGTGTGTTTACATCGTAATCATTCTCAGCGGCCTGAGCATTAGAAGCATGACTTATACAACTTTGTATTGCCTGTGATTCTATTACTCTATCTGCTTGCCAAAGCTGTTCCTTGTATAGTACAACATCACCTTTAATGTAAGCAGTTTGATTATTGTAATCACCTTTCAATAAACTTTTAGTGTTAGACGCTTCTGGTGAACCAACAGCTAACCATTTACCGTCTGGACTTAATGCGGCACTGGTTCCAAATCCGCCGTTTTGATCAAAGTAAAAGGCATCTTCATCTATCTGTTGTAAAAGATTATAATCAGTAGCTTCACTTGGTCTATTGTAAATGTATACACTTCCGTTTAGATCTTTAGGAGCTGTTATAGACATTAAATTATTTTGATCATTTACGCTTATACTTGATCCAAAGTCTTTTTGGGTACTATCTAATAATCCTGCTGTGGTGTTAACAATATTAGGTTTTAATTCATAAACTTGTTTATAATTTAAGACAAGCCAGTTACCGTTATCATCGTCGTCTATCCATATTCTATCAGTATTAAGATTTTCACTACCTATTGAAAATGATCTTGAACCTTCACCTTTGATATTATTGTTAGCCTCACTTAATTTACTTAACCTAACGTTTTTAAATCTAGTAACAAATCCGTTTGCTGAAGCTGTAGCTGTTATATTCTTAGTAGATGGATGTTCTAAAGTAATTACGTTTAAAGATGTTGATTTTACTTTGTAATATCCGTCAGTATCTGTATCTATATCGTTTACAGCAATTATATCTCCTGCTTCAAAATCAGTAGCTACGTTTAGAGTAATAGTAAAACTATTATCAGTAGTATCAGTTGTGCTTTTAATTTTATAATCTGTAGGAATGTATTTGTATACTCCCCAAGTTTTTTGTGACTTGTCTATCGCTGTCCAAACATAATCGCCACCTTTTAAATTTCCTAAAGTCTGTGTGCTTAGGTCTGTGTAATTTAATATTTGTAAATTAACATCTAATGGATTAACATATCCTGCGGATTTAACAAACATAGTTTCGTCTGAATAATATTTTGTAGGAAACGGCTTATGATCATAATTTTTTGATTTAGCGTATACACCATTTCTGTTTAATCTATAAACTAAACTAGTGTCTTTTGGATTTACTTCATCAACCAATTCTACAGGTTGGGGTTCTAATCTATATTTCTCTTCATCAAAAAGTAATTCAAATTGATCGTTACCTTCTGTTGCTCCATAACGCCCAGTCCTGATTGCCCATTCTTCGTAATACTCAATACTATCTTTGTTAGCACTACCTAATTTATCAAACAGTTTGTTAAGAACATTTCTGGTACCTTTGTCCTGTACCATTCCTTGATAGAATTTGTATTGACTCACGTCATCTGGAATAATATTTTCTAAATATTTCCTCTTTTGATAACCAATCATATGTTGAGCAAGACGCTGTTGTTCAGAGTCAAAATTATCACTATCTAAATCGTAAAAATCTGCAAACTGTCTAGCTTTGTAATCAAGATTAGGAAGTAAAGTTTGTTCAGGTTTTTCATCTAACAAAACAAAATCTTTAGCATTAAACGTTTGTGTGCCTGACACATTAGACTTTGCTACATAATAAAATTCTTTGTGTTGTATTATGTCTCCTATCTTATAATCTTGATAGGAAGTCCATACATTAACAAAAGCATCATCAAAAACAAATCCAGGAACATTTAACGATCCATTCCATTCATCTGATCGATAACCTTTTACTTTTAATCTTTCTTGTCTATATCCTTGTGGTCGGTTATAAATTACATCATTAAATACTGTAGAATTATCCAAAACTAATGCATGTTCTGTTTGAACTACAGGAACCTTTAGATGATATATTCCTTGGTCTGTGTTTTTGACATATATACCAAACTCATTTGTGTTATCTCTTTCTGTTGTTGCAAAGTCAGCAAGTAGTCTTTTGCCGTCTGCTTGTAACAAACTGTAATCATAAAAGTTGTCATATATGTCATCTACTACTGTATAAGGTTTTTCAAAGTATACTTGTCTAGCCGAAGGACTTATAGTTAATACAGCACCATCTTCCCAATTTTGTGTTGACCAAAACATAAATTCTTTAGCACTTAACGCCCAGTTTTCTATTTCTTCTAAATCTTTGTTAAAAGTGTTAAACTTAAATCCAACTGACATTAAATACTTTTCGTATCCTAGTATTAAATCTACTACGCCTTGGATGTCAGAATACACAGCACCATAATTAATTTTTTCTAGTGTTGTGTTAAAGGTTTTTGAGAAAAAGGCATCTGCTCCTCCTTCCGCAGGAAGTTTTTCTAATCTAGTAAAAAAGTCTAAATCAATTGCTCCGCCGGAAGTGTGACCAGTCTTAGTTCTAAAAAACACTCCAGCATTTTCTACAATTTGTCCGATACTATAAGTTTGTCCTGTATCAAATGTTACAAACTCTTCACTTATGCCTCCAACGTTTACTAAATTATCATTTTGTTTTCTAATTACTGGAAAAGTATTAAAGTAGGGTCTATCTTTATCATATCCCTTTACAATAAATCCTGATGGTATTTTTTCTATGACAATACCACTGTAAGAATATACCTCTAATGGTATACTTTTTGTAAGCACAAGATTATAGTTTTCTTCAGGAACAAATATATTTCCTTCATTATTCGGATTTCTACTATCAAGTATAAGTCTGAACTTATCTTTTTGTGTAAATCCTCCTATCTTGTGACCTAATTTATTTTCTAAATTAGCTAACCTACTTTTGTATGTTTTAAATGTAATATCTTCGTTACCTATCAAATAACCTTGCATATAGTTAACAAGTCCTGATGTAAACACTCTCGTTGTATCACTAGGTATGTTTGGAAATTTGATATCTGCTAAACTTATTCGTTTACTAGTTTCGGTATAAACTAATTGTCCTGCTAAATTTCTTGCTATTCTACTTCTATCAAACGCAACACCAAAAAGCTGTGCTGGTTGTCTTAGCATCCAAGCTCTTATAAATGCAAATGGATAGTGAGCACTTCTTCTCCACGCAGTTTCTACGGGACCTTCGTCACCGAACTTAAAATTGTCATCGTAATTACTAGCTATACCACCTCGTAAATATCCCGAAGATACAGGATCTAAAAGATTTCCTTGGCTGTCTACAGGAATATATTTTGTTAAATCTTGTATCTTAAATTTTCGTCTATATTCAATTTTTTTATTTGGTTCTCTTACTATACCTTTTTCTAAATCCTGCCAAAGTGAAAGGTTGTTACTTGTATAAGGAGCAGGACCATATGTACTATCAAACCAAGCTGGCTTAATCTTTAAACCTAAACATTCCCAAGGATGTGTATGTGGTCTATCAGTATTAAGATAATCTTTATAAATTGCTCTCCAACTACCTGGCACAGTAATGTTATTAGGATCACCATGTTTGTAAAAATTAATACTAAAATTATTTCCTACTTTGTAGTAACTATTTGTAGTGTAATCTGGATTACCAACAGTTTCTAACCAACGGTTAAAATCAGCTATCATTACATCAGCTGTTTTAAATCTATCAAATGCTGTAGGTTGTGATTTGGTATTTAAAAAATCTTGTATATTGATTATTGATTCATCATACTCTATCTTAATATTATTGAAGATTCTTTTTTCAAGATCTAATAAAAGTTCGTCTCTATAATCTCCATAACAACGCCAAATTGATCCATCGTGTCCTTGTATTACAGGCTGTGCTGAAGGCCATTCTTCAAATTCATTTGGATCGTTAGTAGCATGGTTCATTGAATTTGACGGCATAAACCAAATTTTGTTGTCTCCAGCAAAGATATGTGTATGAGCTAACCCTGTTCCGCCATTAGCTTTATCATATGCTTGGGCGGATACTTCGTCAGTAAATAAAGGAAAAAACCATCCTACTTTATTTTTATAAGACTTAGTTGTTGTTTCGTCTCTTCCATAAATTTTCCAAGGTCCTGTTGAATCAGGAATAGTAGAAACATAGGTTGTATCTAATGTTATTTCAGGAACATATTTTGGATATAAACCTAACTTGGTAGGTGTTGGTGATATCCAACAACCATCTGTTGTTTCGTATTCGTAAATTTTTAAAACTTGATCAGCAACAACGGCAATTTTTAATTCTACAAAAGATTCAGTACTAATAGTATAATCAATATCTTTAATTAATTGTTTATCATCCAGATATACTAAAATAGCCTTTTCATTCAAAGTACTAAAACTTACTGGTCTTGTAATTGGAAATATAGTTTGTGATGAATCTTCTATTTTAAATTCAGCTAAAGTATCTCCACCGAAGGGGACCATATCACTAAAATAGAAAGGATCTTGCTTTGTATTTGTTTCAAAAATTTTATCTAAAATTTTATCAACATGTATTTTTGTTTCCCCATTAAATCCTAATTCATTAGCGACTTTTAAAAACTCTCTTTTAAATTTTATGTATTCTAAACCAGCATAATTAACAGCTCTACTCATGTCATACTCTTTAGCAGTAAGATTAAACATAGGAAGATTAATAGGTCCTGAGTGTTGGACAAATTTCAAACCATATTGTGATTGAGGTCCAAGGTCACGTAAGTTTCCTACTCCTGGATAAACTCCTGCGAAGTCGTTTACGTTGCTTACAATACTATCTACATGGTCAATTACTTCTCCTAATGTAAATGTCACAACATTTTCGTTCATAGGATTTTTTTCTAAATTAATAGGAAATTTATAATGTCCTCTTTGATTCTTAGGAGCACTAGAATTTGCTTCTATAACTACTTTTTTATTATCGGCTAAATTTGTATAAAATCTTACATAGGCATAATTGTTTATTCTATCAATTGTATAGGTAATATTTTCTTTTTGTAAGGCATTATCAACAAAAACTTTAATTTTTAAATCATTAAGATTTCCACTGTTATCAAATACATCAACAATAAAATTATTGTTCCTAGGCCCTGTTGTATATTGTTTTACAACAGGTTGAGTTGAAAGAGCTTTTGCCTTTATCCAACCTGTTACATTAGTATATGCATCTATAGCTGAATACTTTCGTAATATACCTGTATCTGTACTTGCTGTTATTACATCAGCTACCTGATCATAGTTGTAAGTATCACTTAATAAATTAAAGTCAAATGTAATATCGCCACTATTTTCTATTGTTCTGTATGATAAAGGAAATCCTAACTCTGTATCGTTTGTACCAGTACCTTGTTTATAGGAAAATAATTTGTTACCTCTAAATGTACTTCCTTCAAGTGTGCTTAATGCTGTACCTGTATCGTTATAAAGATCAAATAACGGAGTTTGATTAATTTCTGTTTTATTTTGTCCTAGTTTCCAAGTCGTCCCATTATAATAATAAATTTTACCTTTGTTTTTGTCTCCTGACTTGACTAAAACTGTTTCATTTGTTATTGGAGCTGTGTCTGTAGTTTCAACCAAAGTAATCTGATTATTTGAATTCTGACTAATAAACTTTACTTCATAAATTTTGCCGCTTACAAAACTATCTGGATCAGCTGTAAACAATACACGCATACCTTGAACAAGTTCTGTTCCATCAACAAAATAACCAGGACTTCCTTCTATATTTGAGAATACATCTATACTTACTGTATCAATTAAGTCAACTGATTTTTTAGCAAACGTTCCAAAATCATATAATTTTAATCCTGCGTCAAATTCAATAATAGGTCTAGTTGCTCTAAAGTTTTGATCCAGTGTAGTAGCTACTTCATTTATTTTAGCTGTAATATCAATTACATCTTTGTGAGTCCACTTGTTGTACCGTGACCATTGATTCCTATCTTTTGATGCTCTATTGATTACGATATAATCTTTTTTGTCCGCATATGATACAGCATCATCAAAAGGAAAATCATCAAAGCCGCCTTCATCAAATTGTATATCTTGATCTTGTAGATATCCTGCTGTAATTAATATATCTGATTCTGATATAAGTTGAATGGAATCTCCAACTCCTTCTACGTACCAATAACCTTCTGCGTATTTTGACGGTGTAAGGTTACCATAAAATTTTAATTTCATTCCATTTGACAAAGGATTACCGTTTGTCATTGTATATGTTTTTTTACCTACAATATCGTTATCTACATCTAAGAAAGTATTATCAATTATGTCTTTTATAATTATTAGTCCGGATGCTTCTATATTATTAGAATCAACATAGTATAATATAGGAGGTGATTCTAAGTCTATCTTTAATTCTAAGACTCCGTCTTCTACTTTTTGTCCAGTAATGCCTTTTGTATATAAATTTGAATCAGAAGTAATATCCACTGACGTCCTAATTGAAAATGGCATATCGATAGTATCAACTTCAAATCTATATGTTTGTCCTTTGTAAAGTGTTAGTGTAGGATTTCCTGTAGGATTATCTTGATTGAATACATAAGCATCGTTATCAAGGTTAACTTGTTTTGTAACTTTATATGTGCTTTGAACGTCTCTAAAAGACCCGTACACGGGAATAGCATCAGGACCACTTGGCAACCAATAGTATTCTCTAAAGTTTGTAAACTTGTCCCAATTTATATGCGGATTCCAAGCATAGTATTCTTGTGAAAACATTGAATCGTGATTGGAAGTATCCACACCACGTATTTTTATGCTATTATATAAATCTCTATAATCTCTGTAAAATATATTATTTCCAGCTGAATCATTTATAACAGATACAGGTTCTAATTGATACTGATCTCTATCTAAACTTATTTCTGAAACATAGTTATCACTGGCTTTAAATGCTTTGGCATCTTTCCTTCCAATGAATCCGTCAACTTTTTCTACAGAACCTGGTTGTACTAACTGATCAAGTGTGCTTGATAAAAACTTTTTATTAGCAACTGTTCGATAATAACGAGGTAATAAATCGGAAGAATTTCTTTTATTCTTATCCGCATCATTTACTGGAATAGCATTTTCATCTTGAGCCATTAGTATCCATAGCCTCCACCGCCGCCGGAGCTCCCGCCTCCGCCGCTTGAACCAGAACCGCTTGAGCTACTTGAGCTACTTGAGCTACTTGAGCTACTACTTGTGGTTCCTGAACTTGCTGTTGTTGTCGTTGCTGTGCTTGTGGTGGTGCTAGTCAAAGCTGTACTTTGTATACCAGCATTAGTTGTACTGGTGCTTGTAGTTACTTTGCCTGACGCTTGAATTCTAGAAGCTGTGATAGAATCTATTATTTCAACGTCTTGAACAGTAGCATCACTTACAAATATTTCATCGTTTTCGCTTTTTATCTCAATCAGACTACCAAAAGCAAGTGTTCCTAATTTAGGTACAATTATTAAGTTGACCACGTCTGGTGCTAATTGGTTCATCACGTAAGTAGCTAACTCAGTAAAATGAAAAGTTTCTCCGAAGTCCCAATTTTGTAAAGAAAAATATCTATTAATTGCTGATATAATTCTAACTTTTACATCGTTATCATTAATCACTGCTTCTGGATTTTTTACAACTTTGAAAATCGATTGTAGATTATCAACTGCTTTTGACCCAAATAGTATTTTATATTTTACTGGATGATAAATGATTTCATCACTTATTGCTTTTACTTTATTAATATTAGTGCCATACTGTTGAAATAGCTCATCACTACTTGGCGGTAAAGGCATTGAACTTGTGTTACCTGCTAGATATGATCTGAATTGTGTATCATAAGATCTTGTCAAAAGGTATATGTCTATGATATTTGAAGCACTAGGATCAATTCTATTACTATCGTTAGCACTATGTATGTAATGAAACTTAAGATCACTTCTACCTACGTATGCTTGGTAATCGCTTGATAGTGTTAACACATTATTATTAAGAACTTTAAAGTTTTTTTGATCAACTATGTAAAATACCTTACCGTCTGTATATTGAGAATAAGCACCTATTGCTGTTTCTGTAGCAACAATAGAAATGCTACTTCCTAAGGCATAATAATTAAATTTACTAAACCCTTGATCGCTACTTGCTTTCTTTAAAAACACGTACTTGGTTGTTGGATTAACCAACGGATCTACAATCACATCAAAAATATCAGGATCGTCTATAGACCCATCGTCATTAAGATCAAAAAATCCTACTTGTACTTTTTTATTATTTACATATCCGTCTTGGTTCCTGTAGTCTCCTACAATTTCCCAATTGATGTCGTTGTTAAATTGTGTTAACGCATCAGGTTTAGTGTTAAAATTCATTACGGAAATTTTATCTTTTACTAATTGCCCTGTAGCAGAATCATATATTTTATTTTGTCCATCATAATAGAAACTTAATTCTGTATCACTTTCGAAAATATATTTTAAGCCTCTATTTGTAACGGTATATTTTTCGCCATCTGTTTCAAATAATACAAACCAACTACTGTCTAGTTGGTTACCGGTAACATCTCCAGTTTTACCATTACTAAATCCGTCACTTACATTTAAATTTTCCGCTATAATTACACGCCAAATTCTGTTTACTTGGTCATATCTCAAACCAAAAGTTTTGTAAGCAAAAACTTGATCTATAATTTGTGATCTTACATCAGCTGTGATATCTTTTACTAATTTAGGCTTTACTTCTTGTATTATACTATTAGCTGGTAATACAGCATTAACAGTAATTGGACCATCGCCGGTTGTAGTATCTTCTGCTGTACCTGATCCTGTTACACTTATTACTTTGACCCATTTGTAAGCCGTAGCACCTTTTTTTGTACTATCACTTGTTAGGTCTCCGTTACCTATAAAATAAAACCCAGTAGGTGGAACAAATTTTAACAATGCGCCAGGTTCAACATATCTTAAAAATCCAGTAGTAAAAGATCCTACTTGGAAAGGTACGAGATTAATATTTTCTAATAATCCTGTTGAACTGTTAGACGCTTTAGTAGACTGTTTCCATGTAGCATTAAGATCACTTACAATAATTTTAGCAAAATTTCCTAGGTAAAAATTAGTTGTACTTCTTTTTTGTAAAATAGGAACAATTAAATTTTCAATATTTCCTTCTATATCTGTCTGATTATTAAAAGTGAATGATTGCTTTTCCTCAAATTGTTCTTTGTAAATTATTCCGTCGCTACCGTAAAGATTTGTGCTGGAATATTTTCCTGTCACATCCTTTAAATCAAAATATCTACTAATTCCGCTTGAAACTCTATTGGTTGATTTTACTTTAACTATTTCTTGATTAGTTGAAGAAGGATAAACGTTATAATCTTCTCCGGTAATCATTCTATTCTGCGTATAATATGTTTGTGGAGCGTTTACTCTTATACTTGCGTCAGTCTCAGTAGGACTAGCATTTGTTACAGGTGTTTTTAATTCTAAACCTATAGTAAGAGTTTCTGTTGTACCTGATTTGCTCGTGTAATCTAAAGCTATTTGGACATCGGTAATCTCTTCTGGTCTTATTCTTAAACTTCTATTCACACTTGTTCTATAAAATACTTGGAACTGTCCACTTGGTGCGTTTCCAAAAGTTCCATCAGCAAATACTAGACTAACTTGATCTTCTGCTCTAGTTTGTACTACATAAAAATCTCTGACTGCTTTGTTTATACTATTGTAGATAGCATTGTTTCCTTCTGTAGAATCAACTTTTGTCCAAATTTTATCAAGTGCTCCTGATGATGAAAGTTTTGTAAGCCAAACATCTGTGTCATTAATATTATCTGCTTCAATAGTGATTCTTTGGTTTGCTACAACATTAGCAATATCAAATACGCTGTTGTTTAAAGTACCTTGTCTAAAATGACAAAAGTATCCTGTATTAGAACTATTATTACCCCTACCATCTTCTCTATACATAAACTGTAAAGCATTTCCTGCTATAGGAGTTTCTTCAACTAAAGTTAAACTTGACTCGTCTATATCAGTAGAAACTATTTCAAATTGTGCCGGAATACCATTTACTGTTTTTGTAAATCCATACACAGGAACATTAGTAGTATTTTGATTTAATCTATATGCTTGGGTTAATACACCGTTTATTGTTTTTGTTTTTCTAGGTTTGCCTACTGTATTGTTGTTAGGTAAAGCAGAATTAAGCACTCTTCTAAACTGTTCAGCCCAGTTAGAGTTACTAGGATCGTTCCAAATAATAGTTTGATTTTGTAAGTTTGCTCCGTTGCTATCTACTACTGATTCAGTTGTGGAAATTGTATCAAATTTTAGTAAACCATTAGCGGCTCTGTTTCTTCTTGGATTATAAGAAAGTAATCTGGCTAGTCTTAATACAGATTCTCTTCTCTCAGCTAGTTCTAAAAAGTTTTCTCTTGCGTTAAGATCAACTCTGTAAGAAATATTTTGTCCTAAAAATGCTATAATATCAATTAAAGCTAAAAATTCTGAAGTTTCTATGTAATCATTAAAGTCCTCAGGATAATTATTTCTGAGGTATGTAATCATGACTCTTCTTAGAGAGTCAAAATCATAACTTTTAAATTCTGCGTTGCGAAAACTTTGGTAGACTTTGGTCCAATCTTCAGCAAGTAACAGTCTATTTTGTCTATCTGTAGACGACATTTGGTTTCCTTTAATCCTTATAAATGTATTTATTATATAGAATTAACCGACCACTTAATTCTCTAACTAGTAAGGCCGTTTAGCTTGTCAAATTGTAACCGAAGCTGTTCACTGATACTATATGTGAGATATGTAAGAGTACATTCTATCTGTAATCCACTCTCAAATTCTGTCACTTGTACACCACTAGCACTAACTCTTGGATCATAATTAACTATATTTGTTACATTTTTTGTTATTGCGTCTTTCAATTCAATTGTAAGAGGTTCGTATAAGGCATCCCATATAATACATCCAAATGTTGGATCTGATATTTTTTCGCCCTGTCTTATATTGAAATGATTCAACAAATCTTGTTTAATTAAACTTAGATCATATTGCTGAAAACTTGTATTTTCTGGATTGACCGTACTAAATCCCCTATAGGCTTTTTGCCTAACAGGTAATTTGGGTGCTTTTGCTGTTTTTATCTTTATTTCTTTATATAAGTCTGCCATAATAATATTTATTCGTTTGCGTATACCGTGGTTTGCGTTGTACTTTTAATCTCAGCACTACAATCATAGGTATCCCCTATTCTGCCAACTTCTAAATCTTCAGCAAAAACATTTGGACTATGTGTTACTAAAGGTGTGCCGTAAACAGGTGGACAATGTGTGTGTGGTTCATTGAGATCTGTCTTTCTATGTATACCGTGACCAGCAACAAATACTGTCGCACTACCCGTGTCTGTAAGTATGTCTCCAGGCGCAACACAGATTGGGTGTACTGTGTTTACTATATCTCCTGATCCTACTTTTCTAGCTATCAATGGCATTATTGTACCTGCATCACTCCTCCGCCATGTGCTATCGGTGTTGGCGGTGTTACGGAAGCTAACGGAGTCAACTCCCCTTTCTTAATACTTAACCAATAGCTTTGTCCTGATTCAATTCTTACTTGAGTTTTAGTCTTACCTTTATCTCTTCCTTCTTTTATTGTTGAATTGACATATCCAATAGCATTTAAAAATTGATTACCTAATGAAGTAAAATTAGTAGTCGTCCAAGTAATGAATCCGGCCTTTTCTCCTTTTGTCAAATACGCTACTGCTAACTTACAAGCAACAGCTGGATCATTTGCCAATTCAGGATTGTTGTAAATGTCCACCCCTATCATTCCACCGTATGCTTTATAGTTGTCTGTGCCTGTCAATTGTATCAAACCTCTTCCTCGATATGTCCAACCATCGCCCGTTTCCGGACCACCGTTACCCATTCTATTTCCATATACCACACTTGCTATTTGAACAGGTTTTCTAGATAACTGTTGTGCTAATGCTGTTCCTCCTGGCTTTTTAAACATTTTAAATGTGTCAATTAATCCTTGAGCATTATAGTTCATGTTTTCACTCTTAGGTATAAAACTGCTTTCAGCAAATATATTAGCACAGGCCATTGCTATGGCTTCGCCGGCTCCTCCAGGAGTAGCTCCACTATTAAGTGCTTTGGCTGGATCAAGTCCTAATCCTTTAATAAGTTCACTTATAAAAAATCTTGTACTCTCTTCATAGTTGACAGGATCGTTTGGTTGTGTACCCTTGGTTCCATCATTATTATTTTGGAATATTTTTCCAGTATCTATACTTTCAGGTTCAGCATCTCCTGCCCTGAATACTCCTGATGTACTGTTTCGTTCTGGCATATCAGATTCTTTTGTTAATGGAGAATTTTGTGTTCGTACTTCAGGTGCTGGTGAATTTATACTGTCTGTTTCTCCTGGTGTATGAGCAGAAGGATTAAAACTTTCATGTGAGTTCCACGGCTCATGTTGCGGAGTTCTTCTTGGTAGTAATGCTATAGCGGCGTCTGATGCTCTTGAAGCATCTGCTGTAACCCTTAAAGGGCTTCCAGAAGAGTCATTTATAATAACTCCGTCTTTATCTAAAACTTGATCATCATCGTCAACTACTTGATTTGTAGCAGGTTTAGTAAATGTATCACCTATAGAGTCTGATGTATCTGAAGGATCTGGAACTTGTGCCGGACTGTTCATGTGTATTTGTAAAGCCTGCTCTCGGTGTACATCAACTGATAAAATTTGCGTTTTACCTCCAGCGTCTAATTTATTATCAGTAGCACTTTTAATTTGTGTATTAGCGCCACTTGTAAATTTATTATCGCCTACAGTATTTAAATTAAACGCCCCATTGACCGTCTGTCTGTAATCGCCAACAACCTTTGAATGGAAGTTTTGATTAATTGCTATATGTCCATCTAATGTAACCTGTAGATTATAGTCGCCCGTAATTGTAGTCCTATGTGTTCCTTCTATTTGGACATCTTCATCAATACCAATTGCTTTTGCTCTATTACCACCAATTTTTAAATCTTGATCAATAGCAACATATTTTGTATCATTTTGTAAAATTCTCACATCATTGTTCTGTGCTACCTTAACTTTTTTATCACGCAAAGCTGTAAGGTTAAAATCTCTTCCAGCAAGTATATTGATATCTCTGTCAGCAGTAATGTTTAAGTCTGTTTCTGTTCTTATGTTTATACTATCACTTGCGTAGATATCAATTTTTCCATTAGAGGTCATTTCTAACCAAGCACTACCTGTTGCGTTTCCTATATAGATTATGTCTTCAGAATTATGTAAAAGTATCTGATGGCCTGTTCTAGTTCTCAAACGCACATGGTCATTAAACGGTATAGTCTGATCACCCTTTGACACATTCTCTGGAATTGCTTCTATGTCATAGTATTTTGCTCCTGTATTTCCTGCTTGACCTGCTCTAATTATTGAAGGATCTCCGTCGTCCATAACAAAACTAGAACCACCTAGTCTACTTCTAAAAAATTCAATAGACTGACCTTTTTCTCCGTAACTTCCTTTAGGTGCTCCGTCCCTCTTATCTAATGGTCCTGGAGTATTCCAACCGTATACAGTATTAGGAGTATCTCGTCTAGCACTAGAAGTAGTTTGACCTCTAATTGGATCTTTTAACAAACCTTGTGTAGAAAGAGCTCCTGCGAATAACGGATTATGGGGTCTTTTAAAACGATCAGGATCATAACCTTTATGTGTTTGTTTTTTATTATATTCGCCTGTAGGAAGTCTTCTACCTTTTAAATCATTTGTTAGGCCGTCCTGGTAAATTAAATCCGCAGACGACGTTGGATTACTCCCCGGAACCATGCTATTCATATATTGGTCTTGAACACATCCTATCCAAAAACATTGATTAGGTTTGTTTTCAACAAACATAACCAAAACCTTAGTACCCGGATCAGGTGGTACTGCCCAGAAGCCATAACTTTGTTGTGTGCCAGCATATTGTTCATTACGTGTATTTGACTGTGCGTCATTTACTCCGTAAAAAGGCATACAATAATGTGCTGTAAATTGTTGTCCTGCGGGAAACTGTTCTTGCCCACTTGGATTAGCAAATGATAAAAGTTCAACTCTCAGTGATCCCATTCGGTGTGAATCAAGATGATTCACAACTCTTGCTAGAAAGGGCCCACTTGTAAAATTCTTTTCGGGTTTTGCTCCCTCACTTCTTTTTATTTCCCCTGCCATTACAATCCGCCTCGTATTCTACCAGCTTGATCAACATCATCTAATTTTTTCTTTACTGCGTAATCTGCCTTACGCATTTCAAATTGGGCAAGATCAGCTTTTGTATTTTGTAGATACTTTTCATAAGCCTGCGTTTCTGTACCAGCATTCAATTTACCATCTTCGTTAAAATCAGCTAATGCTCTTGCTAATTCATCAGCATTTCCTGACGCTATGGCAGTATCAATTCTGGCTTGTCTTGCGTCTCTTTGGTTGAATATTTGCTCTTTTATTTTCTCAGCATTGTCGTATGATTCTTTAGCATATTGATTAAGTCTTCTTACAAGAGTCAATTCGTTGGTATATGTATTTCCTCTGAAACTGTTAGTGACAGTAATCACTTTGTATAAACCACTAAATTGAGCAACATCCTCTAATCCTTTTGCTGTTGGACTACCTTCACCTATGTCAACTGGTGTCTTAAAGTTAATTATTATATCAACCTCTCCGTTTTGGTGATTCATGGTTCCGTCAGCATTTATGTTTATAAAAGGTGTGGGTGCTGAAAAATAGTTTCCTAGTCCGCTGTCCGACATGAAATACAGATCTCCAAGGATAGTCAAATCCGCTGATATAAGATCAGCAGGACTGTTTATTAAAGAATCTTGGAAAGCTCTAGCTACTCTCACAGAAGGTGTCTCAGCTACAGCACCATTTGTCTGTTCATCTTGTTGGGTTTCATTTAATGAAGCAACGATATCTGCTGTTTTTAAAATATTATTGTTTCTTGTTCCTGATGCCGCTTTCATATCTGTAGCTGGGTCTTGGTTGTCACGACCACTACTGGATAAATCATTGCTTGTGGAACTATTCATAAAATCTTTAGCAATAGCTGTAAAAAATGCTGTTCGGAAATTAATATCAAAGCTAAGAACATCCGTATTTTTTCCAGTATAGATATAATTGTAATGTTTTACTGCTTGTTGTTTAAGAAATCCATAACCTACAGGAGGATCATTTGGCATCATGAATACTGAACAATGTACCTTAGCTGGCACTACGTTGTATACAAAAATTTTAGGAAACTTATTAAACTTTCCTTTATTTACAGGAGCATCAAGCACATAGGTTTGTACTTCAATTCTAAACCAATCAACGAATCCTGTATTTGAGTCAGTTACCAGTTGTCCTTTCTTTAAAAGTCCTTTTCCCCAATCACTAATTAAAACCAATTCTTCTATAATTCTTTGAATTTTTGTGCCTTGTTTAAATTGAATATTTTTACTGGTTGGATTAATTGTTGTTCCGTTCCTATGAACTACTTTAGCCTTTGGATCGTAAACAAAATTTGGATATCCAAAATTACTTGAGCCAGGATCTAAACTTCCATCTGTAAACATTTGTGTAGAACCAATTTTATTAGTAAAATTACTAGCAGTGAATTCGTTTTTAATTTTTTCACTTAGATTGTTTCTTTTAATACTGTATCCTAGTTTATTATCAACAAAAGTTTTTACCTGACTTTCTATCGAACCTCCAAATTGAGGTCTTGGATCTATAAAGTCTACACCAACAGCAGATCCTAGCACTTCCTCTTGATCATATTCTCTTTTATCTTTTGTAAAATCACCAAATAATGCTGTGTTGTCTACATCAGCAAGTGTATCTTTCATTATATTCTGTGCCATGTCTGTAGGAAATAAGATTATTATTTCATCCGGCTCATGTGGTTGTTTTCCTTTTGTAGCTGTTGTAAGTTTGCTACTATTCACTGCGGTAGCTAAACTATTCACTCCTGTTTGTAAAATTTCCTGTATTGTTCTACCACTTATAGATACGTTATCAGGTATGCTTTGATTTTGGTCTGTCAACGCATTTTCATTGAACGGGGTTGCTTTTACTGTATATCTAGATCCTCCGCCGTTAACGTCAAATTCAACACTGAAAATCTTGACACACATTTGTCGTTTAGGTTCTCTAGCAGGGAAAAGTTTATGTAAGTCTCCCTCGACGTCTTTGTATCCTACAACATCTAATTGAAGTAGATATGGGCATTCTAGATAATTAGAATATCCAGCTTTCATCGCACATAATTGTAAATGTTGTAAAAACTGTCCCATACTATAAGGTTCAGTGACTTCAAATTCTATAGCAAAAGCCGTGGTCACTCTAGTTTTTTTGTTAGGAGCAACTACAGATTTAATGGAAACATTATCTATATAATATTCTGTGTTAGGTATTTTTTGTTTCTTTTCTAGCTCAGTCATAGGTCTAGCAGGCATTGGGCCTGCCGCTGAAACTGATCCCGGAAAGCCACCCATCTTAATTACAGTCTGCTGAGCCTTTGGACCTTTCAATCTATAAGTCTTATGGGGGAAATTACACTCATCGTTACTTAAAGCGGCTAATGTCCAAAGATAATTCTTGCTGGCATACGCATCTAAGCTGTTTGGTTTTCTTGCTGATCCAAAATGGAAATTCCTAAAAGTATCCATTGTGTCTTGACTAATAGCTGATCTTTCGGCGGCCATTTCTTCTTCTTCAGATATTTCACCTAAATCCGTGCTATATCCATTAGCTACAAATTTAGGAGCATTAGGATCAGCATCTCCTACTGTAGCAGATTCTGATTTTGCTCCTGAAGTATCTTTCTTAATATTATTATTGTCAGGTTTTACTTTATTTTCTTTTTTTCTTTCAGCTACTTCAAGGTCTTCATCGGTTTGTTCGCCTACAAGTTTTTCACCTTCGGGTGTAAAAAACTTTTTTTTACCTACTACTATATCAGCGTAGGTATAAGGTTGTTCAGCCATGTATTACTCCAATGCGTCACGAACCCTAGTAGGGTTTGGTAAAAAGATAGAAGTACCTGTAGTGATATCATATACAAAATCTTCTATTACATCTAAATTTCTTTGACCAAATATCCACCATAGATCCTTATTACCATAATAATCATATGCTAGTAAATCGGGTCTATGATTGTACTGTGGTTCTATTGTATACAATTTGTCATCAGTGAAAGAAGGAATAGGTCGTATTGTCAAAAGATCTAACGTTCCGTTTCCTTTTAAATCTGTATTTTTATATGGACTACTCATTAAATGTATCCTTTGCCTATATTATCTCCATTAACAAAGTCACTGTAACTAAATTTAGATACTTTAGCTCTGCTGTAGATCGGTTGTACTGTTACTGTAAATTGTGATTCCGCAGGTGCCCACGCAACTGACATTCTATCAGCTTGAGATTTTATAGAACCTCCAAAGTCTGAAAAATCAATAGGATCAAAACCTGTGGCTATGTAATCAACTTCATTAGGCATGTCAACAGTAAAGTTAACAATTACACAAGGTACGTTGTTAAAAACATAATCACCGTAACCATTTAAATTAATTACGGGAGGTGGATTACCTCTTCCGGTGTCGTCAACGCCATGTTGCATTTTTGTTACTGTTCTTAAATAATGTAAACATCCTATCCAATATTTTGCTTCAAGACCATTTTGATTATAAAACTGTCCTGTAATAACTAGTTGATCCACTTGTGAATTCTGATACGCAAAGAACGGATAATTATTATGTATAGGAGCCACTTGGTTATAATTTGCTGAGTGACTTAATATAATAGTAGGAGTATAAGGAAACATCATTCCTCCTGTGTTAACCAAAGGCGAAATAATCGGTGAATTTTCAAAATTTGTTGGCAAGCTCAATTTGACTCTCCAATCTCTATCTTCGACTGTAGACTGTCCCCAATATGCTTGTGACTTGGTAGTTCCTAGTTCAGAATCTCCACCTTTCAAACCTTTGGATCGCATGTTGCTTGCAAAGTTTTCAGCACCACCTGAAACACCATCATATATATCTTGTGCGGTATTTTTCATTCCTTGGTACATTGGTGATTCTGTCAACCAACTTGGAGCATTGCCTCCCGCTGTGTTTTGTCCTTCACTAGCAAAAGCTGTTTTAGATTTATCTACTGCTTGGCTTACGCCGTTTTTGCTAATTACGCCGTTTTTGAAATATGATGTCATTTGGTAAACTCCTTACTATTATTTAGTTGACAAAATTAACAGAGTATATTATAATGTGGTATAAACCTTGGAGAAAAGATGAAAAGAATCAATTATTTAAACAACAAAGACATACTATCAGAGATACACAAGTCTAAGTCGTCGTTTTGTAGCTTTACAGACAATGATTTTGCTGACTTTGATATAATCTTACCTAGTATAGCTAAAATAAATGTCCGAACAGTGGCAGAAGCAAAAAGGAACAAGGCAAAAAAATTACAGCAAAGAGCATTCGAAAAGGCAAAAGAAAGTGGAAAGAGAGTTAAATTAGCAGAATTTGCTATTGATTACAGAAAAATTGAGAAAACAGACGTAATATTTAGAATTATGATGTATGATCATATTCCTGAGGAACCTGGCAGGAAAAAGAATCCAAAGACTATAGCAGACACAAAAACAAAAGTAAATTTTCCTCCATTCCAACACTTTAAATACAATGACCAAGGTGATCTAATTATTGTAGGGAAAAGTCATTGGGAAGGCGGTATGGAAAATGGTAATTTTACCAAAGAAGGCGGTAAGGTAACAAACAAACTGGCTTTAATGTGGATGAAACTTTGTGATAGATATGCTACTAGAGGTAATGTTAGAGGCTACACATATAATGACGAAATGCGTGGACAAGCTATATTACAGTTATCACAAATTGGATTACAGTTTGACGAGTCAAAATCTAATAATCCGTTTGCTTATTATACTGCGGCAGTAACCAATTCATTTGTAAGAGTAATTAACATAGAAAAACGTAATCAAAACATACGTGATGATATTTTAGAAATGAATCACATGAACCCTAGTTACACAAGACAAGCTAAAGGTGAATGGGAAAGACAACAGCGTGATCATGTGGCTAGCCAAAAAACCACAAAAAGTGATTGACAAACTGTAGATTTTCTATTATAATACTAGAGGAAGGATTGTAATTTGTTTAAAAAAGCGGCTGTCTTTACTGATATCCACCTTGGATTAAAGTCTAACAGTAAAGTACACTTACAAGATTGCGAAGAGTTCGTAGATTGGTTTATTGAACAGGCAAAAGCCAACGGTTGTGAAACCGGAATCTTCTGCGGTGACTGGCATCATAATCGAAATACTATCAACGTACAAACATTAGACACAACAACAAGATGTTTAGAAAAATTAGGTGCGGCATTTGAAAAGTTTTATTTCTTTGCTGGTAACCACGACTTATACTACAAAGATAAACGTGATGTGTATAGTGTTGAATTTGGTAAGCATATCCCTGGTATCACTTATGTTGACGATATACTAGTTGAAGATGATGTAGCACTAATTCCTTGGTTGGTTGGAGAGGAATGGAAAAAGATTTCTAGTATAAAGACAAAGTATATGTTTGGTCATTTTGAACTTCCAAACTTTTACATGAATGCTATGGTACAGATGCCTGACACTGGTGAACTTAAAGCTGAACATTTTAAACATCAAGAATATGTTTTTTCAGGACACTTTCATAAAAGACAGATTCAAGGAAGAATACATTACTTAGGAAATGCTTTTCCACACAACTACGCAGACGCATGGGACGACAAGCGTGGTATGATGATACTTGACAAAGAAAATAACAAAGAACCACATTACATTGACTGGGACGATTGTCCAAAATATAGAACAGTTAAACTTTCACAACTGTTGGACGAAAAAGACAAATTATTAAAAAGTAAAATGTACTTAAGAGTAACACTTGACTTACCTATTTCATACGAAGAAGCAAGTTTTATTAAAGAAACATTTGTAAACGATTATGACTGTAGAGAAATAACACTTATTCCAAGTCAAAAAGATGAAGAAATTCATACAGATATAGATATCAGTACCTTTGAAAGTGTAGATCAAATTGTTACTAAAGAGATTACTGCTATTGATACTGAACAGTACGATAAAAATACATTGTTAAGGATATATGACGAACTATGATTAAGATAAAAAGCCTTACAGTAAAAAACTTTATGAGTGTGGGTAATCAAACCCAAGCAGTTGACTTTGATAAACAACAATTAACACTAGTTCTAGGAGAGAATCTTGATCAGGGTGGTGATGACATGGGATCAAGGAACGGCACTGGTAAGACAACTATTATAAATGCCTTAAGCTATGCTCTATACGGACTAGCACTCACTAATATAAGAAGAAACAATCTAATCAATAAGACTAATAATAAAGGAATGTTGGTTACATTAACTTTTGAGAAAGATGGCACTAGCTATAAAGTAGAAAGAGGACGTGGTCCTAACTTATTGAAGTTTTTTATCAATGACCAAGAACAAGAATTAGTAGATGAAAGCCAAGGTGACAGTAGAAAAACACAAGAAACAATAAATGAATTGTTAGGCATGAGTCATAATATGTTTAAGCACATACTTGCTTTAAACACATATACAGAGCCTTTTTTAAGTATGAAGGTAAATGATCAAAAAGATATAATTGAACAACTTCTTGGTATTACTATTCTATCTGAAAAAGCAGAAACACTGAAAGAGAAAATAAAACAAACAAGAGATTCGATTACTGAAGAAAACGCAAATATAAATGCTAGACAACAAAGCAATGACAGAATAAAAGAAACCATCGACAGTCTTAAAATAAAACAAAGTGCCTGGGAGAGTAATAAAAAGACAAATCTTAAAAAACTTGAAAAAGGTATATCTGAATTAGAACATCTTGATGTAGATAGCGAACTTGATAAACATGAAAAATTACAATCGTGGGAAGAATTAAATACAAAAATTACTACATTGAGAAAAGAAACAGCAACTCTTGATTCGACACTCTTAAGGGCAAATAAGTCTGTAGACAAAGTTAAAAAGGATATAGAAGAACTTGACAATGCTGTTTGTTATGCGTGTGGTCAGGAGCTACAGGAAGATAAAGTCAAAGAGATTGAAAACAAAAAAGCCAAAGAGCTTGAAGATGCTGAGACATATCAAAAAGAAATAAATGATAAACTAATTGAAGTTAATACAGAGTTGACAAATATCGGAGATATAAACGGTAGGCCGGATACGTTTTATGAAACGATAAAAGAAGTATATGATCACAAACAAAATGTAGCACAATTAAAACAGGCATTAGAAAATAGTAATAACGAAACTGATCCTTATCAGGAACAAATAGAAGATCTAACTAAAACTGGAATCCAAGAAGTTGATTGGACTACAATCAACGCACTCAATGATCTAAAAGAACATCAAGAGTTCTTACTAAAACTGTTAACAAACAAAGATAGTTTTATACGTAAAAAGATCATAGATCAAAACTTGGCATACTTGAACAACAGGCTCACTCATTATCTTGATAAGCTAGGACTTCCACATCAGGTTGTATTTCAAAATGACTTGAATGTTGAAATTACACAGCTTGGACAAGATCTTGATTTCGACAATCTTTCCAGAGGCGAGCGTAATAGATTAATACTTGGTATGAGTTTTGCTTTCAGAGATGTCTGGGAGAGCTTGTATCAAAATATTAACCTACTGTTCATCGACGAGCTTGTTGATTCAGGTATGGATACTAGTGGTGTAGAGAATAGTTTAGCAATACTTAAAAAGATGGGTAGAGAACGTCATAAAAACGTTTATCTAATATCGCACAAAGACGAACTTGTTGGTAGAGTTACACACGTATTAAAAGTAATTAAGGAAAACGGCTTTACATCATATGAAAATGACGTGGAAATATTTAATGAAAGATGATATTAGACAAGATTAAAAATCGTGGTGAAGAAATGGCTCCATTAGAAGGGCATGATAGATTACAGTATCTTATTGATATTGCTAGAGAAGTTCCTCCTTTAGGAGATGAAGATAAAATAGATGAAAATAAAATCAGAGGTTGTGCTAGTAATCTTTGGGTGCTAGGTAAAGTTAATAAAGATGGAACAATGTCATACAAACATGACGCAGATTCGTGGATAACAAAAGGAACTGCTAAAGTTTTAGTTGATTTGCTAGACGGTGAACATCGTAACGAAATAGCACAATTGACTTTACAAAGTTTTGAAGGGTTAGGAATTAGAAATCTTTTAACAATGCAGAGACAAGTTGGTTTTGGCAGTTTAGTAGAACGTATGATAGGAATAGCAAAGAATGAATGATGACATACATGACAAGCTAACCAAGGCCTATATGGCGTATTTTAAGGCTAATGAGGCATTTGAAGCAAGAAATTCAGTACGTACCCATAGAGAAACTAGAAAGTGGCTCCGTGAGATTCGATCTTTAGCAAAACAACGTATGGATGAAGTACATTATAAGCATAATTCCAAGAACGAGACACCAGAAGAATAGGCCAGGGTAAGTATCCATATGCTGTGGACTTATCAAGGTAAAGAAATTACAAAACTGCCAGAAGATATAGAAGGATTTGTATATCTAATTACAAATAAGACTAACAACAAAAAATATATAGGCAAAAAACTAGCCAAATTTAAGAAAACACGCCCACCACTCAAAGGCAAGAAGAACAAAAGACGAAGCAAAGTTGAAAGCGATTGGAAAGATTACTGGGGTTCCTCAGATCATCTTATCGCAGACGTACAACAACTAGGTGAAGAAAATTTTACTAGAGAAATATTATATCTATGTCAAACAAGAGGCTTAATGAGCTATTTAGAGGCTAAGGAACAATTTGACCGCAAAGTTCTGGAAACAGACGAATACTATAATGGTATTATCAATGTGCGGGTAGGTGGTTCAAAAATTCTTAAAGAACATTTATCAAAACTTAAGGCAATATAAGGACGCTGTTTGATCGGGAAAGCTCGATCCGCTTTGAGGACATGGACACCCATGTTCAGAATCTAGCGAGTCCACTAAACTGTTGCTCCAGAAAACTCCACGCAAAGGAACGAAGCGGGAGATAGCGGAGAATCCGCGAAGCGGTTGCGTTAGCAAAACCGGTTACGCAGATTTTACGTGATGTCGACGTAGGTTGGGAAAGGTCAGAGCCCATGGAGCAAGTCAAATACCTACTTCCGATCTCGGCTGTGCGAACTCACATGAAGCTTGGGATGATGGGACCTCGTGTAAGGTTCCGTCTGACTGAAACAATCTACATGAAACGTAAGTGCTTCGCACTTAATTCAAGTAAAATAACAGGTGTTTGAGCGAAAGCGATAACACGAATGATCGTTAGATCATTCCAATCCAATGAGTACAATCATCACAGGGATCGTCACAAATGCCAAGACTGTTAATGAAGGTCAGGATCACGGCCAAATCCAGGTTTCACGCTACTAACTTCTACGGGAATGACTTTGAATTCAAAATGTGGTTCTGTATCACGTTTTGTGTTTATGTAGTAGTTGACTTCTTCCTGTGAATTAAGTTCCTCAATAACGTTACCCGCAGGGTCAACTATCTGATATCTAGTAATCATATAGATTATTTAATAAGTAATTATGTCTTCAAATGTATAAATATAATGGAATAGGAGTTATTGATGAAGGTTTTAGACGTTTTAACAGAGTCCAAAAAAGTTAATGAAGGACCATTACGGTTCTTAAAGCGTACATTGGGTAAAAACACAGCTATGGGCAAGTCCGCACAGCTGGATGTAGAAATTGACAAAGAAGTAAAAAACATATACAAGGACTATGTCGCAGTAAGTAAACAAGATCCTAAGAAACAAGGAATGACTGTTGACAGTTTAAGTAGGTTTTTAGCGGCCAAAGGTTTTGTAAATAGTCCTAAAGAAGTAGTTGCCTTTATCAAACAAGACACAAGCCTAGCTAAAAAATTAGGCAGAGGTGCTGTAGCAGGCGGTAAAAAAACTATTGATGCTACCAAGAAAGGCGCAACTGCAGTAATAGATGCTGGTAAGAAAATCAAGCAGAAGATGGCTAGCAAGTCTACAGGGCTAACACCTGATCAACCTAATCTTCCAGGCATTGAATCCATGAGTGAATCAGTGTTGTTGGAACAGTCCATGTCAGGCTCGGAAGTAAAGAAAGTTATCAAACGTTTCGTACAGCAAGGCTTTCAAAAGCAACTGGGCGGAAGAGTACGTAAGAGTGCCTACGCAACTGACACGGGTGATAACATGATGCCAACTGATGACATCCAAACTGCTCTTGATACTTTGAGAAACGCTGGCTTTACAATAGACGACGAAAAGAAAAAGATCAAAGCCCCAGCTTAGAAAAAAGGCTGTCCGGATTTTTTAGCAGTTTCTATATTTTCTTTAATTAAATCATTTAACAGTTCTATGTCTTCTTTTGATAAGTCATAACTGTCTTCTACAGACAAGGATCCTCTCATCCACCAACACAGTCTATATAGACTGGCTTTAATTTGCTTTACCTCGCCTTCGAGGACCTTAACCTCGTTTTGGATTTTATCGAGTGACCATGTTAAGATCCGGAGCCGAAAAAATTGCTCTGATCAAATGTAATCGGAACTTCGAAAGTTTCTGGAGCACCTGCTTTTATTTCATCTTCATCTGCCTGTATTGTTACAGGTTTAATATCAAAATTTGTTTTTTGTGCTTTGATACGATCAGATATTTGATTGAAAACAACTGCTTCACAGTTTTCCAAGAAGTCTTTCAAGTATGCTGGATTTGTTACAGCTTCGGTTTCACCATCGGGTTGTATAGATACAACGCTGTCAATTAAAACATTGATATTGATCTCAGTCAATTTTGTAAATGCTTTTTGGAATCTTGCTAACTTTACTCCTTGATCTATATCATCGTTGTCTATTATCGAAAACACTCTCTGTTCTTCAAATGCTTTTACAGCTTGTTCAGTCTGTGTCTTGTAACTGATAGGTTTAATACCTACTGTGAAACCATCTATCTTATGTGAAGTTTCAAAATGTGCTGATTGAAGATGATCGTATATAGTTTGTAAACTATAAGCAAAATCTCTTACAATCTTTGTATTCGGAACAGTTGCTGAAATTTCAATAGTCTCGCCATATGTTGCCATTCTGATAGCAACTAGTAAAGTATCAAGATCAATTGAAGGACATTGCCAAGCATTTTTTATGTTTGGGACACAACTTTGTATTACATCAACTGTAGCTTGTCCATTCAATAACGCATCAGGTGTCTTGAACGTAATTTCATCCCTGGCTGTCATCGCATAAACAGGAAGTTCCCCAGACTCTGGCATTTCAATACTGCCCTGTGGCCAGTAAGTTCCTTTGCTAGGCAGTTTAATGTAGATTTTTGGTTGTCGTAGGTGTTTCTTTAATGGGTTAACCTGAGGTTGCCCCATAGGAACACCAGTACCGCCGGGTGTCATTGGCGGAATAGTATTATCTACCATGTTTATTTCTCCTGCTAAATAGTATGTAAGTCATACAGTATATTTATGGCTATTAATAATGTGAGTATATAATTCATGGCAATGGTAACAGTTGAAATACCCGGAATAGGCGAAGTTGAAGCAAAAAATGCCGCTTCTGAGCAGACTTTAAAGGAAATTTTAAAGGCTGTAGGAGGTAGACGCATAGGAGCAGGAGCTGGAGGCTCTGCGGGTGGTGGTTTAGATAGCAGATTATCAGATAAAGATGTCAAAAACGTAAAAGCTCTTGGAGATGCTTCTGAGTACGCAAGTGGAGAAGTAACTTCTTTTGGTAAACGATTAAAAGGCGTAGCTGGTAGTATCCTAAATCTACTTAACGCAACAATAAGTGGTACAATAGGAGCCGCAGTAAATCTTACATCAGAACTGATATCAGGTGGAAATCAATTAACAGATTTCAGTAAACACTTACCTATTCCAGGACTACAACAGTTTACAGGACTGATAGACAATCAAATAGAGCTGTTTAGAGATTTATCTCAAACAGGTGCGACCTTTGGTAACAACATGTTTGAAATTGTTCGTGTAGCAGGAAACGCAAGTATTCCGCTACAGGACTTTGCTACGTTGTTAGGATCCAATGCTACACAGCTTAGACTATTCGGACCGTCAGTAGAAAGTGGTGCGAGGTCATTTGCTTCTCTTTCAAAAGAACTTAGACAAGGACAGCTTGGACAGAGATTGTTAGCAATGGGCTTTACAACACAAGAACTGAACGAAGGCTTACTTTCTTTTAATGAAATAGTACATGTAACAGGTAGAGGACAGCGTATGTCCCAAGCTGATTTAATAAAAGGTACCGCGGCATATAGCATGGAACTTGATAAGATAGCAAAACTTACAGGTCAAAGTAGAAAAGAAATGATGAACGAGGCTCAAGCAAGAAGGAGAGATGTTAATGTACAAAATGCTCTTAGAAGATTGGGACCAGAATTTGAAAATGTTTTAAATCAGGCGTCAGCAGGTAGTAAAGGACTTGCGGCGGCCTTGGTTGATTATTCTACAGGTACAGGACAAGATCCGTTGACACAGGGTTTGATGGCTCTTAGTGATACGTTTAGAAACGAAGGTAAAAATATACAAAATATGACAGCTGAACAAAGACAGAATTTTGCTGTTGCTGTTGGAAAAGAAATTGAAGAAATGGAAAATACAGTAGGTCCGAGTGGTGTTAAAGCTCTAACTATGCAAGGCGAACTGATAGGCGAAGCATTGAATGTTGGCGCAGAACTTAGATTCCTTAAACAAACTACTGAAGGAGCCTCTAGTGCTGTGGATAAGGAACAGAAAGCAGTGGACATGGCAACTGAGAAAGTAGCTCAGTTTGGGGAAGTAGTTAACAATGTAAGAGGCAGATTACAGGTTGAGCTGTTAGACAGTAATATTTTCCAAGACTTGAAAAATGGATTAGCAAGTATGTTACCCAATGTAGAAGAATCCAATGATCTATATGATAAAGCCAAAAAAGCTCTGTTGCCTTTTATCGATGAACTGAATAATGTTTGGACATGGTTAAAGACAGAGGGATACGACATGATGGAAAATGCGTTTAAAAAGACTTGGGACTGGATGTCAGGACCTGGATTACAGATGGTTAAAGATTATTCTAAAATGGCTTATGATTGGTTTAGTGGAATTGATTTTGAAGGAATTAAAAACGACTTTTTAGCTGGATGGGAAAAAGTTAAGAAATTCTTCGCAGGGTTTGATCTTGATGCTATAAAATTAAAGTTCGATAATGCCATGAAGAAGCTCGAGAACATGATGCCTGATATTCCGTCCATAGACGAAATAAAAACATCAATGAAAGCGGCACTTAAAAAATTAACCGATGCTATCCCAGGACCGCAAGATATTAAAGACGCATTGACTGACCTTAAAAATGAGTTTGTACAGGATATGAAAGAGCTAATTGATTATCTGTTTACTCAATTAAGGAAAGTGGTAGACGAGTATCTTGTAAATCCAGCCAAAGCAGTAATCGAAAAAGGCGAAGAAATAGTCCAAGACACCAAAGACCTAGCAATAGAAACTAAAGATAAAGTAGTTTCAGGAGTCGGGGCTTTAAAAGACAAAGCAGGAGAAACGTACCAAAATACCAAAAACGCAGTTAAAAACTTTTTAGGTTTTGGAGATAAAGATCCTGTTGTACCACCACCTACAGGTATGTCTCCAGGAGCAATGGGCGGAAAAGTCAATACGACGCCGGACGATGGTGCACTTCAGTTAAATATAACGATGGAGAAACAACTAAAAGTACTAACAGATATTGACAGACACGTCAAAGAAAATGGAAGATATGGTAATCTTTTGGATGGTATAAATTAAGGATTTAATATGAGCTGGAAAAGATATTTTAACACGTTGGATGCTGATGGATCAAATAGTCCATTAAGTGTAGCCGGAAACCAACCAGGTCCAGCAAGAACCAATTATTCAAGTTTTTTACCTGACGTGTATACAGGAGCACCTAACAGGGTAGAACGTTACGGACAATATAATGTAATGGATCAAGATTCTGAGGTAAATGGTGCTTTGGACATACTAGCAGAATTCTGTACGCAACTTAATACACAAAACAAAACCTCATTTACAATAGATTTTAAACAAACAGCTACCGGTTCTGAAATAAAGATCATTGAACAATATTTACAGCAGTGGCATAGACAACAAAATTTTGAAACTAGAATGTTCAAAATTGTTAGAAACGTATTTAAATTTGGAGATTCTTTTTTCATAAGAGATCCCGAAACAAAAACTTGGTACCATGTTGATCCAGCAAAAGTTTCAAGCATAATTGTAAACGAGTCTGAAGGCAAAAAGCCTGAGCAGTATATTATTAGAGACATTAATCTAAACTTTGTTGATAAGGTTGCTACAACTCCTTACACTACAAACGGTAATGTTACAGGTGGTGGTGACGGTTACTTAACCGGCGGTGTTAGAGGTATGGTTGGTAACACACAAACTTCAGGATCAAGTGCGGGTAGATTTGGTCACGACAAAACAAAAGAAATTGCTGTCAACGCTGAACACATGATACATTTAAGTTTGAGTGAAGGACTAGACAACAACGCACCATTTGGAAACAGTTTATTAGAAGGTATATTTAAAGTATACAAACAAAAAGAATTACTTGAAGATGCTATTATTATTTACAGAACACAGAGAGCGCCGGAAAGAAGAGTCTTTTATGTTGATGTAGGTAACATGCCAAGTCACTTGGCAATGCAGTTCGTAGAACGTGTGAAAACGGAAATCCATCAAAGACGTATACCGTCAAAATCAGGTGGAGGCACAAGTGTAATCGATAGTGCTTATAATCCACTTTCAACAAATGAAGATTACTTCTTTCCGCAAACAGCAGAAGGACGTGGATCTAAAGTTGAAACATTACCAGGTGGTACTAACCTAGGTGAGATTGATGATCTAAAATACTTTACTAACAAACTTGTTAGAGGTTTACGTATTCCAAGTTCATACTTACCAGCCGCGGCACAGGATGAAGGACAAAGTTCATTTAACGATGGTAGAGTTGGTACAGCTTTTATTCAAGAACTAAGATTTAACAAATACTGTGAGCGTTTACAAAACTTGCTAGTAGAAGTTTTTAACCAAGAATTTAAAAGATATCTAATGGAAAAGGGCATTAATATAGATTTAGCTATGTTTGATATTATGTTCCAACCTCCACAAAACTTTGCTAGTTACAGACAAAGTGAATTAGACAATCAACGTATTGGAACATTCACACAGATACAAGCTATTCCTTTTATGAGTAATAGATATGCTATGAAACGTTTCCTAGGAATGTCAGAATCAGAACTTGCTGAAAATGAAAGACTATGGAAAGAAGAAAATGATGAAAATATTACAACTCCAACTAATGCGAGTGGAGAAATGAGAGGCGCAGGTATAAGTGGCGCAGGAATAGAGGCCGATCTTGGAGGAGCAGAAGACACAGTTCCAGAAGAGGGAGGAGAGGACATAACAGTAGGTCAAGGAGACACAGCGGCTCCTGATCCAGCAACAGCAGGGGCACCGGATACACCTCCGGCATAAATAGTTACATGATACTACGAGAATTTTTTTATTTTGATAAACAAACATTTGAACCTGTTGAAGACAAGTCCTATGATGCCGTTGATGACGAAAGTATTGTCAAACGTGACGACACGAGAAAAACTAGACTTTCATTAAAACAAATTAATAAAGCTCGTAAAGCGTCAGAATTCCATCAAGAAGAAAAAGATAAGGAACTAGACTTTATACGTCAGATGTACGGAATACAGGCACAACCAGAAGCCCTTTAGGAGTGTTTCATGACCGTAGCTTTCGTGATAGGCAATGGCGAAAGTCGTAAAGACTTAGACTTACATCCACTTAGAAATTACGGCAAAGTATATGCTTGTAATGCAGTTTTCCGACACTATCAACCCGATTATCTAGTAGCAGTAGACGTAAAAATGATACTGGAAATAAATCAACACAAATGGCAAATGGAAAACGAGGTATGGACTAACCCTAATAAACAGTACCACGGATTTCAAGGATTCAATTTTTTTCAACCTAGCAAGGGTTGGAGTAGTGGCCCTACAGCATTATGGTTGGCAAGCACCCATAAACATGATACAATTTACATATTAGGTTTTGATTTTCATGGTAAGGCTGACGACAAAGGACAGCGTACTAAGGTAAATAATTTGTACGCAGGAACACACAATTACAAAAGATCAGGTGAACCAGCTACGTATTTTGGCAACTGGGAAAGGCAAACTGCTTCTACTTGTGAAGCACACGCAGGAACTAAATACATTAGGATAGTTGAAGACGGTGACGATTTTGTACCTAAGCAATTGAAGAAAGTAAGTAATTTATCTCATATCACATTAAGTGAATTTAAGAGATATTATGATTTTTGATACCAAGATGTCAAAAAACCCCGTTTTGACACCATTTTCCACGTATTTTATAATAAAAGTGTAAATATTACTGACAGCCTTACACCATTAACATGACAGGAGAAACAAATGGCAGATCAATCAAAACTAGAGCAAATGCTCGAAAAATTAGTTAACAATGATCGCGATGGCGCGGATTCATTGTTTCACGAGTTTGTAATCGAAAAATCACGTGGCATTTATGAAAAAATGCTAGAAGATGATCTTAAAGATCTTGAAGTAGACGAAGCATCTAAGAAAAAAGATGACGAAAAAGATCACGATAAAAAAGACAAAAAAATGAAAGAAGAGTCAGACGAAGAAGTTGACGAAGCTTCAGATGATGAAGAAGTTGACGAAGCTTCAAATGATGACGAAGAAGTAGACGAAGCATCAGACGAAGAAACTGACGAAAATATGGAAATTACACCAGAAGCTGACCCAATGGGCGGCGATGCCTCTGACGATATGATGAAAGATATCGAAGCAGACGGCGATGATGGTGATATGGACGGCGACATGGGCGGCGATGAAGAAGAAATCGAAGACCGTGTAGTTGATCTAGAAGATGCTCTTGATGACCTAAAAGCTGAATTTGAAAAAATGATGGCTGATAAAGGTGGCGAAGACGACATGGATGACATGGACGATGATGCCGCTGATATGGATATGGGTGATAAAGAGAAGGAAGATGAAGCATTTATGCCAACTTCCGAACTTAGCGGTGAAGAACTTCCAGTAGAAGACATGGAGCCAGCATACGAAGGCAAAAAGTCACAACAGGAAGTAATGCGTGAATATGTTAATAAAGTTGCTATGCCTAAAGGCGAAGACAACAAAGCTAAAAGCCCAGTAGCAGGTGCTAATAATATGGGTGGAACAGCAAGTAACATAGCACAAGGCGGCGAAGGTGATACAAAAGGTTCAGGACAAACTCCTAAAATTGAAGACATGGGGAATGTTAACAAACCAGGTAACACTAAAGCTCCAAGCATGAACAAAGCTAATGGCCACGGTGCTGAGAAAAAAGGCGCAGGCGAAACAGGTACTGATACTAAATCACCTATCGGTAGCTAATTGAGGACTAAAGGGTAGATGTTAAACTTAACTGAAACGCTATCATTCGACCAAGCAAAAATGGTCGTGGAGCAAACCGAAAATAAAGATACGGGTGGTAAGGACTTGTATCTTAAAGGTATTTGCATCCAAGGTGGTGTACGTAATGCTAATCAAAGAGTATATCCTGTGAATGAAATCGGTAGAGCTGTCAACACGCTCAACGATCAAATACAAGGCGGATATAGTGTACTTGGTGAAGTAGATCATCCAGACGGACTCAACATTAACCTGGATCGTGTATCACACATGATAACTGAAATGTGGATGGACGGACCAAATGGTTACGGAAAACTTAAAGTAATTCCTACCCCGATGGGACAACTAGTAAAAACAATGCTGGAAAGCGGAGTTAAAATAGGTGTTTCATCTAGGGGTTCAGGAAATGTAAGTGAAGACGGAAGCGGAGAAGTTAGCGAGTTTGAAATTATAACTGTTGACTGTGTCGCACAACCAAGTGCTCCGGGAGCATATCCAACTCCCATTTATGAGCATTTGATGAATACAAAACATGGCTACAAGGCATTCAATATGGCTCGTGAGTTAAAACACGATGAAAAGGCACAAAAGTATCTAAAGGACTCGTTGGTAAACATTATCAGCGGGCTCAGCAATTAGGAGAAACAAAATGTTAGATGCACTGAAAAATCTCTTCGAAAACAACGCTATTTCAGAAGAAATCAGAGCAGAAATCGAAAAGGCTTGGAACGATAGGGTAAATGAAAACCGATTACAGGCGACAGCAGAGCTACGTGAAGAGTTTGCTCAAAAGTATGAGCATGACAAGCAGACAATGGTGGAAGCTATTGATAAAATGCTTGAAGACAGACTAGGCGCGGAGATTACTGAGTTTGCGGACGATCGTCATAAACTAGCTGAAGCAAGAGCAAAGTATGCAGTAGCAATGCGTGAAAACGCAGATCTATTGAAGAACTTTGTTGTTGGCCAACTAGGTAAAGAAGTAGGCGAATTGCACGAAGACCAGAAGGCTATGGCAGGTAAGTTCCAAAAACTTGAAGATTTCATTGTTGATTCTTTATCAAAAGAAATCGCAGAGTTCTACGAAGATAAAAGAGATTTGGCAGAAACAAAAGTACGTTTAGTACGTGAAGCCAAAAATCATCTAGCTAAAGTTAAAGGCAAATTCATCAAGGATGCGACTACAGTTGTAGCAGAAACAGTTGAAAAAGGTCTAAAGAAAGAGATCGGACAACTTAAAGAAGATATAGATTCAGCTCGTAAGAATGACTTTGGTAGAAAGATTTTCGAATCTTTTGCTAATGAATACTCACAGAGCTATCTAAATGAGAAGTCAGAAACTGCTAAACTACTTAAAGTTGTAGACTTGAAGGACAAGCAATTAGCAGAAGCTAAAGTTAAAGCTAGTGAACAGAAAGCACTAGTTGAATCTAAACAGCAAGAAATTGCTAAAGTAACTGATTCAGCTAAGAGAGCAGAAGTCATTGGCGAACTTATTGCTCCTTTGAATAAGAAGCAAAAAGAAATCATGACAGATTTGCTGGAATCTGTACAGACAGTTAAACTAAAGTCACAGTTTGACAAGTACATACCAAGCGTAATAGCAGGTGATAAACCAGCGAAGGACACCAAGGCGACGTTAACAGAAGGCACAGAAGTTACAGGCAATAAAGAAAATAATGACATAGATGCAGGTTCGTCTAACACAGATAATGTGATAGACATTAGAAGACTTGCAGGATTAAACTAAGGAGAAAAACATGTCAGAACTACTAGAAAGTCGCTGGCAGGATACGAAAACTGCACTTCTAGAAGGCCTCGAAGGCAATAAAAAGTCAGTTATGGGTGTTACATTAGAAAACACTCGTAAGTACTTGGCTGAGGCCGCAACAGCAGGTGCATCTAGTGCAGGCAACGTTGCTACACTAAACAGAGTGATCCTTCCAGTAATAAGAAGGGTTATGCCTACGGTTATCGCTAACGAATTAGTTGGTGTACAACCTATGACAGGCCCTGTGGGACAAATCCACACACTAAGAGTAAGATATGCTGACAGTATGGCATCATCTGCAACAGCTACTACAGCAGGCGAAGAGGCATTAAGCCCATTCAAAATTGCTGAGGGCTATTCAGGTGCTGGCGATGCGGCTACTTACAACGACAAAACAGCTAACACAACAGCTTCTTTAGAAGGTGTAGCTGGTAAGAGATTGTCAATTCAGATCTTAAAGCAAACAGTCGAAGCAAAAACCAGAAAGCTATCAGCTAGATGGACTTTTGAAGCGGCTCAAGATGCTCAAGCTCAACAAGGTATTGATATCGAAGCAGAAATTATGGCGGCATTGGCGCAAGAAATTACTGCTGAAATTGACCAAGAGATTCTTTCATCTCTACGTACTTTGGCTGGAACAGTCGAAACTTACGATCAGGCGGCGGTAAGCGGTACAGCAACTTTCGTTGGTGACGAACATGCGGCATTAGCTGTTCAAATCAACAGAGTGGCAAACTTAATTGCGGCTAGAACAAGACGTGGTGCTGGTAACTACGCAGTGGTATCACCATTTGCGTTAACATTACTACAGTCTGCTACAACTTCAGCGTTTGCAAGAACAACTGAAGGTACTTTTGAAGCTCCAACTAACACTAAAATGGTTGGTACACTTAACGGTGCGATGAAAGTATACGTAGACGCTTATGCGGCGGATAGTACAGAAGTATTGATTGGATACAAAGGTTCAAGTGAATCTGATGCTCCAGCATTCTACTGTCCATACATTCCGTTAATGTCAAGTGGCGTTGTATTAGATCCAAGCACATTTGAACCAGTAGTGTCATTTATGACAAGATATGGTTACATTGAGCTATCTAATGTGGCATCATCACTTGGTAACGCGGCTGATTACCTTGGCGCAGTAGCAATTACTAACGGCAACGTATCATTTAGCTAATACCTAAACGACGACAAATTTAAAAGGGCGGCTTATGTCGCCCTTTTTTTATGGATTTTGGTAAACAAAATACAAAAAAAGTGTTGACAAATGCTTTTTTCTCTGTTATATTGTATACATAAGCTAGAAACTTGTAGCTAGAGTTTTTAAATAGTGCAAGGAAGAGGCGTTTACCAGAGCGTCGAACTTGACTAGTTAGGGGTGGTACCCAGGCTTGGTAGTAGAAATACGCTGAGTCACATCGCTCTCCCGAGCGGAACTAGGTTCCCTGGTTATCAGAATGGCATCTGTGGCGAGGGGTTGTAGGTATAACCGAGTCCTACCTATTATTGCTTATTTTAAAAGGTGTGCAAGGAAACTTGTATACCTTTTTCCTTTTGTGATAAATACAATGTCTAAGAGAGAACCTCTAAGATGAGGACTTATGCTGTTTAACCCACAGCGTAGACCTAGAACGTCTAACATAAGGAGAAAAAAATGGGAAGACCTATTAATAAAAAGCACATTGGTGATGGAGCAGGTAAAATCCAAGTAACTGCGGTTAAATTCGCGGCTGGTGGAGAAATTACTACTGAGTCACATATTGTGTCACAACGATCAACAAGAAAATTCATCGTTACTGATGGAACTAAAACAGAAACTTGTACACTTGTTAACAAATCAATCGGCGGCTTAGGTGCTAGTGAATTCTGCATCAACGTAACTGACAGTGATGGTGTTACAAAACAAGTTACCAAGTTAATGAACAGAAAAATGCAACTTGAAGGTGCTTCTAACCATAAATGGGCTAGATCATCAACAGGTACATCTGAAGCAATTGAAAAAGTTATTTCAGGTGCTACAGCGGCAAATCCATGTGTTATTACAGCAACTGGACACGGCTTCAGCAACGGAGATAAAGTATCTATCCGTGGCGTAGTTGGAATGGTTGAGCTAAACACTGAAACTGCTTACACAGTAGCTGGTAAGACAACTAACAACTTCCAATTATCGGGTGTTAATAGTTCAGGCTTTACAGCATACGGTTCAGGTGGTGTAGTTACTAAAGCGGCGGCTGAAAGCGGCGGCATTGTAGTTGACGCACAGGCATCGTAAGATAAGATATAAATGTTGTGGGGGCAAGTTCCCCACAACAATTTAAGGAATTATAAATGTCAAAGAATTTAAATGTAAACAGCGGTAATTATACCATAAGAGTAGCAGACGGTAACACTATTACATTAGATACCGGAACTACTGGTACTACTACCCTAACCGGTAACTTGACTGTTTCTGGTACCACTACTACAGTAAATTCTTCTAATCTAGCACTAAAAGATAATATCATAAAAATTAATGATGGCGAAACAGGAAGTGGAATAACATTAAACACAGCTGGATTACAATTTGATAGAGGAACACAACAAGATGCGTTGTTCTTATTTGATGAACAAACATCACATAACGATCCTGTAACACAAACTGTAAGAGCAGGTACTTTTACGTTTAAAGATAACGCAGGTGCCATTAGAGGAATACTTACAAACAGTATAACAACTGGCGGCGGAGATTTATATCTCATAAACAGCGGTACTGGAGTAATCAATGTTAGTGGAACAAACAATTACGAAACACAAGTAACAGCAGATGATGATATTCCAAACAAGAAATATGTAGATGATGCTATTACAACAGGTATTCAAACTATCCAAATTACATCTGTAGCTAGAGGAAACACAGCAGTAAATCTTTTTGATGATAGTTTAGATGACAGCATTAGTGCTATTAGATTTACAGTAGACGGAAACGAAAGAGTCTTAATTAAAAATGATTCTACAGAAATTGAAAATGTTAGTTTTCAAGATAATTTAATTACAACAACATCTAGTGGAGCAGATCTTACTTTGAGTAGTAATGGTAGTCCATTTGTTAAAATTGACGGCTTACTTAGGTTACCTATACAAGACGATAGTTCAGCGGTAACTTATTCACCAACTCATGTTGCTGTATATGCTAAAGATCCTGATAAAGGAAAGACAGGAGTTTGGTACAAAAACAAGTACGATCATGAGGATGAATTGATAAGTACTAATAGATCACTACTTTATAGTATGTTATTTTAAGGAAAGAATATGGCGATTGTAAATAAACAAATAGGTTTAACAGATACAATAATTCATACAGTACCTAATGGAAGCAGACACGCAATTACTACTTTGCTTATCTGTAATAAGGCGGCGGTAGATACAGGAGGATCAAATGATACTTCTGTGGACCTACATCTTATACCAAACGGACAAGCAAAAGGTAATGCTGACCCAAACGCTAACCAAATTTTGAATGATTTGGTAATAGCAGGAGCAGACACTTTTACTTTTGATACTGAAAAAATTGTTCTTGAAGGAGGAGATAAAATTGTTGCTGTAAGTCAATCTCCGGCTAACCTAATTGCTACAGTAAGTTATTTGGAAGTGTAATGAGATTTATTAAAGCACAAAGAACATCTCGAGGAATCAATGCCGATACAAAAGGCTTCAATATTGATGCTTTAGGATTGGCCACAGTTAATACTGACAAAGCAATTATTCCACCCAAAGGTGATCAAAATTCTAGACCTTTTACACCTGTAGAAGGAATGTTAAGATATAACACTGATGTTACAAATTTTGAAGTATATCAAAATAGTGCTTGGAAACCTATTAGATTCAAAGAACCTATTACTATTACACAACAAAACCTAGGTAACGGTAACGGAACAGAAACAACATTTGGCCCGTTAAATTCAGGAGATAGTTTTTATCCTGTACCTATTTCAGAAAATAATATACTAGTTACTATTGAAAACGTTTTTCAATTAGCAACAACAAACTACACTCTAGTACAAAATCCATCTTCAGGACCAGGTGCTCCATATGCCGCAGGTTGGTACCTTGTGTTTGGTACTCCTGTACCTACAGGAAAGCCAGTACAAGTGCTACATAACTTCGACAAGTAATACAATAAATACACTTGTTAATTCGAGGGAAATAATATGGTACAAGTAGCCCGTATAGCTGGTCAGCTTTTACAAGACAACTTACAACGTGAACTTGCCGATTTGGCATTTGACACTGATCTATTGGTTGTAAAAAGAGATAATACTCTTGGAATTAATACAACAACAACTCCTAGAAATTTAACAATTAACGGTACAATGCGTACAGCATCCGGAACATCGGATCCAGATATTATATTTGGTAACAGTTTAAGTGTAGGAAATTTAACATTAGCTACTACGGGTATATCAACACCAAGTGGCAATGTAGAACTAAAATCAACGCATCCATCAGGATATATTAAAACAAACGGAATAGGTAGTTATAACTTTGCTGTTAGAGATGACGGAATTAAAGCATTACAAACCAATGGTGGTGTAGGATTAAGATCAGAAGTTTATGACGGACAAACAGCAGTATGGAATGCCAATGGCAATTATGGAAACTATTGGTACCCAGGTCCAATTAATTCTGCTAGTTCACTACCAAACGATGGCACAAGGTTATACGATATCGCAGACTCTATTAGATTAAGAGGAGCTCCATTTACAGCAGAAGAACTTGAAGTATTTGACTGGGACAATGACGGAGATATTCAAGCTGATGATGTTTTAAAAACTGGCACATTAAATACAGCATATTCTAGTGGAACAGCATTTCCTGCTTCAAGAACACTTGCCGACCATCCTAGACCTGACAAATTAAAAGCATATATAGAATCTGTATTACCTAGAAGTGCTCCTAGAAAATTACAACTTACAACTGGTGGAACACTTACAGTAACAGGTAACGTACATGCTACTGGCAATATTACATACGGTGGTACAAGTATTACTATTGGTGATGATTCAACAGATACAGCTAAATTTTTTAGTGACTTTCATAATGATATAGAACCAGATCAAGATAATGTTTTTCATATAGGAAAAGATGATGACAGTACTGGTGGAGCAAAGAGATTTAGAATTAATGTTAATACGTTGGTTGCTGACACAGTACAAGCGAACGGATTGATTTATCAAGGAATTGAAGTTTCTAAAAACGTTGGACTTATTTTTGTATCTAATGGTAATGGTAAAGATACCAATGAAGGAACAAGTCCAGGAGGACCTTTTGCTACAATCACTAAAGCGTTAAGCATAGCAAATGAAAATTCAATAATTTATATCTATCCTGGAACGTACCAAGAAGCATTTCCAATGACAGTTCCAAGAGGAGTAACGATCCAAGGTGATAATATTAAAAATGTAGAAATTATTCCTACATCTGCTACACAAAGCAATGACTGTTTTAAACTCAATGCTGATGCTACAATAGAAAATATTACAATAAAAGATTTTTATTATGATTCAGGAAATGATAAAGGATACGCTTTTAGACTAGCAGACAATTATACAATAGGTATTATTAATCAAGAAATAGGTAGATCTCCTTACATTAGAAATTGTACAGTGATTACAAAAGGTACTACAACATCCGCATCAGATCCTAGAGGATATGCTAGTGGTGACGCTGGTAGAGGAGCAATGATAGACGGTGGAGTTGTACAACAAACAAGTAGGTCAGCTAGTATGTTATTCCACGCTGTAACCTTTATTACGCCAGGAGTTACAGGACTTGTAGCTAAAAGTGGAGTAAGAGTTGAATGGTTAAACAGCTTTACATATTTTGCTGAAACAGGACTAAAATTAGAACAAGGCTCAGGAAGACTACAAGCTGATAATACAACTGCTTATGGTTGTGAACTTAGAAGTATTGCTAGTGCTAACGTATATGGTAACAAAGGATTAGTAGCAGACGGTGCCGCTAATCTTGCGTATTTGATAAATCATAATTTTGCGTACATAGGAGCAGGAAAAAATGTCACTAATGATAATACACTTACTATACAAGCTAATGAGGTTATTACGACAAATAATGCTAAAGCGTATTACACAACACAAGATCAAAGAGGAAATTATAGAGTAGGAAATAACTTTTTAGTTGACTTAGAAAATGGTAGAACAAGTTTTGATATTGAAAGTATATTTGCTTCTAATTCTACAGTAAGAATAAAAGACGATAACGGAACAGTAACATTGTCACCAGGTCAGATAGCAATGGATAATATATACATCCAAGGAAACACAATCGAAGCTACAAGGTCAGCTTTAGATTTTAATAGTACTGGTACAATTCAATTTCAAGACAATGTAACAATGCCGAGTACTACTATGACAGGTAATTTTACTATAGGTGGATCTTTAAATACAATTGGTAATTCACCAAGCGATACAGTTGACTTTAATACTCCTATTAGCCAAGCATTTATACCAGGAGATACCGAAGGTCAAAAATTAGGTACACCTACAAATAGATGGGCCGAATCAAACACGGTATCTGCTAATATAAACACTATAACAATTGGAACAGGACAGATTAGCACAAATGAAACTAATGCTGATTTAAATTTACAAAGCACAGGTACAGGAAAAATTAAATTTGATAATGTTAGATTCAAAAGCAATATAGTTGATTCAAGCACAGGTGATCTTGTTTTTAAACCAACCACTGAATTAAAGATTGATGCTACAGGTGAACTTAGATTACCAAAAGGAGAAACAGCCCAACGTCCTTCCACACAAGGTGGAGTAAGATTTAACACAAATTTCAACGGCTTTGAAGGAACATCCGTAAGCGGATCTGTTAGCTTACAAGGTATATATGATTCAGACAGAGATACTTATTTAGACTTGTCAAACAATCAATTTAATTTTGTAACAGCAGGACAAACTAATCATACTCTTAACGGAACGTTACTTGAAAGTAAAGGATTTAGTTCAGATCATAAATTATCTATAGATGGAAATGTTGTGTCTACTGATCAACAAGATGGAACATTCCAACTTAAATCTAACGGCACAGGTAAAACAGTTATTGGCGATTTACAATTTCAAGAAAGTAATTTGTTTAACGATTCAAACAGTAATTTTATTTTTAATTTAACAAATAATAACAATCAAGCATATCTAAAATTTGATAATGTTAACGGATTAATTCCTCCATCAGGAAATACTGCCCAACGTCCAACAAGTCCAGAAGTTGGTAATACTAGATATAATCTACAACTAGAAAGAGTAGAAACTTGGAACGGAACTAGCTGGATAAATGCCGCAGGAGAGGTTGAAAGTATACTTTCCGGTGACGTTGAAGAATTAGCCTATTTATTCAACCTTATCTTAGATTAATTACATAATTCACATAAATAAGTATAATGCAACAATAGCAGGCCAAGCTGTTGCAGTACAAACTGTGGTTAGCCGGCAAAGAGCAAATGCTGAGAATCGGGCTAGTGGGACAGGATCCCCGTATTGAGGAGTAGACATGGCAATCGGTCGCATATCCGGTCAGCTCTTGAAGTCAAATCTAACGCGAAATGGCGTAGATTTAGCTTTTGAGACAGACCTTTTATACTTAGATGTAACAAATCGCAGGATCGGCGTAAAGACAACATCACCTCAATATCCATTAGACATTCAAGGCGTAGCAAGAGTTACAGATCTTGAAATTACAAATAACACATTCCAAGTAGGTAATATTACACTTGACGGTTCGTCAAACACAATTTCTACTTCGGCACAAGAATTTAACATCGCAACAGCTGATAATACTATTGTAGGAAATAGAGTATTAGTTGGTGACTTAGAAATTAATAACAACTTCATTGAAAATACAAACACAAACAGCGACTTGTTTATTAGAGCTAACGGTACAGGTACTGTTAATATAATTGGTAATACACAAGTAAATGGTAATTTACATGCTACTGGAAATATTTCAGCAGATGGAAATATTACACTTGGAGATGCTGATACAGATAGTATTTTCCTTAACGCAGATATTGCTAGTGATATTATGCCTGATGCTGACAACACTTATGATATAGGTAAAGCTGGTAAACGTTGGGCAACTGGTAGATTTGCTAACGTGACTACTAACACATTAACAACAAACGATCTTGACTTTGGAAGTATAGACTTAATTTCTGTACCAGGAAATATAATTTATGTTGCGGCAAATGGTAGTGATACTGCTACAGGAACTCATCCGCAAGATCCTGTTTTAACAATTTCGAAAGCATTACAACTTGCTTCACTAGGTGATACAGTATACATTTACCCTGGACAGTTCCAAGAAGCATTTCCTTTAAACGTTCCTTTAGGAGTAACTGTAAGAGGACATAGTTTAAGATCAGTAGAAGTATCTCCTACAAGCGGAACGCAAAGTAATGATGCTTTTGTATTACAAGGTGATTCAGCTGTTGAAGATTTAACGATAAAAGATTTTTATTATAATTCAGGAAATGATACAGGTTACGGTTTTAAATTTGCTAGTAATTTTAGAGTATATTTAAGATCTCCTTATGTGAGAAACGTAACTGTAATTACAAAAGGTACAACTACTTCAAATACAGATCCAAGAGGATTTGCCGCAGGTGACGCAGGAAGAGGTGCGTTAGTAGATGGTAGCGTAGCCAATGCTGATTCAAGAGAAGCTTCTATGTTGTTTCATGCTGTGACTTTTATTACTCCAGGGCAAACAGGATTAAAAATTACAAACGGCTCAAGAGTAGAATGGTTAAACTGTTTTACATACTTTGCTGACAAAGGTATACATATTGTAGACGGTGCGGCAGGGTTAAAAGGTGATGGAAAAACAAAAATAAAATATAGTGGAATAAGTGGATCGGCTCCAGGAGCAGGTAACACTATTACTTTATTCAATGCGGCTGGTACACAGTTAGCAACAGCTACTATAGAATCTGTATCAACTAATGAAGTGATTATCGATGGCAAGCCTACTGGATTTATTACACCTCTAAGTAGAGCAAAGAAAACTATAACAGCAATTGGAAATGCTCAAATAGTTACAACAGGTGCTATTAAGTTTGGCACAGGTATGGGATTACTAGACGGTACTGGAGATAGATTTAGCATTACAACTTCGTCAGACTTTGGGTTTGGAACTGGAGACTTTGATGTTGAATCATGGATTTACATTTCAGATGATACAGGAACAGAAACATTATTCGACTTTAGAGCAGGAAGTGATACAGATAACGGACTACATGTTTACTTTGTTGATAGAAAACCAAAAGTATATATTGGTAACACAGAGATATTAGCACCAAATGTAACTCTTACAAACACAACTTTTTATCATGTAAGTGTAACAAGAGTTGGTACAACAATAAGTTTATTCATAGATGGATTATTACAACAAAATACTACTAACAGTACAGACTTAGGAACTACAAAACCTTTAATTATTGGATCTAAGTTTGATGGTAGCTCAAGTGATTGGCAAGGTAGAGTCGACGATATAAGAATTAGAAAAGGCACAGGGGTAAGTTCAGCGCCTGGCTCAGCTCCAACTGCGGCAAAAGTTGTTGATCAATATACAGTTTTAAAACTAGACTTTGACGGAGATAACGGTAGCCAGTCTATTGTAGATAATGATACATTTATTCAAGATATAAGATTTAATAATGGTGCTACAGCAACAGCATTAACTTTAATTGATCAGTCCGACTTTGGAGGAGAAATTAGATCAATTGCTAGTGCAAGTGTTTACGGAAATTATGGACTATATGGTGACGGACCAGGATGTATTGTTTATGCGATTGGAATGAATTTAGCTTACATTGGTACAGGTAAAGACGTAACAAATGATACAACACAGGTCATACAAGCTAACGAAGTTACAGCATTAAACGGAGCAAACATTTATTTTAGTACAGTTGATCACAAAGGTGACTTTAGAGTTGGAGATTTATTTAGAGTCAATCAGTCAACAGGTGAAGTTACATTTACAAACGCAGAATTTTTATTTAATAATAACCAAGGTATTACTTTTACTGACGGAGTAAACACTACAATTATTGACGGAACTAAAGTAGAATCTGGTGCTATAAGAATTACTGGCAATACAATATCAAGTACAAGTGGTGACATAAATTTAAACAGTTCGTCAGGAACTATCAACTTATTAGACAATGTTGCTATAACAGGAAATTTAGATGTTACTGGAAATGTTTCCGTTGGTGGAAACATAACATTAGGTGACGAAGCTACTGATACAATAGATATCCAAGCTAGAATAGCTAGTGATATTGTACCAAGTGTAGATAATACTTACAAATTAGGAACTAACTTATTAGCTTGGTCCGAATTAAATGTAGGTAAAGTTGTTGTTGACGATATTACAATAGATAACGACACAATCCAATCTACAGGAAGTGATGGAAGTATTAATCTTGTTCCAAACGGATCAGGAAAAGTTGTTATTGATAATTTAAAATTTGATTCTAATATTATTTCTAATGATGGCGGAGATATTGTTTTAGATCCTAGCAGTGAATCTGTACAGATTGACAGTACAGGAGCACTGGTTTTACCTAAAGGAACAACAGCTCAAAGACCAGGATCTGCTATTACTGGAATGATAAGATACAATACAGACACAAACGTCTTTGAAGCATATGACGGACAGTGGACTGAACTAGGTGGTGTATATGACGATGATAGAGATACTTATATTACACCAGAATTAACACCTGGTGCTGATGACGATACAATACGCTTTTATGCTGGTGGATCTGTTGTAGCAGACGTAACAGCTAATAGATTTGATATTAAAAAATTAGAAGTAGATGATATATCTGTCTCAGGAAATACTCTACAAACTATTACAACCAATCAAAACTTGGTTCTGACAGCCAATGGTGGGGGTTATGTATCCATAGAAAACTTCAGTTTTAATGGAAATCAGATAACTAATACTATAGACGGTGCTGTTACTACACTGAAACAGACAGGTACTGGATATTTTAAAATTGACGGTACTGGTGGATTTGTGATACCTGTAGGCACAAACGCTAATAGACATCCAACTCCTGTAACAGGAATGATGAGATATAATAGTGTTGCTGACAGAGTTGAAATATATGACATCGGTGGTAACTGGGTATCAGTTGCTGGTTCAACTGGTGCTGTTTCGTTTAATGATGCGGAGGAAATAGCTATCAAACTTGCTTTGACAATTTAGGATAAAAAGATATGGCAACAAATTTTAGAAATATAGTAGGAAAAGAAATAGGAACGCAGAGGGTAGCGGTATATACTACACCTTCAGCGACTAGTACTACAATTATAGGAATGAATATAGCAAACTTAACTGATTCAATGGTAAGTTGTACACTTGAATTAGGTGATGAAGCAAGTTCAATAGGAACATTAATAAGGAATATGCCCATAGCACCAAACACGGCAATGAAACCAATAGGCAAAGGTGAAAAAATTGTTATGGACGCAAATAATGTTTTATATGTAACCGCTGATCAGACAGCATCAATTGATGTTATCCTCAGCATAGTGGAGATAGTGTAATGGCTGATACATTTTTAGGACAAAGCATTACTGATATGGTTGCCCAACTAGATCAGAGATATTTTTATGGATTAAGAAGGACTGCTGACGGAGAATTATTTATTGCCAAAGTTGATCAACTTCAAGCAAACGACAGTATTACTATTAACAAAGAAGGTGATCCGGCACAAAATTATGAGGATTTCGAACAAGGGCAAGATTTTTACGAAGGAAAAAATGTAAATCATGAAGTGGTATACACAAATCTAAATTATGAACAATTTAGATGGGATAACAGAAATATTAATTATTACGTAGACGATGGTGGTAATCTTGTTGCTAGAATTAACGAAGGGTATACTTACCCTACAGGAGTATAATAAATACATAAAAGGTTGAGAAAATGGCAGATTTTAAGTTAAGTAGAATTAGATTTAATTGGAAGGGTAACTGGTCCGGCGGTGCTGATTATATCGTAGATGATATGATCCATTACAATGGATATACCTATGTAGCACTAAGAACACATACTTCAGCAGATTTTTATAATGATCTAGCAGGAACAGATAAAACACCCGCTCAACCAAAATGGAAAAAACAATCAGAAGGCGTCAGCTGGAAAAAAGATTGGAGTACAAGTACACTTTACTCTGTAGGAAATATTGTAAAATACGGTGCGTCAGTTTATCAATGTACTGAATCACATACTTCATCTGGTACACTAGCATCAGGTACAGACGGACTTGTTGCTGATATAACAAAATGGACATTAGTTGCTGTTTCGTCAGCTGATTGGAAATACAACTGGACAGTAAGCACACTATATAGAATTAATGACCTTGTTAGATACAACGGTAAAGTTTACAAATGTACAGCCCAGCACGTATCTGCTGTAACTATATTACTAGGACTAGAAGCAGACCAAGCTAAATGGACAGTATTATCAGACTCGGATACTTGGAGAGCAACTTGGGCAATTGGAACAAGATATAAAGTTAATGATATTGTTAAGTATGGTGGTATTGTATATAAATGTATCACAGGACATACTTCAGCAGACAATACTGCTTTAGGCCTAGAAGAAGATCAAGCTAAATGGGAAATACAAATTTCCGGAATTGAATACAAAAGTTTATGGACCGGCGAAGTACGTTATAAAGTAAATGACATAGTCAAGCGTGGCGGAAACTTAATGAAATGTATTGTTGGTCATACAGCAACTGCAGGTGATAACGGATTTCAAACAGATTATGCTACAAGTAAGTGGAGCATATATCTTCCAGGAACTGAATACGATAGTGTTTGGGATAATGGTGTTTATTATCAGTCAGGTGACCTAGTTCTTTATGGCGGATATATTTACAAAGCAGTAACTTTTAACACAAATAAACCACCAAGCCAATACACTGGTGACTGGAACTTAACTTTTGAAGGATACAAATTTAGAGGTGACTGGAACCTAGCAGGATCAGAAGATAGTGCTGATATTAATTACTTAACTGGTGATATTGTTAGACTTACAGGTACTTTATATATTGCTATTCAAGACAGCACAAACTTACAACCAGACCAGTGGCCAACATATTGGGAAAAACTTGTAGATGGTAGAAACTTTAGAAACTTCTGGGAAGATAACACAGAATATTATCAAGGCGATATTGTAACTTGGGCTGGTACAGCGTATGTTTCACTCAAATATCATCGTTCAACTGAATCAGCATCTAGACCAGATCTTGATGTAGAACAACCAGATAACGATTACTGGAAGTTAATGATTCTAGGTAATAGAACAAACAAACTTGCGAGAAAAGGTGATCTTAAGACATTTGAAGATCAAGATTCTACAGCAATTGACACACAAAGATTAGCTATTGGGCAAGACGGTGCCGCTTTAATTTCAACAGGTACAATGCCTGCTTGGGACTTAATTGATTTAGCAAACAATGTTTATTATGTATCTACTGATGGAATAGATGATCCAGATAGAGGTGGAACATTAAACGCACCATTTAGAACAGTGAGATACGCTACACAATATCTATTTTTAGACGAAGTGAATAGAGTAGGCACTGGAGCAACTATATCAGTTGCGGCAGGAGATTACAAAGAAGTACTGCCAATTAGCTTACCAGCAAAGGTAGCGTTAGTTGGAGCAGAACTAAGATCAACAAGTATTAGTCCAGCCCTTAACGGAATAGATGTTGTTTTAGGACCAAGAAATGCTAAAGGCGAACAGACAGCTTTAACAATTCCTACATTGAACGAAAGAAACGATATGTTCTATGTAAGAAATAGTTGTGGTATAAGAAGACTTACTTTAAGAGGATTGACTGGCGTATTAAGTGTAGCAAATACTTACGGAACAAAACGCCCATCAGGTGGAGCATTTGTTTCTTTAGATCCAGGTACAGGTTCTTCAGATACTGATGTTTGGATTGCTAGTAAGTCAAAAGCATACTATACACCTTCTACTGCTACATACAATCCAGCAGACGGTGTGTTTACAATGACATTACCTACACAACAATATACTGTTACAGATGCTACATATGATCCAAAGTCAGGAGTAATGGTAGCTACAATAGGAAATCACACACTAGACGTAGGAGAAACAATTAGAATAGCTACAGAAAGTGTTTCATTTACATGTTCTAAAGACAATTATACTTCAGTTCATGCTTATCCAAGAATAAGTGATCCAGCGGCTGGAGCAGACATAAGAATATTTGATAAATCTGCTACAACTATTTCAGTAAATGTTGGTAAGAGTAAAGATACAGATCAATATACACATAAATTTTCAAGTGCTACTAACAACGGTATAACTTGGAATCATAATTTAAAAGTTGGTAATTCAATAGCGATTGCCGGCAATGCTTTTACTTTTACTTGTACAATGGACGGAAACACAGCACAGAAAACATATCCAAGAGTAACAGACCCTGCTTACAATCAAAAATTAGCAATTACAGCGGTAACAACTACATCGTTCACAGTGAATGTAGGAAAGTCTAGTGCTAGTGATCAATATGCTCATACTTTTGTATCAGTTAATCCAGAATCAGTTAGCTTTGAAAGAATATCTGCGGGACGTTCACCTTACATTCAAGGTGTAACAACTATTGGAGATAATTGTGTTGGAATGAAAATTGACGGAGCATTACATAACGGCGGAAACAGATCAATCGTTGCTAACGACTTTACACAGGTATTAAGTGATGGAATTGGATACTGGGCAACAAATCTAGGACGTTCAGAGCTAGTGTCTGTGTTTACATATTACGCACACATAGGTTACCTTGCTGAAAACGGCGGAATAATGAGAGCTACAAACGGAAACAACTCTTACGGAGACTTTGGTTCAGTAGCAGAAGGATTTGATGCTAACGAAACACCACAAACTGCGACAGTAAACAACAGGGCAACGGAAGCACAAGTTGATAATATCTTTACAGATGGTTCACAAGTACTTGCCTTAGAATATACTAACGCAGGAGAAACATATAGCAACGCAACAGCGGCATTTACACAAGTTGCTGGAACAGGATTATCTGTATATTGGGAAGAATTTAGACAAGGAGCTGTTAACAAGATTGAATTAGAACTACCTGATGATAGTACAAACATTGGTGGTAGAGGATTTCAATTTGCTACAAACAATGCCCAAGCAGGAGATTTAACAAGTATTACATTATCTGCTTCAGAGTCAAGAACAGCATCGCAAATAAACGGTTCAAGAATAGTTATTACAGAAGGTCCAGGAGGCGGACAATATGGTTATATTGTAAATTATAATGCGTCAACAAAAGTAGCACAGGTTTATAAAGACAGTACAGGTACACCAGGATTTGATAATTTACTTGCTGGTAAAGTTAATGCTACAGCATTAGGAGCAACAACAGTATATGCTATAGAACCAAGAGTGACTGTGTCAGCACCAACATTTACTGTTTCAAACAACAGTATTCAAGCAGGTGCTCCAGACGTAGGTTACAGTGATACTTTAGGACTTTGGTATTACGGAATAACTGGTACTGATGATTTTTATACATCAGCAGATGGAAGTGTTTGGACACAAAGACCAACATCGGGTAGTAATATTACAGCAAAAAATTACACAGCATTTTCTAAGTCAGGTCCAATATTAGCGGCCGTGGCAAATGCTACCAATCAATTAGTATTTTCAAATGATGGAGCAACATTTGATACTTCAACATTACCAGCAACAAACAATTGGTCAAGAGTACAAATAGGCGGACTTAATGATGATGTAATTATGGCGACTGGAAATAACAATTCAGATATTTACGTTGGATCATTAGTTACAGCAAGTGATAGTACTGTCGTAACAGGAACTTGGTCAACCAAAGCACTTGGAACAGGAAATAAAAATTGGGTAGGATTGGCTTACGGAGCAGGCAAATGGATTGCTATTGCTACTGACGGAACAACAGTTACATCAGCTGATAACGGAGTATCATGGAGTTCAGGAACAGCAGTAACACCAGGTGGATCAGAAGAATATACTGATTTAGTTTTTGGTAATAATGCTTGGGTAGCATCTATGAAAAATTCAGATAGAGTTATATACAGCGCCGACGGATCAAACTGGTACGATGCGGCATTACTAGGAGACTCTACAGCTAACGCATGGAAAGTTGGTTACACTCAAGGAGCTTTTGTTTGTGTAAATGAAAATGGAAATGCTTTAGAATCAGGTGACGCACATAACTGGAATGTCATTACAACAGTAAACAATTTGACAGCTATAGTAGGTGGCGTTGCTTCTAATACTCCGACTTGGATAGGTGTAAGACAAAGCACAGGCACAGGAAATATTATTACGGGTGGTAAGAAAGCATTCGCAAGAGCTGTAGTTGCTACAAATAAAATTAGTCAGTTCTTACTATATGAAGTAGGTAGTGGATATGATACTTCAAGTCCTCCTACAGTAACAGTTTATGATCCAGAAGAAACAGGAGAACCTTATTATACAGTTACAGTAAGAAATGGCGTTATAGGACAACCTACTTTTTACAATAGAGGAACTGGATATGCGACAGCAGTTATAGCAATCACTGGTAACGGTTATGCTGAAGCAAAACAAACAGGAAATTCAATGGTAATTACTGGAATAGATCTTGTTCCAGGACCAGGAGCAAACGTTGTGTTTACAGGAGATGCGACAGTTTACAGATTAGTTAAAGTAACTAAGACAGAAGGATCTGCTCCTAATAGACAAATTACATTCCAAATATCTCCAATACTTACAAGAGCAACAGCACCATTACATGGTGTAACAGCTACTATAAGAGAAAGATATTCACAATGTAGATTAACAGGACACGACTTCCTAGATATTGGTACAGGTAACTTTGCTAATACAAATTATCCAGCACTTTATATCGCTGGACAAACCAGTGTAAACGAAACTGAACAAGCAAATGAAGTACGTGAAGCCAATGGTGGTAGGGTGTTCTACACAAGTACAGACCAAGATGGTAACTATAGGGTAGGTGAACTATTTAAAGTTTCACAGGCACAAGGTGGTGTGACTCTAAGTGCTGACTTCTTTAACTTGGAAGGTTTAGACGAAATTAGATTAGGTGGTATTAGTGTAGGTGGTACACAAGCTGTTATTAGAGAATTTTCTACAGAAACTACTTTTGTAGCAAATAGTAACAATATTATACCAACAGAAAAAGCACTGAAATCATATATTGAGAATAGATTTACAGGAGGTGGATCTAATCTGTTTACAAACGCACTTACAGCGGGACAGATTAAGCTAGAATCAAGGACTATATCCAACACAGCTGGATCAAATAATCCAAATGCGATGGCAACAATTTCACCTAACTTTGAAATTAGGGGGTCGTTAGGCGGAGGACTAGCGGCACTTAATATGTTCTTTTCATCAAGAACTGAAAGAGATGACTTTAACGGATAATGATAAATATGTATAATACCAAGAACGGAGCAAAAAATGGCAGAATTTAAACTAGGTAGAATTAGATTTATCTGGAAAGACAACTGGGTAGCTTCTACTGCATATCTAAAAGATGACGTAATTAGATATGGTGGAAGAACTTATGTTTGTGTTACTGGACATACAGCAGGTTCTAATTTCTACACTGATATATCAAACTGGAACAATTTCAGTGACGGTACTCAATGGAAAAGTGATTGGAGTGCGGCAACATTTTACAAAATTAATGACATCGTAAGATACGGTGGTATCATTTACATTTGTAACAGTGGACACACAGCACAATCAACACTAGAAGCTGATCAATCAAAATGGGATCAGTTTGCTACATCAATTGACTGGAAAGATAATTGGGTAGCTGGAACAGTTTATAAAGCAAACGACTTGGTAAAATATGGTGGAAACATTTACATTTGTAACACTGGTCATACTGCCGCGGCCACTAATGCACTTGGACTTGAAGCTGATATTTTAAAATGGGACCTATTCTCCGAAGGTCAAGATTGGAAACAGAACTGGGCTATAAACACAAGATATAAAATTAACGATATTGTAAAATATGGTGGAACTTTATATGTTTGTAATACAGGACATACTTCAAATGCATCTGCGGCAAGCGGACTTGAAGCCGATCAAGCAAAATGGGATTATTTAAATAAAGGAATTGAATATTTAGGTGAGTGGGCAAATAGTTATAGATACAAAATTAATGATGTTGTATTATATGGTGCTACTCTTTGGATTTGTACAACACAACATACTTCAGTTGTTACAAATGCAGATTCACAACTAGGTACACTTCAAGCAGATATTACAAACTGGGAAAAATTTGTTCCTGGATTGGAATTTGAAAATACATGGCAAGGTGATGAAAGATATCAACCAGGTGACTTTGTAACTTATGGTGGTAATCAATACGTAGCAAATCAAAATGTATACGGTGATGTTCCTCCAGCAAGTGCTAAATGGGATCTTGTAACATCAGGATTTAATTTAAGAGGCGACTGGGGAGATGACTCAACAAACCAAGAATACAAAGTTGGTGATGTTGTAAGACTAGGTGGTTATACTTATCTTGCTACAGCTAACAGTACAGGACAACGTCCACCCAACGCAACTTATTGGTCAAGATTAAACCAAGGTATTGAGTGGAAAAATACTTGGACTACAGCTACATTATATGATTTAGGTGATGCTGTCCGTTACGGATTAATCAGTTATGTTTGTGTACAAGCACATACTTCTGATACAGCAAAAAGACCAGACAACGACTCAGCAGGTGCTTTTTGGAATAACCTAGCGTCAGGTGCTGAGGAAAGCACAATTACAACACAAGGTGACTTATTATACTTTGGTGGATCAGGTCCAACTAGATTACCAATTGGAGCAGACGGTCAAGTATTAAGTGTATCAAGCGGTGGCATTCCAGAGTGGAAAGACTTTGGTGCTGTACCAGATGTATTTTATGTTTCAACAGGAGTTGGTACAGATAATCCTACTCCAACAAACGGAACTACATTAGATAGACCTTGGAAAACAATTAGATACGCATGTGATCAAATTGAAAAAGGTGCTAAGAATCCTAATGCTGTAGGATTGCTAGAAAAGAATAGAATGTTTATAGCATACGAAACTGCTAAATGGGCTAAGAGACAAATTATTACTCAAACAAGTCCGTTCTTTATTGGATTTGCTTTTGATGAAGCCAAGTTCCAAAGACTAGCAGGATTTGCTTTAGATGCGATAACAGTTGATTTAAGAAGAGGCGGAAACGTAGAAACACGTAGAGCCGGACAGGCAATGAAAGACAACATAAGTGGCGATTTCTTTGATACAGGATCAGAAACACAAAACGTTGCGGCATTGAATCATGTTATTTCTTTATGTAGTGATGTTATTACAAGTGCTACACCATCCGCTGATTATCAAGCATTAGATGGAATAGCAGAAGCTGATAGATATTTACAAACAAAAGATGCTACATTGACTGCAGAGTCAACTGCTTTATCTACATTAACAACAAATATGGCAGTAATTACTAGTTCTATTACACTTGGAGCAGGTTATGCTCTTCCAACGGAAGTAAAACTACACAAAGTATTACTTGTAAAAACAGGTACTTACAAAGAAGTTCTTCCAATTAGGGTTCCAGAAAGAGTTGCTATAGTTGGAGACGAATTACGTTCAACTAGAGTAGAACCAGCAGGACAATTAACTAATTCGGGTGATACTACGTATTCATTAGCTGGTATTCTTCATATGAAGAGTATACTAGATGATATCATTGAAGGTACTGCTATTACACGTCAAACAGGAAATACACTTACACAAGATGTATCAAAACCAAATAGTACTTCAGCTGTATCAGCTATTGTAACAGAATTATCACAAGAATTATATGATAAAATTGATTATGAAGTAAACGGTGCGTCAGGTGATTCTACTGCTCCTACTATTAGAGGATCAAATACAAGAGTAGATGACCAAGATAAATTTGCTGGTGTAAGAGCTATAATGATGAATAAAGATTTTATAGCAAGAGATGTTACAAAATATATTGCTGTAAACTATCCTTCATATACTTTTGATACTGCTCAATGTGAGTCAGATGTTAAAAACTACTTGGATGGATTTATATTTGATTTAACATTTAGTTACAGCGAAGCTTCAAACTACGCTACAATCTATAACGGATTATATTATGGAAACAGCGTAAATGGATCTTTATTGGAAAACATGTATCTATTAAGAGATGCTACAGGTATTAGAAACCAAACACTAGGTGGATTAAGCGGAACATTAGGATCAGCAAACGCATATGGAACTAAACGTCCAACAGCAGGAGCATATTGTTCATTAGATCCAGGATGGGGACCAGACGATACAAGAGTTTGGATTCAAACAAGATCTCCATATGTACAAGGTGTAACAAACTTTGGTACAGCATGTATTGGATTAAAGATTGATGGTGATTTACATAATGGTGGTAACGATTCAATTGTTGCTAACGACTTTACACAGGTGTTAAGTGATGGTATCGGAGCTTGGGTTACAAACTTAGGTAGAGCAGAACTTGTTTCTGTGTTCTCATACTATGGACACATTGGTTATCTATCAGAAAACGGCGGTAAGATACGTGGTACTAACGGAAACTGTTCATACGGTGACTTTGGTGCTGTATCAGAAGGCGTTGACGGAAGTGAAACTCCAATTACAGGTGGTGTGAATAATAGAAGACTTGAAGCACAAGTTGGTAGAGCTTTAACTGATGGAAGTGCTATTATACATTTTGAATACACTAACGCAGGTAACAACTATACCAATGCTACTTACACAATCAGTGGTGCTGGATATGGTGCTGTTATAGCAAATGCTAACGCTGTAAACAATGGTATATTTGAAGTCAGACTTAGAAATCCAGACGATGGATCTACTTATAATACAACAGATGTTGATAACGACGGTTCATTAAATGATCCGGATGTTATTGGTGGTAGAGGTTATGTATCAAGTGAGAATACAGCACAGGGCGGTAACGCAACAACTATTATCCTTTCAAACACTGAAACAGCTAACACATCTAAATATGTTGGCATGAGAGTTGTAATTACAGCGGGAACTGGTGCTGGACAATACGCACAAATTACTGCATACAATCCAGGAACGAAAGTTGCCAACGTTGCTAAAGAATCAGATGGAACAGCTGGATGGGATACATGGCACTATTCAAATGGTATTCAATCTACTTTAGATGCTACAACAACTTATTCAATAGAGCCAAGATGTATAATTTCCGGCGGTGGAGGAACTGGAGCTCAGGTTAGAGCACAAGTTTCCAACGGTAGAATTACACAGTTTTATATTGTAAATCCAGGAAGCGGATATACAAGTGGTCCATCAATGTTAATTGTTGATAACAATGAAACTATTGAAGCACCATTTGAAATTAGAATTGGTAACGGAGTATTAACACAACCTACATGGACTAGTAGAGGTATTGACTTTGAAACAGCAGGTGCTACCTTAGTAGGTGACGGTTATGGAGATATATTCCAATCCAAGAACTTCTTAAATGTATACGGAATGACTGATCAACCAGAAGAAGGTTCAAATCTTGTGTTAGACGGAGATAGCAGATTCTTCAAGGTAGTGTTTGTAAGAGAACTTACTGGAAGTGCTGGAAACTACTCCGCAAACTTACAAGTTTCACCAAACTTAGGTGTAGAAAAAGCACCTATACATGGCACAAACATCAGTATAAGAAAACGTTTTAGTCAGGTTAGATTAACAGGACACGACTTCCTAGACATTGGTACAGGTAACTTTGCTAGTACCAACTATCCAGGAACACCTGCTACGCCTAATGACGCAAACGACGAAGTTAAAGAGTTTGGCGGAGGAAGAGTATTTTACACTTCAACTGACCAAGATGGTAACTTTAGAGTAGGAAGATTGTTCAACGTTGAACAGTCAACTGGTTCTGCGAGTTTGAACACAAGTGCGTTTAGTTTAGCAGGACTACAAGAACTTTCATTAGGAGCTGTGGGTCTTGGTGAAAGTGGAGCAACTATTAACGAATTTAGTACAGACGGTACGTTTAGTGCTAATTCTAACAGCGTTGTTCCGACTCAGGCGGCTATTATAACTTACATCAATTCACAAATTGGTGGAGGTTCAAGTAGTCTAAACGTTAACGCAGTTACAGCTGGTAAAATAAATATCACTGGAAACACGATTGGTACAACTGACAATTCGCAGATTACTGTCACTACTGGAATGAATTTCAACGGTGGTGTATTAGGATCTCCGGTTGCCATGTCGTACTTTTTAACAAGTAAAACATAATGGCTAAATATAGAAAAGAGGAGTAATAAATGGCAACAGGAGTATTAGGATCAAACGATTTATCAGCCGCAACTGATACAAGCGTTTACACGGTTCCGGCAGATACTTACAGCGTGGTAACTGTATCGTTTTGTAATAGAGGTGCTTCAACAGCTAGTATTAGATTAGCTGTAGCAGGCTCTGGTACACCAACGGCGGCAGAATATCTAGAATACGATGTATCTCTAGGACCAAACGGTGTATTAGAAAGAACTGGTATTGTGGCACAGGCTACTAAAATAATTGTTGCTCGATCATCAGCTACCAGCGTAAGTTGTGTAGTAATGGGTATCGAGACAGCTATACCGGCTACATAAGGATAGGAAAGAAAATGGGAAGACGAATTTCACTAGGTTCACCAGGTTTAACTATACCTTTTGGGAACACGGCACAAAGGACATCAAACGCGGGAGCAGGTTCTATAAGATATAACACACAAGTAAATGTGTTAGAACTTTATAACGGAACAAACTGGATTCCTGTGGGTGTTTTAAATGCTAAAACAGTCACAACTACGTATACAGCGGCATCTGGAGAACAGTTGTTTGTTGATACTAATGGTGGAGGCTTTACTATTAACCTACCTGCTGGACCAGCAGTAGGAGATGTTGTTAGATTTTTCGATCTAAGAAAAACATTTGATAGTAATAACTTAACTATTGGTAGAAACGGCAAACCAATTCAAGGTGATGCGAGTAACATGACTGTTAACTCAGAAGGCGCGGCGTTCGACCTCGTATACTCAGGTGATAGTTACGGTTGGCGTATCCTAACTGTATAATATTATTGGAGAGAGAACCAAATGGCAAGTTACGCAAGTTATAAGAAGGTTACATCAGAAGGCATACCAAACGGTGCCATTACTAGGAGTAAATTACAGCCTGGTGCGGGTGCTTGTAGGAAAGTGCAATACATTTACAACGAACGTGGATTACGTTGCCACATGTGTGCGAGACAAAGTGGTTGTTGTGAACAAGCAAATGGTAAATGCTGTTATTGGTGCGTTCCTAGTAACGTATACAAAGTAACTTTTGAAATATGGAGTGGCGGAGGCGGAGGCCCCGGACACACCTGTTGTAATAACTGTTCATTTGCTATTGGCGGATCAGGTGGAAATTACGCATTAAAGACTATTGACACAAACCCAGGATGTCAATATACTGTATGTGCTGGCGGAAGTTGGCCATGTGGTAAATCACATACATGCGGAGCAGGTATGGGATGTCGTTCATATGTAAACGGTCACAATCTAAGTAACTTTTGTGTTACAGGAGCATGTGGCGGTTGGATGTGTAATGGTGACGCATGGGGTCAAAGACATATGACTCACAGTTGTGCTAACTGTTTAATATGCGGAGTCTTTGGAGCAGATTTTGGTGGAATGGGAGCTACTGGAAGAAAAGCAGGAACTACTACTTGTAGATGTCATGGACAAACAGGTTATAGTGGTGAAGCATTTGGAATGGGTGTAATAGGCGGAACAGCAACTAATGAAGCATGGTGCTCATGTGGTTGTCACATTGTTTGGCCTGCTGGTGGAGGTATGCCAGGCACTTCTAGTTATTGTAATAACTGGGCAAAATGCTGTGCTGGTGGTTCTGGACAAGGTGGATCAGGAATTGTTAAAATAACATTCGTGTAAGGAAAAATAATTATGGCAACATACGCAAGTTACAAAACATTAACAGCAGAAAATTTTACTGATAACAGTATATCTGCCAGTAAACTTGGTGCAGGAGCAGGACACAAATACTGTACTAAATGGATTTATAACGAACGTGGCCTAAGATGTCACGCTTGTTCTGATGCTGGTGACTGTTGCGAACAAGCTAACGGAAAATGTTGTTACTGGTGCGTACCAACCGGAGCAAGTAAAGTAACTTTTGAAATATGGTCAGGTGGTGGAGCAGGTGGTGGAAATACCTGTTGTAACAACTGTTCTCACTCAGCAGGAGGATCAGGAGGAAGCTATGCTATAAAAACTATTAGTAGCTGTCCTGGTTGTCAGTATACTGTTTGTGCTGGTGGAACATGGCCTTGTTCTAAATCACATACTTGTGGCCCAGGAATGGGTTGTAGAAGTTACGTTAACGGACATAATTTATCAAACTTTTGTGTAACAGGTGGATGCTCAGGTTGGATGTGTAACGGAGATGCGTGGGGACCACGACATACACAGACTTGTGCTAACTGCTTAATATGCGGAGTTTTTGGAGCAGACTTTGGAATAATGGGTTCAACTGGAGTATCAGGCGGACACGGTGCTTGTCAATGTAAATCAGCTGACTGGATGCAGTCAGGTGTAGCACCATTCGTTGGAAGAACAATGACACACTCACACGCAGAAGCATGGTGTGGTTGTGCTTGTTATGTAAATTGGCCAGCAGGCGGCGGAGCATCAGGAACAAGTTCATATTGTAATAACTGGGCAAAGTGCTGTGCTGGTGGAAACATGGGAGGATCGGGATTAGTAAAAATCACGTTCGCATAAGGATATAAAATGGCAACATACGCAAGTTATAAAAAAGTACCAGGTGACAGTATAGCAGACGGATCAATTACCGGCGATGATATCGCACACGGAAACGGTAATAATTACGGAGTACAATGGATCTACAATGAACGTGGATTACAATGTCATCAATGTGCTAGACAATCAGGATGTTGTCAACAAGCAAATGGTAAGTGTTGTTACTGGTGTGTGCCAGATGGTGCTTCAACAGTAACGTTTGAAATATGGTCAGGCGGCGGTGGCGGCCCAGGTCATACTTGCTGTAATAACTGTTCATTTTCAATTGGTGGAGCAGGCGGAAATTACGCATCAAAAACAATAGCAACTACACCAGGGTGTCAATATACAGTATGCGCCGGTGGAAGTTGGCCTTGCGGTAAAGCACATACTTGTGGAGCAAGTATGGGATGTCGTTCATATGTAAACGGCTATAACCTAAGTAACTTCTGTACAGAAGGAGCATGTGGTGGCTGGATGTGTAACGGAGATGCTTGGGGACCAAGACATACTCACTTTGCTTGTGAAAACTGTAGAATTTGTGGTATGTTTGGAAACGATTTTGGTATGATGGGATCCACAGGTTGGAACGTAGGACACGGTGGTTGCCACTGTAACTATACATATTCCGGTTCAGGACAAACACCTTTAATTGGAAAAATGAACGTATCAGTAACCAACGTAGCCTGGTGTAACTGTGGTTGTCATATTGAATGGCCAGCTGGCGGTGGTATGCCAGGTGTTAGTTCATACTGTGATAATTGGGCTAAATGTTGTGCTGGTGGCTCTGGACAGGGCGGATCCGGGGTTGTTAGAATAACTTTTATGTAAAATGATAAATACTTGTAGGAGCAAAACGCAATGAGAAGAATAGAAAAAACATTTACTTACCCTGTTTGGGACGCATGGAGATCAAACAGCTTTGCTAAAGGTTTAACTGGAACACATACTTATAAAGGTCCAGAATTTTTAACTTTAGAAGTAAACAGTGACAAAACTAGTGAAGATTATGGTAAAGAATCTGGCTGGTGTTTAACGCTTAAAACAGAATTTGAAAGACCTACTGGTGCTGATATTATGAGAGTCACCGTAGATTGTAAAGAAAATCCATTGCTTTGTGAAATTGCTAACGACGAAGGACGTGAAGACTTAGTTGATATGCGTCGTGGTAGAAAATGGGAAGTACTTTGGGACGCTCCAGACGGTTACCCAGATGTAGAACATACTACTCAAGTAGAACCAAGAGATATCTATGATGAATGGAACATTACCTATGACATTGAGAACGATAAATGGAATATACCAGCACACGATTGGGAAGCAACAGGTGTTAATAAATCAATTACTTGGAACGATGTTAGAGACGTTAGAGATGCTCACTTACACGAAACTGACGCTAAGGTAGGACAAACAGATGCTCCTGCCGCATTACAAAAAGAGTGGACAGATTACAGACAAAAATTAAGAGATCTTCCAGCTGTAATGACAGCAAAAGGTTATGAACCTTGGCAAGCGGTGATGATGTTTCCTTCATATCCTAAAGATATGCGTGATCCGGAAGCGTCTTCAGATCCAAACGATCCATACAGAGATGGTGCTTATTCCATTGATGTTGAAGTACACGCACTAAGAACAGCTGGTAAAAAAGGCTAACCACTTTTACTTTCAGTAACCACTAAAACTCTATAAATATTTCTGTACAAGGAAATATTGGAGTTTAATTTGTCTCGAAAAAAAGCATATTTTATGAACGGTGGAGCAGGCCGTGTTATAGCGTCTATTCCTGCTTTTGAAAAGTTATACGAAAAAGATCAAGATTTTATCATTGTTTGTGAAGGAGGTATGGACTTTTATAAGGGGCATCCTAAATTACACGAACTAGCATACGATCATTGGCATAAAAATTTATTCAAAGATTATATTAAAGATAGAGATTGTATAACACCTGAACCTTATAGAGTTTGGGAATACTACAATCAAAAATGTAGCTTATCACAAGCGTTTGATATTGCTATCAATAACGAAGGTGTAAGAGATTTACCTGATCCGACTATCCATATGAACAAGCACGAACTTGTACAAGGATATAAAGTTGTGGAAGAGATTAAAGCAGTCACTGGTAAAGATAAAATAGTAATATTCCAACCATTTGGCCGCACAGCTGAAAACATGGGAGACTTTGTAATTGATGGAACATCAAGAAGTTTTCATTTAAATGATGTTATTAAAATATGTAAAGACTTAAGAGACGATTATGCTGTAATTGTTATGAGTGAATTTCCAATTACTATAGAAGAAAATCCAAAAGTTCCAATAGCAGTACCACAAATTCCAGATGTAAGAGTTTGGTCAAGTGTTATCCAGATAGCAGATCATTTCTTAGGTTGTGATAGTTTAGGACAACACATGGCAAAAGCATTAGGAACTACGTGTACTAGTGTTATTGGAAGCACGTATCCTATTAATATTTCTTATCCTAATTCAGAAGATTTTGATATTATTGACTTAGGCGAAGGAAAAAGAAAATTTAGCCCAATAAGATTATCAATGGAAGATGAAATTGAAAGGTATAACGACGAAGTTATGGAGTTGACTGATGAAAGTTTTAAAAAAATTATATCAAGTGTGCGTAAACGTCTTGGTAAGCCTAGGGCTTATACGGGAACCTATAAACCGGACCAAGGACAAGGAGAAGTTTGCCCGACGCATGGGGTCGTTCACAATGATGGAGTAACACATGCTAAACCACAAGCACAGATCTTAGGGAGAACTGGACAATGACACAGTGGATCGGAGCAATTACAAGAGGACATAATGGTGGAGCAGTTCTACTAAAGGATGGACAGATTGTTTTTGCCATAGAAGAAGAAAGATTATCAAGAAAAAAATACGACGGCGGCCCTTTTGCCGCTATGCTAAAATTTAAAGAGTTTACTGACAAGTTAGATTATTTGGTTGTAGCACATACACAGCCATTAGAAGACTCTAGTAGAGTAGACTTTAGTGGAGGTGATATCTATACAGGACTAGCAAGAAAACTAGGACTAATTGACGGTAAAGATTCAGCTTATGATCAAAAGTCTCAGCATAGACAAGTAATAGATTTAAGTCATATTCACCACAAGTTACATGCGGCCTGTTCTTTTTATAGATCAGGTTTTGATTCAGCAACAGCAGTAATTGTTGACGGAGCAGGTACTTTTATTCCAATGAACATAAATTCAGGAAATTTTAACGAAGAGTTTATGACATGGGAATGTGAAAGTTTGTTTTCTTGTGCCTATCCCGATGATTTTAAAACTTTATATAAACATCAAGGAGGAAACGGTCCTTATCCTGGTACATATATTACACAAATACCTAGTGATAGAGAAGGTGAAGAAGGATTTCATGAATTAGTATTAGATGACTCTGCTGGAATAACAAAAGCATACGAAGCTGTTACACAATATTGTGGATTTCAACCTATAGAAGCTGGCAAGACAATGGGACTAGCTCCTTATGGAAAACCAAACAGTAAAATTCCAGCACTTTATACAGATGGCTCAGGAGGAAAATGGAGAACAGCAGACAGAAATGTCATTATTCCAACTTATCCTAATGCGGCTTTAGTAAATGACGGGAAGTATGAATACTTACATACATCTTTTGATTTACAAAACAGTAAAGTAGACCTTACTACATTAGAAAATAGAAGAGATCTTGCTTATGCTGTACAAGAACAATCACAAGAAGAGGTTTTAAAATTAATATTCAAAGCAGTAGAGATGACTGGTAATAAAAATGTTGTTTTAAGTGGAGGATATGCTTTGAATTGTGTGGCAAACTATTGGTATTTAGATAAACTTAATAAAGAAGGAATTAACCTGTATGTTGAACCTGTGTCTAGCGATGCTGGTACAGCCATAGGAGCCGCTTTATTATTATATCATCAATTAACAAAAGATAAAACTGTTAGACCTCATACTGAAACTATATACGAAGGTTTTAAATATGAGTTGACACTCAATGAAATAGATAATATAGCTGAAAAATATGGAGCATCAGTAAGTGATGTTGATCATAAAAAAGTAGTTGAAACTATTAGAGACAGAAATATTGTTGCTTTATGGCAAGGGTGTTCTGAAAACGGACCAAGAGCTTTAGGTAATAGAAGTTTATTATTTGATCCAACAATTGAAGACGGCAAAGACCATGTAAACAAAGTAAAAAGAAGAGAATACTTTAGACCATTTGCTGGTACAATTATGTTAGAGCATGCAGAAGAGTGGTTTGATATGCGAGGATTAGAACAATCACCTCATATGATGTATGCTATGAATTGTAAAGAAGGTGTAGCAGAAAAGATACCTTCCATAATTCATGTTGACGGAACTTGTAGAATACAGACTGTAACTAAGGAACAAAATGAACATTATTATAATATTATAAAAGAGTTTTATGACCAATCTGGTGTTCCTATTATTTTCAACACAAGTTTTAATTTAGGTGGAGAACCATTAGTTGAAACATTAGATGATGCTGTCAGAACTTTATATAACAGTGAAATTGAATATCTTTATCTACCTGAATATGGAAAATTGGTAGAAATGAAGAACTAATGTTCATAGATCTTTATTCTATTCCAGTTTTTTCACAGCCTTTATCAACACACGCCGAAGTCAAAGAAGACTTTTCATCAGTTATTAATGATGATTCTAATTTTAACAAGTACCCTAGTTGGTATTGTAATGTTGATACTACATTTGGACTACCTGAGTCAAGTAAATTACCGTTCCATAATTTTATTAAAGGTGCTGTAAGCGGATTGAATAGTTATCTTGGCAAATTAGGAGTAGATTCTAATGTAGCATATGGAGTAGAATGTTGGCTCAATAGATACAGCAAGAATCAACATCAAGAATTACACAATCATGCTGGAGAGAGTGTTATAAGTTGTGCTTACATGCTAAAACTTCCGCCTGACAGTGGCAGATTTGTTTTTTATCGTAACACTTATGATTTTTTCCATAATAGTACATTACCTGGTTTGTCTTCAGAGCCTTTTAGATACAACAATAGAGTAACTCCACCATTACGTGAAGGAGATATTGTATTTTTTCCTAGTGTGCTAGAGCATTATGTTACAGTTAATGAAAGTGATAATATAAGAGCTACTATAAGTGCTAACTTCGTCATAAAAGAGAGAAATAATGAAGAAAAATCAGATTAACGAAGATGAAATTTTTGAAATAAACTCCGACTATTCAGTTCATGTACAAAAATTAGGAAATAAAGAAACTATTGTACTTACTGTTGACGATTTTTATAAACATCCTATGGCTGTACGACAACTTGCTTTAGATATACCAGCATCTTATAATAAAAGGATACGAGGAAACAATCCGGCATGGCGTATAAACGCATTTTATGTTCTAGATTCAATGTCTTGGATATTCGATCAGCTGTGTAGACAATATTATCACGATATAATGTCTCACTGGTCACCTAATATGATGATGGAAAGTTTTCAAAGGGCAACTTTTATGGTTAACGTAATGCAATCTGAAAATTTACCACCTGTTGCTCCGCATATGGACAATCCTAGTGGATTAAACTTTGCTAGTACCATTTATTTAAACACTGAAAACGAAAGTAATGGTGGAACTTCCTTTTATGAGTTTGCCGGAAACGAGTCTATTGACGATCCTGATCTATATAACTATTATGACAAGCAGAAAACTACTCCTATTACAAAATATATTACGGAATCAATAGGAGATTGGAAAATGACTGGTATGGTTCCTATGAAATTTAATAGGATGGTCTTATATCCACAAAACATGTTACATACTGCTTATGTCAAGCAAGGAATGTTTTATGATAATTTATATAGACTTAACCAACAGTTTTTTATTTAGGAGGTAATATGGAAGGCGACTTTAACGGAATAGAAGAATACAAGCACGTATTCCCATTAGACTATTGTAAAAAATTAATAGAAACATTTGAGCAACGAGCTGAAATGCAGTTGACTGAACACCAAACCGGCTTTAAGAATCAAGATGAAAGAATATTTATGGACCTAGCTAACCATAATAATATGTTTCATGTAGACGCAGACTTATGTAAATTCTTTTATCAAACTATAATGACTACATATGAAGAGAAATATAGATCAAAATACGATAGTCTTTCCGCGGTTGTACAACATTCTCCTAAAGGTATGAGCTTACAAAAGACTAGACCACACCAAGGTTACCATGCTTGGCATTGTGAGAACGCAGATTTATGTACTTCTTCAAGAGTAATGGCATATACTTTATACCTAAATGCCGTAGAAGAAGGTGGTGAGACAGAATTTTTATATCAAGGTGTAAAAATTAAACCAGAGCCTGGCAAGTTGGCATTTTTTCCAGCATATTATACACACCCACATAGGGGAAATCCTATATACAAAGGTGTAAAATACATAGTGTCCGGTTGGTATACTTTAGACGAATAGGAGTTACAATGAAATTATTAATAGCAATACTAGTTGTATTTACAGCAGTCGCAGTATTTACAGATACAAGAGCAAAAGCAGGAGAATGGAACGAAAAACCTGTGATGTGTGGAGAAGAAACAGAAGTTTTTGGACTTATGGGTTCAAAAGACGAACAATTATTAATGACAGGTGACCTATTAGCTAAAGTAAAAGATCCTGACGAAGCAAATGGTTTATCACCTGTACCTGCTATATTGCCTTTGGCTGTTTATGTAAACTTTGATACTGGTTCATTCACTATTGTAGAGCGTCATGGAGATCCTTATAATGTATATTGTATAATTGCTTTAGGACAAGGCATGAAACTTCCTAATTATGGAGGAACTGAGTGAAAATTTGCGTCGTAGGTGGTGGTACAGCTGGCTTTGTTGCCGCCCTTATACTTAAAAAAAGTTATCCAGATTATATTGTAGATGTAATCAGAAGCACAAAGATCGGCACCATAGGTGTTGGTGAAGGAAGTACTGAACATTGGTCAGCCTTTATGGATTTTTGTGGAATACCTGTTGGAGAACTTATAAAAGAAACAGATGCTACTTTTAAATCAGGTATTATGTTCCAAAATTGGAGCGATAAAGATTTTTTACAAAGTGTACATGATCCTTTTGTAGGTGAACACATGGGATTACCTCTTATGTACGCAAAATTAATAGCAGACAAGGTACCTCCTAAAGATCTTGTAGGCTCGTATACGTGGAATAGCTATACACCGTTTAACAAATACATGGAGGAAAGACCTAACGATACAGGAGTAAGTCAATATCATTTCAATACAAGTAAGTTAAATGACTTCTTGACTAACAAAGCACAGGATTTAGGATGTAAAGTTATAGATGATGAAATTGTTGATGTAGTTGTTGACGAAAAGGGAATTGATTACATAAAAGGCGTCAGTGAATATTACGACTATGACTTTTATATTGATTGTACAGGATTTGCTAGACTTTTAATTGGCAAGCTAGGTGGAAAATGGCAAAGTTATTCTAAATATCTCAAAATGAAAGAAGCTATTGTATTTCCTACTGAGGAAGAAGACGAAATACCTATTTGGACTGTAGCAAGAGCAATGGACAGCGGCTGGATGTTTCGAATTCCTGTATGGGGACGCAAAGGTAATGGATATATCTATGATAGCGACTTTATATCAGCAGATGAAGCTAAGATTGAAGCTGAAAAGATACTAGGACATGAAGTTTCAGTAGCAAAAAAATTAAAATTTGATCCAGGAGCAATAGACAAGCCGTGGATTAATAATGTATGTGCAATAGGATTGTCTGCTAGTTTCGTAGAGCCATTAGAAGCAAGTAGCATAGGTACTAGTATCAATCAAAGTTTCTTATTAGCTCAACGCATTGTAAATTATAATCAAGACACCATTGTGAGATACAACAAAGAAGTTGAAGCAATAATGAATAACATTAGAGATTTTATTTGTTTACATTACATAACCAATAAGACACATACAGAATTTTGGAAACATTTACAAGAAGTAGACATACCTGATAGTTTAGCAGATAATTTAAACATGTGGAAAACAAGATTACCTATAGCAGATGACTTTACAGATCATACGAAAAAAATTATATTTAACGAATACAATTACATTCTAGTTATGTACGGATTAGGTTTATTAGATACACAAGCAGTTAGAAAGCAATTCGAAAGTATTCCTATGGAGGCAAAACAGTTTGTTGAACAACAAATACAAAGTAAATTACAAAATGATAGATTAAAATCAATTCCGCATAAGATGATGTTAGATCTTATTAGGAGATTGTCGTGAGAATATTTGCGTTTGGTTGTAGTTTAACGCAATATTTTTATCCTACTTGGGCTGATATACTAATTCATCAATATAGAAATAAAGGCTACGAAGGATCCAATTGGGCAAAAAGTGGAGCAGGTAACATGTATATTAACATGCGACTATGGGAAGCTAATACTATACACAAATTTAAAAAAGATGATGTAATATTGCTTCAATGGTCAAGTATGTACAGAGAAGATAGATATCATATGGGTAGAGGTTGGTGGACCCCAGGAAACTTTAGTAGACAGACAATACAAGATGAACAAAGTTTTGTTTTAAATAATTATAGATATGAAAACACATGGGTGTGGGCAGATATTATGCACTGTACAATGCGAGACTGTGCTACAATTAGTGCTACACACAAAGCATTAGATACAATAGGATGTAAAGTCTATTCAACTTATTTTAGAGATCCTTTTGAGGGTTGGGAGGATGCTCCTAAACAATTTAATCAAACCAATCCTAAATTAGAATTAGAGGACGTTGGAGCAGTTTTAGAAACGTACAAAGAAGATATTGCTACAACCTGTCCACCAATACTTAACGCATTAAATTTTGGTGTGGAAGAAGATTTCTTTCGTACAAGACCTAAGAGTGTTCCTAGTCATAAAGAGCAACATCAGCACATGCTCACATATGAATTACATCCTTTGACACATGAAGCCGCAGATTATGTGGAAAAACATGTTGAGCCTTTGACTGACGAAACTAAAAAATTTGTAAACACCTGGAAAGATAAATTAACATCAACTGATCCTATTGTGCTAGAAGAATTACAATGGTATAATAAGGAAAAAATTGGTTGGTCAGATGATAGATGGAGACCATAATGTCAATACCAGTTATAGGATTAGATAGAGACGGAACTATCAATGAAGACATAGGGGACTATGTTACAAAGCCAGAACAGTTTAAACCTATACAAGGTAGCTTAGAAGCTGTTAAAATGCTAAGAAATAAAGGGTATGACGTTGTCATACTAACTAATCAAGCAGGCATACAAAAGGGAACAATGGATGAAGTTGATGTTGATATTGTACATAATTATATGATGACACTCTTAGGAGAAATAGGTTGTAAAAGTATTAATGGATTATATTATTCAACAACACCTTTTAAAGACGATCCTTATAGAAAACCTAACATAGGTATGTTTAAAAGAGCATCAAGTGAAATTGGAGTAGACTGGACCAACGGAGTTTATGTAGGAGATAAGATAACTGACTTGAAAGCCGCAGTAAAAGCAAAAGCAAAGCCTATATTAGTAAAAACAGGCTATGGATTAGAAACTGCTAAAAAGTTAGAAACCTTTGCTAACAAAGAATTAAAGAAAAAGACCGAAGTATACGATAATCTACTAGCTTTTGCCCATTCTTTAGTGGATATTTCCTAAAATATTAAAGCTCTACATATCAGTGTAAAACGATAAATACAGTATGGAGCAGTTAAATGAATAAACTTCTGACAAACTTTTTTACAAAAGGGCAAAATAATTCAATATTATTACCTAGTAGATCTAATTTCAGCTTTAGAGGAAGCTGGATAGCAGTTCAAAGAAACAACACTATATTAGATAAATTTCATCTAGGAGATTTTAGTAGTGCTATGTACCAAGTCGCTGTCGAATTTGATTCAAACGAAAAAGAAACAATGCAGATTTCTGTAGTAGCTAGACCGGACAGAGCAGTTGTTTCGATATTTGGTAGGGCTACAATTAACCAAGAATTAATAACTGTCACTGCGGCAGTTGATGCCAGTAGTGTATATCTATATGCTAGTCCAAAATCAAACACGTATTTAGGCAGTAAAGTAACATTTCATGCCACGTATGCTCAAGCAATACACCAGTTAACTCCGCCAGCGATTGTCGCAGATACATCGACTGAGGCGTCATCTGGAATAAATACTTTTGATGCTACAACTAGCACATTTGATAAAACTAATGTAACATTTGATAGGACGTAACAATGGCAAAATCAGTAATTAACGTAGGTACAGCCGCAAACGATGGAACAGGTGATAATCTTAGAGCAGGTGCCGCAAAGATTAATGCCAACTCTGATGAGCTGTATAACGCAATAGGTGACGGCACAACCTTAAAAGACATCATCAATTCAAATCTTGAACTTGATGTACCAAACGATAACGCAAAAATAAACAAAGTAAGTTTTCATGCGTCAACACTAAACCAAATGAATGCTATAGACACAAGCACATATCATGGTGCTTTACTTCATGTTCATGAAGGTGGTAGTGTATATGTAGCACACGCTGGAGCATGGCACAAGATGCTTTTAGATGCTAGTGCCGGAGCAATTACAAATTACACTGATCCATTGAAGTCAGTAGCATACATAGGAAATATTAATTCATTATCAGACGTTGATACAACAAGTTCAGCACCACAGACAGGAAACGTTCTTAAGTGGGACGGTGGTAAATGGGCACCAGGTACAGACGCAACAACAGGCGGAAGCGGTACTGACGCTGATACACTTGACGGCTTCGATAGTGCTTACTTTTTAAATTACAATAATCTAAATAATAAACCTACTGTTCCGACATCACTTACAGGCTTAGGTATTACAGATGGTTCAAATGGACAAGTTTTAACTACTAATGGTAGTGGTACATTTACTTTTACTACAGTCAGTAGCGGTAGCACACAGAATCTATTTGCTACATTCGGCGGAGACACAGGAACTACAACAGCAAACTCAATTACTGATACACTTACAGTAGCAGGTGGTGCTAATATTAGTACAAGTATAGTTGGTGATACACTTACTATTGCTTATACAGGTTCGCCTAACTCAGGAGAAGAAAACCAATTTGCTTTTAGTAATGTTCAATCTGATTCAGGACTAGCACAAGCTGATTCTAAAACAGACACGCTAACAATAGCAGGTGGTACGAATATTTCTACAGCAGTATCAGGAGATACAGTAACAATTAATTATTCTGGAACAAACAACTTAACAAGTTTGGCAGATACAACTATTACAAGTCCAGGATCAGGAGCTTTGTTTGCTTATAGCGGTTCTTCCTGGATAGACTTGAATCAAAAGATTGACCAAGTTGCCTATCAAGCAATTACAAGATTAAAAGTTACAGCAGACTCATTCAATGGTTATAAATTTGATCAATACGGAAATACAGAAGACCCTATCATTTTTGCGATCAACGGAACAACTATTGCGTTTGATTTAAATGACAGTTCAATGAGCAGTCATCCATTCCAAATTGAAACAAGTGGTGGTACTGCTTACAGTGAAGGACTTGTTCACGTAGCAAATAACGGAACAGAATCAACAGGATCATCTGCTCAAGGTAAAACATCAGGTACTTTATATTGGAAGATACCTTCAGCAATAAGTGGTAACTATGCTTATCAGTGTACTAGTCATGGTGCCATGAGAGGTACTATTACTGTTAAACAGATAAGTGCGATTTAAGGATAGATTATGACAACTGTTATTAATGAAAAATTCCAAGCACAAAACGGATTTGAAAGTCCAAATTTTACTGTAGATAGTACAGGAAATATTAAAGCACCAACTATTGACGTTCAATCTATTTTGCTTAACGGAACACAGTTTGTTCAATACGTAGCACCAGCTGATGATGATGACGATACTGGTACAACTGTTTCTAATAGCTTTGATAGTTTAGCTGTTACAGGTGGAGTATTCAAAGTAAATTATCAGAACAGTACAATACTTTCTGTAATTAACGGCAGAGTAACAATTAATAACAAAGGCATTTCAGGAAACATTGATAATGTTGATATAGGTTACACAACAGCAGGACAAATTAGAACTTATGGAATTGATATGACAAACGCACCAGACAGTACAGCAAGTCAAATCAATTTAAACGGAGCATCAGTAAGCGGAGATTTAAATATGAGTGACAATGTTGTGTTAGCAAAAGATCCGTCATTAACAACACACGCATCAAGAAAAGGATATGTAGACGCAACGGCAACAGCCTTAGCAGTAGCATTTGGAGCATAAAATATGGCAAAGAAAAAAATTGTAGAGTATAGATTTTACCCGGGAATAGGAATTAACGATAGTCTTTACCCTAATGCGTATGCTCTTATTACAGCTAACAAAGCCTTTATACAAAAAGAAGTAACAGCTTGGATTGCTAGGCAAGTACAACTAAACGCAACAGGATTTGTTGGTTACACATATGATGCGTCTAAGTGCGAGAGAGACACAGGTTATAATGTAGATGCTTGGGCACACGATTTAACCTATGGTGGTAATCAGGAAACAACAAGAATAGCAAACACATACTGGGAAGGTGATGTTGCCCAACTAGATGGTGATAGACAAGCTGAAATATTAGCAAAAGGATTTACAAGAGACTTAATTAACAATCATGTTATTACTAATAGTCCTCAAGGTACACCATACCAATCTACAGTAGCACAGGTTACAAATTCTAATACTGGAGAATCGGCGGCTAGCACAAGAGTTCAGCTATTAGCACAGATTGTAATAGATGTAATTACTACAGGAACAAGTGCGTTACCTACTTTCGAAAGAAAAGGATTAGGACATATAAGATTCCCAGGTAATTATGATACAAGTGACCTATTAATTGTAACAAATACAACCAAAGCTACGGTAATTTACAACTTTACTGATCCTCTTAAAGGTGGTAAAGTAACTAGAGAAGATGATGTTACACCGAGAGACTCAGGTGGATATGTTATCAAATATGATACAACTGATGCGAACAGTGATGCTGATGATGACTTTCCAAAATATTTACAAACAACAGACAGTATTGCTGTATTAGATCTTAATTTTAACACAAGTAATATGTTAGCAAATGATGAGTTACAAATATTCATCGATTCACCAGAACAAACAATTAGACCATTTGATTTTGGTACAGATGCTATTGAAAGAATCAGAGTAGCACAACCATTAAGTATGCTTGATGCTGACTTTGAATACGGCTTACAGCCTACAAAATGGTCAGCTATTGGTATGATGAGAGGCTATCCAAGTATTTACGAACTGCCTGGTACTGATACACAAGTTTTATCTGTGACTACAGATGCTTCATCAGGTACAGCAGGCATTGGTGCTAGTAGAATTACTGTAACAACCATAGGTGCTCACGGGTTTGAACCAGGTACACCGATATCAATTAAAGCATTAGAAGATGCTGTTGTTGGTGCGGCTAGAGGTGAAGGTTCATTTATAATCGATGATGTACCAACTCCTAATACATTTAGATTTTTTGCGAAATCTAAAGTTGGTACTACTAATGGACAAGTGCTTTCAACAACATATACACAACTTAGACAAGGTGCTTTTTACACTGGTGCTAGTGTAGGACAGCCACAATTTATAGTTTCTAGTAATGGTACTAATGGTACTATGACTCTTGCTTTGGCGGCACAGGTAGGCGAAAACAGATTAGCATTTACAGGAGATGTTCCAGAAATAGGTGCGCCTATTGTTAATGCGGCATTTCCAACAGGAACACAAGTTTCAGGTATAAACAGTACACCAGGTGGTACTCCTTTGTCGATGAACTTATCACAAGACATTAGTCCGGGTAATACATCATTCACAGTCAGTAGCACAACTAATATTACCCAAGGCCAAGCCGCTAATAACGGCTCAGGTGACGCGATATTTGTTAACAGTATTGTTGGTAATACAGTAAATATGAGTGGACAGTTTACAACTAGTATTGCTAGAAACACGCAAACTTATACAGCAGTAAGCGGAAGTATAACTGCGCCAGTTGGAACCAACGCACAATTTGATATTAATAGATCAGGAGTAAATTATTCAATTACAACTGTTAGTCAAGCAGGCTCAGGATACAGACAGGGTGACGTAATTAAGATTACAGGTAATAACTTAGGTGGATTTACTCCAGCAAATGATGCTGAGATTGTTGTAGCAACTGTTAATGGATCAGGCGGGGTACTGACAGCAACTATATCAGGAACAGCATTAAGCGGAAGTGTTACATATCAAGATGTAGCGTCAACTTATAATCATGGAAGTGGTACTTGGGGATCGTCAACAGTAGATATAAGTTACGAAAATGACGCTTATTCTTCAATTTCTATAGCTAGTCCGAACGATACAACAGGGTATGCTGTAAACGATGGATTAAGAATACAAGGTTCACAAGTTTTAGGTGGCGGTGGTCAAGACGGAAGTCAAAACGATAATGGTAATGACTTGGTAGTCAAGGTAGCAACCGTTGGCGCAGGTGGATCAATTTCAAGTTTCAGTATCGTAAATGATGCTGGTAGAACAGGTACAGCACCAGATAACACAATAAGTTATAGTTTTGGTGGCTCAGGTGGACAAGCGTTTACAGGTGGTTCAGGATCAAGTTTAGAATTTCAAATTAGTAAAACTGTTGGAGCTTCATCAGCATATTCTTACATGGGATCAAATGGTGGTTCTGGCTATAATACAGCAGATGTTATTGTTTGTTCTGGTGTAAATTTAGGTGGCGCAAGTCCAGCTAACGATCTATATTTAAGAGTTGTATCAGTTGATGGTAATGGCGGCATAACTGATGTAAGACTAGAAGGTTCAGATATATCTTCAATACCAGCAACATTTAATGGTGGTAACTTTCCAGGAAAGACTCTTACAAACTTTAATGGATCAGGAGCAATTTTTGACATAACCAACAATGGAACTACTTATAGTGTTGCTGTTGATACACCTGGTACTAATTATATAGATGGACAAAGTTTCACAATAGCAGGAACAGCTTTAGGTGGAGCAAGTCCAACTAATGATGCTACAGTTTCAATCACAGCTACAAACTCAACTGGCGCGGCTAGTCAAGGTATAATCCAATCAGTAAACGTTTCTGGTACAGCACCTGCTTTACCAACAGACTTTGCGGCCACAGCTGGAGCTAATCAAGCTCATGCTGGTACATTAGGAACTTTTGATGTTACTAGAACACAAGGAACCTATGGTGTAGCACTTAACGGATTCGGTAGTGGATACAAAGCTGGTAACCAAATTACAATCCTTGGTACAGATTTAGGCGGCACAAGCACAGCAAATGATGCTGTAATTGTAGTTACAGGGGTTGATGGATCAGGCGGATTAAGTTCTGCTACAATAACAGGTACAGGTGTAGGCGGTGGTACACTTAATTTAGTAGGTGGTGTAACACTAACAGACTTTACAACAACTACTGTAGCTTCTAGTTCAAGTGTAAACTTTGAAGCATTGTCAACTATTGAGGTTACATGGCCGTACGCACACGGAATTGTACCAGGTGATACTTTTATTGTCGACGTGAATTCAGATAGTGGAGCAGGCGGAAATAATCACAGCTTGGCTTCAGGATCATTTATAGCAACACAAGTACCTTCGCAGAAAAAAATTAGATATAACACAAGAGCTCCAGGTTCAATAGCAGAATTTACAGCTGGTACTTCTACAGAAGATAGAATACAAGGTAACGTATACTTACGTCCAGACAGTTTCTTTGTACATAGACCATATGATGGTGGTGTTCAGTTAGGAACAGGCGGACCACAGCACGGTGCTCAAGCAATTAGACAGAGTAAAAAATACATTAGATACCAGTCAGGTAAAGGTATTATGTATACAACTGGTGCTTTATTTGCTCCATCCTATGATGTCAGAAGCATTACAGCTTCTAGTACAGCCATAGGAGCAACATTGACAGTCGTGACAGATGATAACGATCACGGTGCTCAGGTAGGTGGTAGAATAAGACTTATTGGAGTAGAAACAAAAGGATACAACGGCGAATATGTTATCACACAAATCGTTGATGAAAGAACATTACGTTGCTTATCTACTAGAAGATTAGGGTCAACAAATGCTGTACTTGGATTCGGAGCACAGATGACAGTCGTTGGCTGGCATGGTGCTACTGTACGTTCAGGAGTATTTGATGATCAGAATGGAATTTATTGGGAGTATGACGGAACCAATGTAAGTGTCGCTCAGAGAACTTCAACAAGACAGATAGCAGGTACTGGGTCAGTTACTCCAGATAGTAACTTGATAACAGGTAACAATACAAGATTTAGAGACCAGCTTAAAGCAGGTGATAGAATTGTAGTAAAAGGAATGACGCATGTTGTATCTCATGTAAATTCACAAACAGAAATTACAGTTACTCCAGACTACAGAGGTGTAAATGTTTCAGCGGCATGTAAAATTAATTTAATAAGTGACAAAAGAGTACTACAAAATGAATGGAATAGAGACAAACTAGACGGTACAGGTGGTAGTGGATATAAAATGGATGTAAGATACATGCAGATGATTGGTATCCAATACAGTTGGTATGGTGCTGGTTTCATTGACTGGATGGTTAGAGGTGCTGATGGTAACTTTGT